TTTTAAAGCTTCTGTAATTTGTCGAGTCAAATCAGTATCTTTCAAAGCATCGGTAATTTTATCGTCTAAATTAACATCTTTCAAGAGATCTTTAAGAACTTCGGGCGTCAATTCTTTTTTTACATGTTCTTCTAGATCAGCAGTTTTTAAAGCTTCTGTAATTTGTCGAGTCAAATCAGTATCTTTCAAAGCATCGGTAATTTTATCGTCTAAATTAACATCTTTCAAGAGATCTTTAAGAACTTCGGGCGTCAATTCTTTTTTTACATGTTCTTCTAGATCAGCAGTTTTTAAAGCTTCTGTAATTTGTCGAGTCAAATCAGTATCTTTCAAAGCATCGGTAATTTTATCGTCTAAATTAACATCTTTCAAGAGATCTTTAAGAACTTCGGGCGTCAATTCTTTTTTTACATGTTCTTCTAGATCAGCAGTTTTTAAAGCTTCTGTAATTTGTCGAGTCAAATCAGTATCTTTCAAAGCATCGGTAATTTTATCGTCTAAATTAACATCTTTCAAGAGATCTTTAAGAACTTCGGGTATTAAATTTTTCTTAATTTTATCATCTAAATTTATATTTTTTATAATTTTTTCTAAATCAGCTTTTAAATTTTCTTCTATTTCAGAAACATAATTTTTAATGGTTTTTTCTAATTCTTCTTTAGAAATTCCTTCTATATTATTTAAAACATCGCCTAGCTTATTTTCTGCATCAGCTATTTCAACTAATAATTCAACTGATATACTTTCAGCTACTTTAATTAGATCTTTTAATTCTTTTTGTAATTCTGATTCAGTAACTGTAGGTAACTGTAATTTTAAATCTTTTATACGTTCCTGTATAGCTTTTGCAGATTTTTTTAACGGTGTAACGGTAGCTTTTAAGATTTCAGTTGTTTCTTTTTGTAAATCAGTAGAACCTTGATCACCTTGTTCTTCTAGTAGCACTTTTTTAAGCTCATCTATGAAATCTTTAGATTCTATTAATTTTTTTATTAAATTATCTTTAACACCTGTAATAGTTTGATTAGAAATTTCTTTAATTTCTTGTTTAATAGTTTCAGCTAATATAGCTACCTGTTTTGCTTCTGTAGATAAATCTTTTATTTCTTGCCGAACAGATTCTAATACACTCAATGATGAATTTAAAGTCTCAGTAACATTTTTCAAAATATCTTGGGCGATCTTATCAATCTTTATTTCTGTTTGTTCTGTTAATTGATTGCTTATTTCCTCAGACTTAACGTTAAGTTTTTCTAAAAATTCATCATAACCACCTCTAGCCTTCAAAGCACTTATTTCTTCTTCTATTTGTTTAAGTTTGGGACGTAAAATTTGTTGTATATAAAGTGATCCATCGGATCGAATAATTTGAAAGCTCATTTTTACTAGGATCGTAAAAATATGCGTCACCTTTTTAACCCCTAAGCTATATACGAATGAGCATAGCAAGTGAGTATATAGCTTAAGTGTTAAAGCATAAGTACCCTTTAAATCCTAAGGCTTATATGAGTAAGCGTAATAAACAAGTATAAGCCTTAGGATTTAAAGGATACTTACCCTTTAACTTCACATCATCATCAATGATGCTTCACATCATTAACAACACCTTAAGAGTTAAAGGGTTTAATGGTTAATATCTAAGTAATATACTTATTTGCTATGATTATTTCTATATATAACGGGTGTTAAAAGGTTAAAGGGTTTTTAACCCTGTGAAAATTATTTTTTTATTTTAAAAATGACGCACGATTTTCGTATCATTCCTCCTCATTATGGAATTCTCAGATTTGATCAAAGTGATGTTTTAAATAGATTAACAGAACTGGAAAACGATCGACGATATGTAACTATATTTGTTCAAAAATTTCCTGAGATTGAAAAATGTTGTAAAAATTTAAATCTTAAATTCGATGTAATTTTGAAGGAATTTAAACTCATTAAAAATCGAGTAGAAGAATTAGCTGAAACAGCCCATGAAGCTTTAGATAAATCAATAGCAGTAGAAGAAAAGATTAAAATACTTGTTGATATTAAACCCGATCATTTAAAAGATTTAGATTCTAGAGTTACCGAATTAGCCAAACGATTTACTGTTGTTAAAACAACAACAGAACAGAATAGAGAAATTTGTACAGCGGTGCAAGATCAAGTAGGTAATTTAAAAACAAATATAATTAAACCTATAGTGAAAGCTGAAGTTGACAAAGAAGCTATCGATCTCAAAGACGAACTAGATCATATTAAAACCATAATTGAAGATGATTTAGAAACTTTCAGGAGGGAAATAGAAGATAAATTGAAAAATAAACCTGGTGGAGGTATATCACCTGATTTAACCGATATAAAAACAGATTTAGAAAACTTTAAAAAAGAGATTAACGATCGTTTAAATCAACCTGGAAGTTCAACGCCTAATATAACTAAATTATTGACTGATTTTAAGAAAGAAATAAATGATAAAATAGCATTAGGAACTGATGTAACTCAATTAAAAACTCGAATTAGTGAAATAGCTGATGTAGCCGATTCAAATTTAACCAAAATTGAAAAAATAGCAGAAGAATTGAAACCTGCCACCGATGTGACTCAATTAATAGAAGATTTTAAAATAATTAAAACGACATCGGTTCAAAATAGAGAAATTTGTACAGCTGTTAAAGCTAAAACTGACCAACTAAATAAAGATTTAATGACCGCTAAAAATAATTTAAAATCTGCTGTTGAAAAAACAGAAACTACATTGCTTACAGAAATTGAAGGAGTTAAAGCTTTAATTAAAACATCAAAACTTGTTGATTCTAAAGAACTGGAAAAATTAAAAATCCGAATCAATGAAATTGCTGATGTGGCACATGAAGCTGGTAAATGCTGTGATGAAATCGATGGTTTTAAAAATAAATTAAAGACTATCGAAACTGATATAGTTAAGGTAAAAGAAGATGTTGTAATTCAAGACAAAAAACTAGATGATGTTAAAATTAAATGTGAAGCTGATATAAAAGAAGCTGTAATTCGAGATGAAAAATTACAGTCTAATATAAAGAAATTGGAAGATGAAGGAATGGCTCATAATGCTGAAATAGAAAATTTAGGAACTGCGGCCACTGTACGCGATCAAGAAATTAATGAATTAAGAGAAACCGAAACCAAACATAAAAATGATATAACAAATTTAAAAGATGATATTACAGCTCATACTATTAAATTAAATGCTGTTCAAACTAAATGTGAAACAGATATTAAACGATTGGAAGAAAACGGTAAAATTAGAGACGATGAAATAGATAAATTAACCGATGCCAAAGTCGCTTGTGAAGTAGCTGTTAAAGAATTAAAAGATTCTGTTAAAGTTCAAATCAATAAAACTAAGAAATTAACAGATGAAGCTGTAGATAGAGATACTAGAATTGAACAAAATAAGATAAAATGCGATGACGCAATTAAAACAATGACTAAAGCTGATTCTGATTTAAAATCAGCATTAGACAATTTAACTAAGCGCCATGATACAGATTTTAAAAAGGTAGAAAAAGAAGCTGTAGAAATAAAAAATAAAACCGATGCTGAATTAAAAACATTAAAAACCCGTTTGAACGATGAGGCTGGTAAAATAGAAGATTTAGAAATGGCTCAAAATACAGCCATTCAAGAACGTAAAGCTGCTTCAACTCTGATAGAACGTACTCGATCGGAACTTAATGATGCTATCAACAAACACAGATTGTTGAGTGTAACGGTTCAAGGTCATACTGATCATTTTGTTGTATTAGATAGAAATTTTAAAACGTTAGAAACATTGATGGAAACCAGACATGAAAAATTAAGAGCTGCTATTAATGCTTTAGATAAATCTCTTACTTCTAAAATAACTAAAGTTGTTGATGGAACAGACCGAGATATAAATGATTTAAAGAAATTAATCGCTGAGCAAACTAAAACGGTAACCGATTTAAAATCTGCTCAAGATAAACTTAAAGCAGATTTATATAAAAAATTAAAAGCTGATTATGATGAATTAAAAGAAGCTATTGAAATAACTTCTGGTCTTACTATAGATGCTGTAAAAGAAGCTCTAGATTGGAACGATTTAATTAATAGAGTAGAGTTTTTAGAAAATGAAGTCGATGTTAATATTAAAACCCGTTTTGTTAACTTAGAAAATAGTTTGAACGAATTACAGAGCATAGCTTCAGATGCTCATGACCTAGCTACATTGCTACAACAAGCACTTAAAAATGTGCCTGATGAAATAAAGGCAGTGAAAGAGGCAGCAACCGATTTGAAAATATCTACTCAAGAAATAGAAGGGATAGCTGGTAAAAATGAGAAAAATATTACAGATGTTAAAGAAGATATTAAAGATGTAGAATCTACTCTAAAAGGAATATCCGACAAAACAGACATTAACAAAAATGAAACTGATATTTTACATTCATTGATTGACGATTTAGATGATAAAACTGATGATATGCTTATGCGTGTTCGAACATTAGAAAATAGAATATTTTAATTGGTTTTATACCAATTATAACTTTTTAATATTTTACCCTTTAACTTCTAAAGCATTGTCGATAACATAAAACATCAACAATGTGTGAAGTAAAAGGATGAATATCCTTTAACATCTAAGCGATATACTTACTCTTTATGCTAGTTTATATAACTTAGGGATTAAAGCAGTGGTTCACCTTAAATTTAAGATAAATGGAAGTCTATAACGACTAAAAAATTTAGTCGCCACAGACTTCCATTTATTTCTTGTTTGGAGATAGAGTACTGTTTTAACCCTACGCTATATACAAATAAGCATAGTGAGCAAGTATATAACTTAGGAGTTAAAGGCTGAATATTTTCAGCTCATTGACAACACATTATTGCTATCAGTGGCACGTTTGGAGTTAACCCTTTAACTCTCAAAGCATTACAGTGATATAAAGCGTCATCAATAATATAGAGTTAAATAGTTATACATGTATCCAGTTATATCAAATAAACAATTCATCGTGTTTATTGTCTTAGGTAAACAATTTTAATTGCTTTTAATTTTAGCCCTTTAACTCCTAAAGCGTTGTCAATGATACTTTGTCGTTGACAACAGCATGGGTTAAAGGGTATTCACTCTTTAACATCTAAGCAATATATTTGCTTGTTATGCTCACTTGTGATATTGCTTAGATGTTAAAGGGTTAATATTTAAGCTTTAAATAAACATATTGAGTGAGTATATCGCTTAGGTGTTAGGTAGAATATTGCTTTAACAACTTCATGTGTCATCAATGATATGAAGCATTGTTGATAACACCTTAGGAATTAAGGGGTTAAACTTACAATTGTAACAGAGCAACATATTCTAAACCATCATAATCCTTGTGAATCAAGACAGCTGAATTATTATGTGTATTTACTTCTATCCACCGAGTTAAAGGTTTGTTTTTACTCCATAATACTACATTTACTTTAAAAGAAGGATTGATTATATATAATTTTTTTATTCCTGGATTATAACCCTCTTTAGTCCAAATATACACAACATATGAAGCCCCCTCAAAATTTTTACAATTTTGAATCAAATAAGCTTTATCTTCATAAGCAAAAAGATAAGGTTTTGTTCTATCACCAGGTAAAATTACATTATAAATCTCATATTCAACAAAATAACCTTCTGCATCGATGGGTGTAATAAAATATCGATCAGATAAATTAAAATCAACCGGTGTTAGAAAAAAATTGGGGATTGAAGAAATTGTTTTGTATTTTTCAAAAGAATTTCGATCATGAGAATATTCTAAATAAATGTAATACATCAATCTTCGAGTTGTTTCTTGATCCGGTACAACTAATTTATTATCAATCAGAAAGGGGTTATCAATAAATTTAGATTTAAAAGGAAAACCATAATCATGATCTGGAATTACAGTTAATCTATTCTTAGCAAAGGTAACAAAGTCTTTTTGAGTTAAATCTTTAGATAAATTGTAATCAAGTGCAAATAATTGTTTAACATACTCTTTTAACAACCGAGCTGTTTTTTCTGCTTTAGTAAAATCTTTTAAATGATAAATTTTTTCTGTTTTAGATTGTAAAGGTATAAAACACTCACAGCAATTGTCTAGGATTCCTTTCATTCCATTTGAATCAATAGATATAATTTTAAATCTGTTGCCTAAAACAGCTTTTATTACATTAGGACTACTTGTCTTTGGTGTTTCCTTTTCTTCGTATATAGGAACATAGTAAGGTGGTAATGGTTGAGTTTCCAAAGCAAAATCTGAAAAAATTAAAACCCGTGCCTTACCATAAAAATCTAATTTTTGTGCTATAACATCTAATTTCTTTAAAAACAATGGTGCAGTGGCTTGACCGTTGACATAAATTTTATTGAGTTCAGATATAAAATTATCTAATCGTTCCACAAATGAATCTAAAGGTGAAAAGGATGTAACGCTATTTTTAATGGGACCTTTGCGATCAATATCTGGTAAAGCTACAATTAAGTCATATTGAATGCCTCTGGGCGTTTGAGATTTATAAATCAAGACAACTTGTTTATTTTTAGGTTTAAATCGATAATGAGGACCTAAACTAGGCCAAGAAATAGGACCTTTTTGATCAAAACAATAAATATAGACATCAAATACTTCTTCTAACAATCTAAAATATCGTTCTAAATCTAATGACTCAGAAGATAAAAAATCTTTCTTCAAAACATTAAACCGTCTTTCTTCCCCTGCAGCATACAACTCCTGAGCACAAACAACAGTGTTAATTTCATCAGAAGCCCAAGATCTGCGTAAAGCAATAGCATCTTTAGGTAACAATTCATCTTTATACACCCATTTACACGCTGTTATGGCTGATTCATCGGTATATGCCCCTGAAATACGAACAAGTTTTAAATCTGTTAATGATTTAAAAAAATCTATCAATTGAGGTGGTAAAAGATCTACATAATATTCGTTACGATCATCTGTCGCTCGACTTTCTATTTTGATACGTTCAAAATATAACTGCCATTTACTATCTTTACGTTTAGATTGATCTTTGGAATAGCAACAGGGAATATAAGGGAATTTGTCTTTGTTGCTCAAGTTATTTACTCTTAAACCTGGATAAGGATGTGATTTATAAGGACACATGTAATAACGAGGTTGACTTTCACCATAAATTGGAAATTGCATAAAAGGCACATCTTCTAAATCATCAATCGAATCTACTGCTTCTGGAATATTTAAACATTGTCGACTGTAAGTAGGTATAAAAATATCAGGTGCTACATCTTTTAAAGCTATTTTTTTAATTTTAGTAAGCTTTTTTTTCAATTCAGCTTTAGCAAATGAAGGTATATATTCTCTGTAAAAACTTATAATTTTATCTTTTTCAACTTTATAGACAGATATAATCTTAGCTACTGTTTCTCTAATTTTAAGAGCCTGTTTTTGATCAACCGTCTTTACTCTAACTGTTAAAACATAATCACCTTCACATGCATCAGGATATTGATTAAAGCGTTCAACTGTTTTTTCTTGTACACTAGCTGTTTGATCGGTACCTGGAAAATGTAAATAAGCTGTTGGTTTCTTTTTATGAGATCGAATAGATTCATCAATACTGACAATTTGAGATACTAAAGGATGTGTTAAAACTAAATCGGCTAAAATGGGTACAATCATCGTTTGTTGTAATACTGCAAATACGGCTACATAACCCACATCAATGCATTCAGGTGTACTTAATGGTAATTTTAAAATTGTTAAAGCACGAGCGGTAAATTTTTCACGTGTTACATAACGTTTACCCACTGGTAAATCAAAAGTACCGTATAAAATACCATCTTTAATAGTAAAAGCTACGTCAGAATATTTTTTATATGGATCTTTAAGAGGTTTTAATTTAAGTTTTTCAGCGTTAACTTTTAATAAAACAGCATCATTTAAATATTCACGATCAAAAGGGACAAAACCTCTTAATGTTTTAACAAAACGATCTGATAAAATTAAAGGCACTGTATCGTCTGGAATCAAAACATTGAATAATTCATCACGTGTTAAATCATAATGTCCCAGTCTTAATGTATATCTTATTTTAGAAGGCTCTAGATCAGTATATGTAGCAGAAGCATAGCTTTTAAATTCAGCTTCTGCTCGAAAAGCTTCTTCTACCTCCTCTTTCAAAGCTTTTATTTCTTCCTTGTGTTTGATTATTATTTTGTCAGAATCTTTTAATGTTTGATCAACATCAATTTTTTTAAAAATACGTTCTGTTTTTAACAAAAGCTTAAAAGCTATATTATCTCTAGCAGTGTGAAAAACTATAAACAAAGCTTCACATTCACTTAAATCAGCTTCTATAGATTTAGAAATATTTTCGTCAAATTTAAAATCAGTTGCTCTGGTTAAATCTTTTAAAACATCTTTTACTATATATTCATGATCAGCGATTAAAAGATCTTTTAGAGAAGTAGGTTTTTTTGGTAACCATTCAATAAACTTAGGCAATGAATTAAAATCATAAGCTATAAATTTAAAAAAATCGTCCAAATTTATGATATAAGGTAATTCTACAACTTTACCATTGATTTTAGCCATTTTTATTACAACAAAAAACATAAAACTATTTTTCTTGTTTATGGTTTGCTTAACCCTTTAAATCTTATGGCTTATACTTGTTTGCGATACTCATCTGTATAAGCCATAAGATTTAAAGGGTTAACACTTATGCTATATACAAATAAACTTAGGTGTTAAAGGATAGATACTCTTTTATGTCTTTGCTGTTGATGAGTTGTCAACAATGCTTTGAGAGTTAGAATTAAGACAGAGTTAGTTCTAATTCATTAATCTGTAAAATTGTATCAATTTGTTCAAAATAAGCTATCAATGTGTACAGTTCATTTAAAACTTCATCAAAAATAAAAGGATTACAATATTGCAATATAATAGTAACAAATTCAAAATATTTATAAGTTTTTTTCAAATCAATGAAATAATTAGATTGTTTACTATGAATTTTAACTAATTTATATTGATTTAAAGGTTTATTTTGAGAAAGTATATTAACCAACAACCTTTTCAATGAAAAAAAACAAAGTTCTATATCCAAATCATCATTCTCTATTAATCGATTTACAGCTATTAAAACATGCTCGGTATTAACTCGTATGATATTTTTAATTACATCGGTTTGTTTTTTAACACGAGTTAACCAAATTAAGCATATTTTACAAACATCCATTATTTCACAGTTGCAAATTTTAACGATGGATTCCGGCATTGTAAATCGATTTATTGTTTAGCGGATCAACAAGAATTCAATAATGGAACATATTAAACAACTAGCTCGCAGATTTGACAAGGATGATGTTTTGTCTGATAGGCATAAATTTAATTTGTATTTAGAAATGTATTGTGAAATATGGTTGAGATCATTTGCTGTAACAGCTTTAAAAAGATTTTTAAAAACTGCTGATAAACAATACATAGATTTATTAATTTCTGAAGGTGTAGAATTAGAAAAAACAACGTTGTTCAATGATCCACAAAGTACTCATAGATTGGTTAACATTTGTGTAGAAACAGTTAAAAAATGGAAAACTCAAGGATTGGGTTTAAAACCAGTTCCTTATAAATTTTTTAAACATCCCTTAATTTATAAAGTATTGACTTCTCAAATAGAAAATATAAATGGTCATATATTAACGTCTATTTTTATAGAATTTTGTTTAAAAAATAAATGGAACCCGTATGATTATTTAATTGATATACTAAACGAAGACCCTGATTCATGCCCTGTAGGTCGATTTGTTAGAATTGTTGCAGCTTTATTACCTATGGCTGAAAAAGCTCAAAAAATTATATACGAGTATGAAAAAGCTAAATTGTTTCACTTTTTAAATTGTAGAGCAGATTCTGTTGATTTAATAGGTAGTGTAAATACTATATTAAATAATGAAAAGATGCGACCTAAAAAATATACACGTTCTTTATTAAAAGAATATACAGGTGTTGAATGGAATTATAGAAAAAATAAATGGTACTTTCGATGTTGATATAGATTTTATGTTTAATTTTTAACCCTTTAACTCTGCGCTGTTATCAACACCACAAAGCATTGTTGATGATACCTTAGGAGTTAAAGGGTTAATATCTAAATTTGCTATATTTACTTGTATATAGCTCAGGTCAATAATAAAATTAAAAATCAAAGTCTTTAAAAAGTAATTTTTTATAATATATCTTTAAATAATTTAAACATCTACATCTCATGAAATTAAGATGTGAATACTTTATTTATATCTTCTGTTTTAATTAGTTTAAATTATACTATAAAATATATTGGAAAATTTCTACACTTTATAATACGTGTAAATGAGATCCTATTATTGATTGGTTATTGACATTTATGTTTTTGTAAAAGTAAACTATAGTTTATAATTTAATTCAAGAAGAAAAAGGTTGATGTTTAAAATATCATAACGATTTCAATAGTATGTTATTAAAAATCAACAAAGAGGTCAATATATTATTTATTTCAATGTATAGAAATAAACAAATATCTATTGAAGTTAATGCCACAAGACCTTGAATTTCAACCTTTTAAAATATACAGGACGTGACAGGTTTTATAAATTATATGAAATTTTAAATGCTGGAAATTCTAATTTTTAATCGATCATTCTACTATAAGTTATTATCTGAAAAATGATATGTTTCATATTATGGTTTTATGGAATTTAAAAAATGTTTTATAATTATAAAGATAATCTTTATCAACCTTCACAGTGTTAATAATATAATAAATTCTTGTATCAAGTCAGATAATTTATAATATATAGATCAACCTTTTAAATATAGAAACAGATGATTTAAAACTAAGTTGTTTAAAAATACCATTCTTTAGTTATGGAAAGTATTTAAGTAAAATTGTTATATAGGATTAGCTATATTTTGCAATATTTAATTATTACAGCTTATATACGCAATAAATTTATCTTTAACCCTTTAACACTGCACATCATCAACAATCTTTGCATTATTGATGATGCATGAGTTAAAGGGTTAACACTTAAGTTATATATGATCATTTGTATATAGCTTAAGTGTTAGAATTAACTCTATATTATATCAATGATATTTTAGGAGTTAATTTATATAAAACATCTAAAAATTATAAAGAACTCATTAACCATATGGCATGAACTTATTGGCCTATAGTACATTTAAAAACAGATCTGTTTTTATTAACTCTATAGCACAATTTTATGGATCCATTTTTTGATCTTGTAACATATATTTTACTCTTTAACACTTAAGTGTATATACAAATATTTATAGTAAAAAATATTTATTTTTATTAACTCTTAAGACATCATCAATAACGCTTTGTGTTGTTGATAACAATATGGAATTAAAGGGTATTCACTCTTTAACACTTAAGCTATATACTTGTTTGCTGTGCTCATTCGTATATAGCTTAGGTGTTAACTCGGTCACTATCAAAGACAGTCAGCTTTGTAAATTTACATCAAGGCAACTGTTCTTGTAGTAAGCAAGTTAAAGGGTTAAGCTATATACAAACAAATGTAGTAAGTAAGTATATAGCTTAGATGTAAAAAGATTAACTATTATGAAGCAAATTTTTTAATCAAATAAACAGCTAAAGAAGCAGAAAAACAATATTCTGCTAAGTCATCCCCATCAGTTTCGGTTTTATTACATTGAAACATAAATTGTTGATAAACATGTAAATTTTTTAATTTATTTACAACTTCTTCTAAGAGTAATTCATTATCTATATCACAACCATAAGGACTTGTTTCTGAAAAATGAATACTAGATATAAAATTATTTTCCATAATAAAAATTTTCCATTTTTCAATGCAATCTAACAAATTTTTTAATTCTAATAAAATAGTTTGTTTAGAAACATTAGCATTTAAATATTTTGCTGTGACATAAAGATAATCTTTTATTTCAGTTAAATCAACGTTAAAAGTCATGATTCATTAAAAATATCCTTAATTATTAAATTAATTGTTTCAAATTTTACACTTTTTAATATTGTATTTTTGATTTTTATATTTATCTTTTATATGTTTTTGAGGCTGTTAATGTATTACTAATTATATGTAGAAGGGATTAACTCATATACAAATAAGCATGTTAAATGAGTATATAGCTTAAGTATTAACTCTATAAATCCTAAGGTTTATATAAGTGAGCATAGCAAACAAATATGAGCTTTAGAATTTAAAGGGTAAGTACCATTTAACTCAATGACGCATAAAAAATAATTCCAAATGTATTACTGACGACATGTTAGTATTATTGGTGCATAAAGAAGTTAAAGGGTAACTTTTAAGAATTAATTGTATTGATATTTATCTGTAGCTAAAGAAAAAACTATTAAAATATTTACAAGTTTTAACCCATAATTTTCATTTAATTTAATTGATTGAAGTAAATTATAATCATCCATTAAATTTCTTATTTCAGATCCATAAATTTTACATCTTAATAAATCATAAATATTTTGAAAAGTATTTTTTAATTTAATGTAAGTAATATGATCAGCCTTAGCATTTTTAAAAGCTGTTTTAAATAAAGATAAGTATTTGTTAAAATTATCTTTATTTATATCAGATTCTATTTTACTTAAACTTAAAATAGCATCGGAATTTAAATAAGAATCTGCATTTGCAGAATTTAATGTCAATTTAAATAAATTTTGCATTGATATTGAAAACTTTAATTTTTTTAATTGTTGAAACTCTATTGCTTGATCCATTTTATATTTTTACTTCTTAAATAATTGTTATAAATATTCATTTTAATCTTTTAACCCTTTAACTCCTAAGTTATATATATATAAATAAACGTGTATATAACTTAGGAGTTAAGGGGTTAATACTTAACTCATTCACTACCAAAGACAGTTGCCCAGTTAAAATAAATTGGGGTAAAATATTACCTAAAAATTCATTTGTTTACTGTTTGGTTTAATTTTAAATCACCTACATTGTTACAATTTACACAAATTCAAAATGATAGAGTATTAACTGTAATAGATTATGTAGCAGAAGATATAAAAGCATTAAGAAGGTTATTATTGTTAATTCTTATTGAAAATCCATATACATTTTCTATATCATCTGTTAAAGTAGAATTAAAATTATTATTACGAACCTTTAAATTTTTAGGTAATATTTTACCTCCTGAATTTATTTCAACCGATGATTTAATAAGTGATTTATTGAATTTAGATAAAGGTTAATCGAAGCAACTGTCTATGGTAGTAAATGAGTTAAGCTATATACTTGTTTGTTATACTCACATATATAACTTAGGTATTATAAAGTTAACCCCTAAGGCATCATTGACAACACTTCACATCATTAATGATAATCTAGAGTTAACCTAATACCTAAGCTATATATGTGAGTATAACAAACAAGTATATAGCTTAAGTGTTAAAGGGTTAAAATATAAAAAATTAGTAATTTATTCATTTGGGGACTGATTTAAAATTTTAAGACGTGATCGCTTTACACTTTCTCCATTTTTCAAGTTTAAAATACGCTGTACTAAATCAGATGATATATTTTCTTCTCTAATAAATTTATCTAATTCTACATCAAATTGTTTTTTAGATAAAGTTTTATAACTTATTTTATCTTCTTTATAAATATAAAGATCGTCTGCTACTTTGATAAGATCTTCCTCTGCTTCCGTCATAGCAGAAACAATATCGTTTAACAATAGTTTTTCTTCCTTTTTTAATATTTTTTTAGCTTCTTCATGCTCCTTAATTTTCCGTCGAACGGTTAAAAAAGCCTCCACGGATCTGCTCAACATTTTTAATAATTTTAAATTTTAATATAAAACATGTATACTCCCCGACTAGCTTCCGATGTCAGGTTTGATAAATATGCTGATTATTACCGTTCAAAGAAACGTATGAAAGATGGAAAGTTTCTTTATACAACTGTAACAGCTGAATCTAAAGATTTTCCTAAACAATTTTCTTGGGCTTTACAATATAATCCAAAAACAGATCCTCCTAATACACTTAATAAAAAATATTATATAGAAACTATGAGAAAACAATATATGTGTGGTTCGTGTTGGGCTACTTCATTAGCTCAGGTTGTTTCAGATTGTTTAATAGTAGGAGAAGCTGTAGCAGGTCGAAAACCTATGATATCAGCTACATATATTATGTCTGAAAATTTAACTCAAAAAGGTTGTTTAGGTGGAAATCCAGCAGAAGCAGCTAAGGTTATTGAACAACGAGGTACTTTTGATCAAACATGCGTAGATTATTCATGGTGTTCAGAAGATCCTCGCTGTAGACATAATTCATTGGGTCATTTCAGTGCAAGGGAAACAGCTAAAATTTTAAACTCTAAGATTCCCCCATTTGGTAAATGTTATTTTGGATCAATTCCGAAATATTTATACAAAATCAATCCTGGTAGTAGAGTTTTGAGTATGAATCACGAAGGTATGGATCATTTAGTTCAAACAAAACGAATACTTACATTTAGATCAACGGTACAAGCTCATATTTTAAAATATGGACCTGTTCTAGGAGGTTTTGTTGTATTAACTAATTTTATGAATGCTGAGCATACTAACCCTCTTAATAGTACTAGAGGTATTTATTTTGAAAATATAGCTTACAATCACAATCGCATAGACCATGCTTATACTAAAGAACATTCTTTTGCTGTTATCGGCATGCATGCAGTAGCGGTAGTTGGGTGGGGGGTAGAACGAAATATTATATATGCTGGTCGTAAATTAAATGCTGTATATTATTGGCATTGTAGAAATACATGGGGAACTGAATGGGGTTATCAAAAGGGGTATTTTAAGATAGCCGCTTATCCCATTAATAAACTTAGTCAATTTGATACTGAAGTATCTTTACCTGACGATCCTTTTGTTAAAATAGGTTCAGTATTAATGATTAAAGCTACTATACCTCCTCGATTAATTGATTCTAAAGGTATGTCTACAGTAGAATTAAATAAAATAAAATTGAGCCATCCTAAAAGATTTTATATGTTAAACGAATCCAAAACAAGTTTAGAAATTATTTTATATGTTACAATGGTTGTAATTTTTTTTATAGTAATCATTGTTTTATATCTTTCAAGATCTTAACCTTTTAACATGTAAGCTATATACTTACTTGTTATGCTAGTTTGTATATAGCTTACATGTTAAAGGGTATTTACCTTTTAACTCGTGTCATTGATGCTGTTTTAAGTGTTAAAAAGGTTAACTCTGAATGTGTTGTTGGTGATGCATTTAGAATTAAAGGATTAACACCTGAATTATATATGCAATTATTCATATATAGCTTAGGTGTTAAAGAGTTAAACCCTAAAGCTTACATAAGTGAGCGTAGCAAACAAGTGTAAGCCTTAGGGTTTAACTCTTTAACACCTAAGCTATATATAAATAAGCATATATAGGTCAGGTGTTACAAGGTTAATGCTTAAGCTATATACATGTGAGTGTATATATAGTTTAGGTGTTAAAAGGTTAATACTTAATCTATATATTTACTTATTATGTTTGTTCATGGTTTAGATATTGAAAAGTTACTTTTGAAACTAAAATTTATTTTTGCTTTAAGTTAAAGACTTGATAAAAATTTTTTAAGGAATTGTTTTATATTAGATGTTATTAATGAACCGTCACATGTTTTTAAACAAGCTATAGATACAATTCCAATACCTAAAACATCTATGTTGTATAAATTAAAAGACAAAAAATTATTAAAATTTACATTTTTCACGATAAAATAACTAACATTATTACATTTTACCGTTTTATATTCTTTAGGTAAATAATGAGCATCGATACCCGTTTCTTCCATTAATTCTCTATCAGCACAATCTTTAATAGTTTCACCTTCTTCCACACTACCCTTGGGAAATCCCCATTTATTGGAAGCTGATTTAACTACCAATGTTTTTTTATTAGAATCTATTAAAACATAGCCAGCTTTTTGATGTTTATAGTCTATAGATAACTGTTTATCTAATTCCTTTTTCATGAAAAAATCACAGCAATCACATATCATAGTAATTTTATAACAACATTGAATTTACACTATTTAACCCTTTAACCCCAAACACGTCGTCGGTGATATATTGGCATTGTTGGTATATAAAGGATATTCATCCTTTAATTTAATACATGCTATATACTTATTTGCTATGCTCACTTGTATATACCTTTTAACCTTTTAATTTAAGATATCTATAACAATGTGAAGCATTGTTGATGACAGTTTAGGAATTAACTTTTTAAATGTAAGAGTTGTACAAGTAAGTATAAGGCTTGATTTAAAAGGTAAATACCTTTTAATTCGTGTCATTGATGACGCCTTAAGAGTTAAAAAGTTAGATTTAAATCCCAAAGCTTTATACAAGTGTGCATGATGAACATTAAAAGTTAAAAAGTATTTACCTTTTAACACCTAAACTATACACTCGCATGTATATAGCTTAAGCATTAACCCTGTAACACCTGAGATATATAGCTCAGGTGTTAAAGAGTTAAAAATGAATATTTAAACTATATATGGTGGGTGTCGCAAACAAATATACAGCTTAAGTGTTAAAGGGTTAAGAAATTAAATGTTTATTTTTAAACTAAAGTATTCATTCAAAATAGCTACATAACGATTTGAATATTGACAAAAATAAATCATTTTCTGCCATCTTTGACAGGCACATTTTAAATCACATATTTCACGTATTTGGTCTATAGATAAAATATATTCGTCATACAGTTTGTACAAAATTTCATCTATAATTTCTAGTTGAGACATGAATAATTTATTTTTAAAAAATAAAACAATTAGAAGTTCAATTTTTTTTAATTCTCTAACTTTTAACATCTAAGCTATGAACAAGTGTCTATATAGCTTAAATGTTAAAGAATAAATATCTTTTACTCCACACTGTCATCAACGACGCCTTAAGAATCAAGAATTAAAAAAGTTAATTAATTAGTAGATTCAACCTCCTCCAATGTTTCAAATATTTTTTCTACATCAGGAGTAGGTTCTGTTAATTTAGTTTCTACTGTTGTAATTCGATCATTTAATTTTTCAACCGCTTTCCAGTAGTAATAACTTATAAATAATAACGCAATTGTTAATAAGATAGTTGTAATTATATGATACAGTTCCATTTTTGTTTTTTAAAGCAGATTCATCAACTTTTTTTTAATTACATTATGATTCCATACTAGTCTAAGATAATCAATTAATCTTTGATCTCGAACACGCACTATTTCATTTACAGTAATAGCCACTAAAAGAAAAAAAGTTTTACATATTGCAATTAAGTTATATTTGTCTGATAAATCTTTATACTGTATAAAAATATGATTAGCTGCTACAAATGCTCTAAAAGGTGTTCCTTTTAAATTGAATTTTTTCATTATTTCAATAGTAACTGCAGATTCTAATTTTATCTTATAATCACTTTTTTTAGGTAATTTATGGTCTAAACATACACATTTAATCAATGGATTCATACTTTAAAATTGGGAGAAATATTATTTAATAGTAATCAATTTTAACTCTTTAATACCTTTATATATAAGTGAATATAACAAACCAATATATAGCTTAACCCTTTAAACCCTAAGGCTTATACTTATTTGTTACATTCACTTATATAAGCCTTAGGGTTTAAAGGATGAGTACCTTTTAACTCCACGTTGCGATGATGCCTTAGGAATTAAATATTTTAAAAAAAACTAATAGATAATAAAATGTTATATCATTCGTTTTTATTTATTTTATGTTTCATAGTATATAACACATATCAATCAATTTTGGATGAACCCGGTGATACAGGTAATCATGGAATAGATGGTGAAAAAGGTAAAGCTGGTGAAAAGGGGTCAAAAGGTGATAAAGGTGCTAGAGGTATTAAAGGAAACAAGGGATTACCTGGTGTAAGAGGTTTCACTGGTGAATCAGGTGAACCTGGTAAAAAAGGTGATTCTGGTCAAAAAGGTTATCCAGGATCTAAAGGTGATATAGGATTGCATGGTCCTAAAGGTGAAATAGGACTTAAAGGTGACATAGGATATCAAGGATTTAAAGGCTCTGAGGGGGAATTAGGAAAACAAGGTGATCAAGGTGATAAGGGGGATAAAGGTGAAAATGGTTTAAGGGGTTACAAAGGACATAAGGGTTATTTAGGTGATACTGGTATTCCTGGTAAAAGAGGTGAAAAAGGGGAATCTGGATGGTCAGGAACCCCCGGTGAAAAGGGGGATCCTGGCACAGAAGGAACTTTTGGGGAAAAAGGGGAAAAAGGTATTTGTGATCTTAAACAATTATGTGCTTCTATTTCAACAACAGAACTTTAATATGTTTAAAGATGAAAGATATTTATATAAAGTAATATCTCACTTTAAATTTAAGATGAATGGAAATCTATGGCAACTAAATTTTTTAGTTGCCATAGATTTCATTCTTTTATTTAGGAGTAAGGTACTGCTTTAACTCCTAAGGCATTATTAATGATGATGCTTTATGTCATTGATAACAGTATAGAATTAAAGAGTTAACTCCTAAGTTATATACAAATTATATAACTTAGGAGTTAAAAAGGTAAATATCTTCTATGTGCCAATGATGCTACGTCACTGGCAACAGTGTAGAGTTAAAGGGTATTTACCCTTTAATTCCTAAAGCATCATTGATAATAATGTTGAATTAAAAGGTTTTTACCCTTTAACACCTAAGTTATATACAAGTAAGCATAGTAAACGAATATATAACTTAGGTGTTAAAAAGTAAAACCTAATTATGTTGTAAACAATGCCTTAGGAGTTAACCTTTTAACACCTAAGCTATATACGCTTAAGTATATAGCTTAGGTGTTAAAGGGAGAATATCCTCCGTACACGAGTAATACTAACACATTGTCAATGACACATTTGGGTTAAAGGTTTAACTGAATAATATAATTTATTCGATGTATTTTGTTTTAATACTTTTAATTTCATCAGTCAATATTTGATGTTTACTAATAATTGATGCCAAACATCTGTGAAAGGTTTCAATTTCTTCTATAATAGAAGTTTCTTCCAAAATATTTTTTTCAGGAATAATGATGTATTTTTCAATCAAAGATTGTACTTCTTCAGTTTTAACAGTAGACCAATAATTAACATTCAAAGGCAAATCTTTAATAAGGGGATGACCCAATCTATCAGCATAATCCTTTCTTTTGGTTTCATCTTCAAAAGCTTCATCGACTACTTTTAAATATTCTACAGCAGCATCAATAAAAGCAATAAGATCATCTTTACTAATTTCAGTTCTGGTAAATAAAGAAAGTTCATCAAATTTAAAGTTAAACTCATTTTTTTTCAAATATTCTTTAAGTTCTTTCAGAAACTTAAAGATATCGTTGGTTTTATAATGAGTTTTAAACTCATCAACTGTTTCAAAAGTAGGTTTTTCAGAATCATCGGCGGCCAAACGATCAATGACAACTGCAAATTTTTCGAGCAATGGGTTCATATTTTATATAAGATAGGAAAATGACGGAATTATGGTTATACATCATTATAGCATTGATATTATTTAGAGAAGATCCTCTTTTAGGAATTTTAAGTATTTTGTTATGGATTGCTTTAAAATTAATAACTGTTCAACGGAAACCCAAGAAAAAAAATAAAAAAAAAATATCTAAACATTACAATCAAGATATTTATCACGCGTTAGATGCTGCTCGAAATACTAGATTTTATACATTTTATTAATTAGTTAACTCTTTAACGCATAAGGCTTATATAAATAAATGTAAAGAACAAGTATAAGCCTTATGAATTAAAGCAATACTTCACTCTAAATTTAATCTTAATATCTAAGCTACATGAATGAGCATGTATATAGCTTAAGTATTAAAGGGTATTTACCCTTCAACTCCATACTATTGTTAATGACATCTTAGAAGTTAAAGGGTTAAAATGAATAAGTCTATAGCAACATAAACTTATATTCATTTCTTGTTTAGGGTTAGAATATTGCATTAACCCTTTAACACATAAGCCATATACAAACAAGTGTATATATAGCTTAAGTATTAAAAGGTGTTTACCCTTTAACTTCACATCATTGATGATACTTTGTGTTAATGACACCTTAGAAGTTAAAGGGTTAAGGCTTATACAAGTGAACATAGCAAACATTTAAAGGGTTAACTTCATGGTGTTATTGATGATGCTTTATATCATCAATGATGTTTTAGGAGTTATATGTAAAAAATTTATTTAAAAATCCCCCCTGTCTCCAAGAAAGTTAAAAATTCAGAAATTTTACACTCTGATTGCATAGAAGAAACAATCTCTACCACAGCAATTAATTTTTTTATACCAATCTCAAATTCTTTGTTTTGTACAGCTTCTAGTACCACAGCACGATCCCATGCATCAAAAACATTTAAAAGTTTTAAAACATCCATCAATTGTTTATTTGTAGATACACATGGAATACGTACAACAGCATCAAATACAGTAGTTAATCCTGTTTGATCTAAAAAATCTTTATGTTCACATGTTACTATAATTAATAGTTTATGAGAAGAACTTTTTAATAAAACAAATAAAGTTTGTAATATCGAATTAGAAAACCTAGGTCCGATGGGTACATAATCTAACCATCGTTCTAAATCATCTAAAACAATACACGCAGAATCAAATTTAAGGGCATCTGAAAATATTTTTGTAAGAGCCATTCTTTTATCAGTTTCAGAATAACCTACTGTTTTATCAGAGGAACAAATTTTAATATAAGAAAATTGTGATTCTTGAGCCGTAGTAATTGCTAACGCTGTTTTACCACAACCAGCTTTACCTTCTAACAATAAAGTGGTAGAAGAAGATTTTTCTTGAGTTCTGGTAATTAAAGATCGACCTAAATTTAAGATACGATTAATTTCTTCAGTCCATATTACTACACCATAAGGTAATTCATAATCATCTGATTGAAAAACAGGTTTAACGTCTACGTTTAAGGATTTTTCAAAATCACTTTTCATAACTTTTAATTCTTTGACAGAAGATACGGTTGATCCATTTTCTACTTTAACACATCGACTTAATGCGGTTGATTGAGCGGCTCTTACTAATCCCTCTAATTCAGCACCACTATAATTTTTAGTTTCGGCAGCTATTTTATTTAAATCTACATCGGGAGATAATATATCACAGGATTTCATTTTAGCCACATGAACTTTTAAAATTTGAAGGCGTCCTTCTTTGTCGGGTAATCCTATTTCTATTTTCAATTCTAATCGACCAGGTCGTAATAAAGCATCATCAATTAAATCAGGTCGGTTGGTCATACCTACAATTAAAATATTATTTAAGGATTCTACACCATCTATTTTAGAAAGCAACTGATTAACCACTGCATCATGAATAATATTATCACCACGTTTTTTGCAAAGAGCATCTATCTCATCAAAAACAATAACATGTAATTTACTAGCTAAACCTGCTTTCTTTTGTTCTTCTTCAGCCTCCTGAAACAACTTTCTAACATTAGCTTCTGACTCACCTACATATTTGTTCAATAATTCAGGACCATTAACAATTTTAACGGGTCGCGATTTAAAAGCTTGAGCAATGCATCGAGCCATTAATGTTTTACCGCAACCAGGAGGTCCATGTAATAAAATTCCTTTTATATGTTTACAGCCTAATTTTTTTATTATTTCGATAGGAACTGATCTAGAAGCAAATGCTCGTCTGAAAATAAGAGAAAATTCTCGATCTAGTCCACCTACTCCCATTTCTTCAAAATTCCAATTTAATTGAACATTTGGTATTTGATTGGATAAAACAACTGTTTCACTTTTTAACATAATTACAGTTGTTTCAGTTATTAATCCTACTGATATTTGAGGTTTTGATGAAATTAACTTTATTTTAAATTTTTTATTATTGTAATGAAATCCTACTGTTTGAGTAATATTTAATGGTTGATCTTTAAATTTACATTTAAATTCGTTACTTAATATTTCAACATTGTATAAATTTGAATCAGCTTTAATTTTATTTAAAAAATCTATTTCCAATGTTAATTCGTCAAATTTATATTCCATACATTTTTCTATTACTTCTACCGTTTCTCCTATAGGCAGATTTAGCCATTTTCTTTGAAAAGAATTAAATCCTATTACATCTTCTTCAAATGGATAATGTTTAACAGCAAATATACCTTTATCAACACAAATGCTGACATAATCACCAACCGGCCATCGATCACGATTTAAAGATACATAATTAGTGAAAGACCATTCGTCTGAGGGACACCGCATTGTTTTTAAAAATTTCATTGGTTTTATTAAAATGATTTTTAAAGTTAAAGGCTTAATTTTTATATCTTTTATTTTACAACCTTTTTTAATCTCTTAACTCCTAAAGTGTCATTAATAACACTTTGTGTCATCAATGATAATGTTGAGTTAAAGGTATTCATCATTTTAAATTCACTCAATACGCTTGTTTATAGCTTAGATGTTAATCCTTTAAATCCTAAGGCTATACTTGTTTGCTATACTTACTTATATAGCCTTAGGATTTAAAGGGTTAACACCTAAGCTATATATTTACTCACGATCATTCATATATAGCTTAGATGTTAAAAGGGTTAAAACATTATAGTTAAATATGTAATAAATATTTTGATATTTATAATAGCTGTAAAAATGATTAACAGTTTTATATCTTTATAAATTAAAGCATCTTGAAATGAATAATTCAATACGTTTCATTAACAATATATTAAATACAATTAACTCAGTTTTTTTAGCTTTTATGGTATTAATATGGGATGATTGTAATTGTAATATATATATAGAATTAATACTTTTATCATTAGTTTTTACTGTACTAACACAAGCTGTTAATGATGCTATTCGTGGTAAACGATTAAATGGTCCAGTAGTTGTGTTACCTATAGCTTATATACTTTATGGGTATATTATATATCAAACAGTAATAAATAATTATTTAGATCTATTATATAATTATATTAATTTTAGGCCACTGTTTGTTCAGCTTTTAATTAAAAACTGTTTCACAGATTTTAATGAATATAAACAGATGACAAAAAATTATGTGATGGGATATTTAAAAACATATAGTGTTTTTTTAGTTACTGAATTATTTTTTATTCAGAAATTAAATCTTATTTAGTTTTTAACCCTTAAAAGCTATATATTCTCTTAAATAAGAGAATATATAATTTATAAATTAATCCTTTAATACCTAAGCTATATATGAATGAGTGAATATGTAGCTTAGGTATAAGGTAAATACCCTTTAACCCCTTTAAGCGATGACACCACTAATGTGTCATTAATGATGTGTTCAATGTTAAAGGGTTAACACCCAAGCTATATACAAACAAGTACAGCAAGTGAGTATATAGCTTAGGTATTTATTAACTTTTAAAATTAAAAAATTGCTAATAGCTTAATACCATTTTAGTTTATATTCAGTCTTTAAAGGGTTAACTCTACATTGTTGATGATGTAAAATGCCATCAACAACACCTTAGGAATTAAAAAGTATTTACTCTTTAACACCTAAGCTATACACACAAATAAATGTAGCAAGTGAGTATGTAGCTTAGGTGTTAAAGGGAAAATACTTTATGTGTTTCCAATACTAACACATCATTAATGACGTGTTTAAAATTAAAAAGATTAAAATAAATGTATTAAATCTTGAAATTAGACCAAATATTTTATTTATATTATTTGAAAATAAAATCAAGACTTAATACATTAACTTTTCAACATTTAACATTTAAGCTATATATAAGTAAGTGTATCAAACAAGTATATAACTTAAAAGCAATACTCCACCCTAAATTTACAACGAATAAAGTTCATAATGACTATAGACTTTATTCATTGTAAATTTGGAGTAAAAGTATTGCTTTAATCCTTTAACATCTAAACTATATAATGAACAAGCATAGCAAACAAGTATATGCTTAAATATTAAAAGATGAATACCCTTTAATTCTACGACATCATCAATGATACTATGTGTTATTAACGATGCCTTAGGAGTTAAAGTGTTTACCCCTAAGGTGTTATTGATGACAGTATGGGGTTAACCCATTAAATCCAAGGCTCATACTTGTTTGCTATGCTCACATGTATGAGCCTTAAGATTTAATGAGTAAGTACCCTTTAACTTTATGTCATTAATGACGCTTTGTATCATCAATGACACCTTAGGTGTTAAAGGATTAAAAGGTATTTACTCTTTAACACTAGGCCATACACTCTATGCTCATTTGTATATATCAAGTGTTGAAGAGTTAGCTTTTCAACTATAAAAGGATTATTAATAATGTTTAGCATCATCAATATACAGCCTTATGAGTTAACACTAACCCTTCAACACTTAACATACAAACAAATGTAAAGAGTGAGTATATGGCTTAAAAGAGATTAAAATTAATAACAAAAAAATTGTTAACCATAATGTTTAGGTATATCATATTCAGGAGATCTACATTTAGATCCCCTTATTTTCATAGAAGGTGAGCTAGATTTTTTAGATTTCACATATGTTTTAGATGGGGATTTAGATCTACGAGGAGATTTAGATCGTTTAGATGGGGATTTAGATCTACGAGGAGATTTAGATCGTTTAGATGGGGATTTAGATCTACGAGGAGATTTAGATCGTTTAGATGGGGATTTAGATCTACGAGGAGATTTAGATCTATGAGGAGATTTAGATCGACGTTTAGATTTTTTTCCTGGTGAAGGTGACTTTGATTTACGACCTGGTTTTTTTGGTACTGGACAATATGCCGTCAAATAATCGGCTCTTTCCGGTAATTTGTAATAATCCAACGCTTGTTTACTAGGTTTCACCATAAACAATTTTTGTATTTCAGTAGCATTAACGTCGCACATATCCGACTCTTTTTAATATAGAAAAACGAAAATATAACTTTAAGACATTGACTTAAAATAATAATGTTAATTTTTGTTTTTCAATGGTGTAATGATTTGACTCAAGAGATCAGAGGTTATGGTAAATCCAAAGAAGGAAAATCTGTTTGCTTGGTCATCAAAGGATTTAAACCTTATGCCTATGTAGACTATTCAATCAATGTTAAATCTATGATTAAATCAGATGATGTTTTTATAGAATATGTAGAAAAATCACATTTATACTCTGTTTGCACTGATAAAAGATTTTGGAAATTAACTTTTAAAGATGGATTTGCTAAAAAAAGAACAATAGCTTTATTAACTGCTTGCAATGTAGTTATTCATGAAGATAAAGCAGATGCTGTATTACAGATGAGAGCTATTCGCAAATTACCAGCTGTAGGTTGGATAGAAGCTACAATTTTTTCTACTTCACAATACATTACTTCCTGTCAAATAGAAATATCTGTTAAATATGATCGACTGTTACCCTATAAATGCGATGAAATTCCCAAAATACGTATATTAGCTTTAGACATAGAAACAGCCTCCGAAGATGAACAATTTCCTAAAGATCGTCCAGGAGACGAGATATTTCAAATTTCATTGATTTTTGAGGAGCGTAAAATACTGCTATCATTACCTGGTAAAGATTACGATAAAATTAACCCTGATATAAAAGTTTTACAATATAACACTGAAAAAAACCTATTAGAAGGTTTAATTAAAGTTATAACAAATTTAAACCCGGATGCTTTAGTGGGCTATAATATTTTAAAGTTTGATATAGATTATATTTTGAAACGTTGTCGTCGATGGTTAGTAGTAGAAAGTTTTAAATCCATCAGCAAATATTACAAACCAGCCAGAGAAAAAACTATTTCATGGAGCTCTGCTGCCTTTAAATGTCAAGAATATGTTTTTGTTGATTGGGAAGGTATTATTGTATTAGATTTGTTACCCATTGTTGAACGCGATTACAAATTAGATAATTATAAACTAGAAACGGTTGCTAATCATTTCTTAAATTCGGGTAAAGATCCTATTACTTTTAAAGATATCTTTAAAGCTCATAATACAGGTTATATGGCTGAAGTAGGTAATTACTGTATCAAAGATGCCGATTTATGTTTAAAATTGACTGATATTTTAAATTTATGGATCGGTTTAACTGAATTGGCTAAAATATGTAACGTGGACATTATGTCATTATACGCTCGAGGTCAACAAATTAGAGTATATTCTCAATTATATGCTTATTGTTCTCAAAATAATATAGTAGTAGGCAGACTTAAAGCTGGAGATGAACAATATGTAGGTGCCTATGTAGTAGATCCTGTACCAGGATTATATGAAAATGTAGTACCATTAGATTTTTCTAGTCTATACCCCAGCATCATCATTGCTAAAAATATTTGCTATTCCACCTTTTCTCTTAGACCCACTGAATATACTGAAGCATTTGAATGGGAAGATCATGTTAATTGTATTCATGATCCTAAAATAGCTAAAATAGAAGAATATACAAAAAGTATCGATGAATTAACTGCTTTAATTAAAACCAAAAAATCTATTAAAAATCAAGAAGATCAACTTTTAATCTTTCGCTGTGAAGATAGGGTAAAAAGTTTGAGAACTAAAAGAGCTGATTTAAAGAAAAGTAAAGGTAAAATTATTTGTGCCAAACGTAATTATCACTTTATTAAATCTATTCATAAAAAAGGTGTAGTACCAGCTATTGTAGCTGATTTATTAGAGTACAGGAAACGAGTCAAAGTACAAATAGCTGAAACAACCGATTCAACTCTTAAAATTGTATTAGACAAGCGTCAATTAGCATGTAAAATATCAGCCAATAGTATTTATGGATCCATGGGTGTTTCCAAAGGCTATTTACCTTTTATGCCTGGTGCTATGTGTATCACACGTGTAGGAAGATTATCTATTGAAAAAGCAGCTGCTGTTATTGAGTCAAAATATGGAGGTGCTCTAGTATATGGCGATACAGATTCCAATTACGTCCAATTTAAAGATGTACCTGATTTAACAGCGTTATGGAATAAAGCAGAAGAAGTAGCTGATAATGTTTCTAAAGAATTTCCTATGCCTATGAAATTAGAGTTTGAAAATGTGGTATACGTTAAATTTTTAATTCTTTCAAAGAAACGATATATGTATGTTTCATGTAATAAATCTGGGTGTGTAGATTCTAAATTGAGTAGTAAAGGTGTTTTATTGGCGCGTCGAGATAATGCTGGTTGTTTAAAAAACATTTATAACAATTCAGTATTAGCCATCATGCATAAAAAAAACATATTTGAAACTATTTTAAATATTGTTTCAGATGTGATAAGAGGTGTTTTACCAATAGAAGATTTTGTGATCACAAAATCTATTAATGATTGGCAAGATAAGGAAGAAGACGATGAATATTTAGGAGCTTATAAAATAAGAGATGTAAAATCTTTAAAGATTGATGATCCAGTAGAAAAACGTGCGTTAAAAATTGCTCAATGTCCAGGACAAGTTAAAGTAGCAGAAAAAATGAGGTTAAGGGGAATTCCTGTCGAAAATGGTACACGTATTGAATATGTAATATTAAAAGGCAAAGGTTTATTAGGTGATAAAATGGAATATTTTGACTACTACAAAAAACGATCTCGTTATCTAAAATTAGATCATTTATATTATTTAAAAAATATGATTAATCCTTTAGATCAGTTATTGGAAGTATCTTTAAACGTGAAAAATTTTATGAAATCTGTCTATGATGATCGAAAAAAATATGATGCTGTTTTAAATCAAATAAATACTCTAAAAATACGGTTAAACGGTAATTCACAGCGTTAAAAATATTTTACGTATTAACTCTTTAACCCTTTAAATCTTAAGGCTTATACTTGTTTGCTATACTTACTTGTATAAGTTAAAATTTAAAGAGTTAACACCTAAACAATATATTCATTCATTACACTTGTTCACACTGTAGGTATTAAAGGGTTAACCCTTAAGATGTTGTTGATGACACAAAGTATTAACAATAGCACAGTGTTAAAGTAATATCTAAACTATATATTTATTCATTTATGGCTTAACCCTTTAATTCCTAAAGTATCATCAATGACACAAAGCATCATCGATGACACATGGAGTTAAAGGGTATTTATCTTTTAACACCTAAGCTATATAAAGTGTAGCAAGCAAATATATAGCTTAGGTGTTAAATATTGAAAAGTTAAATTATAAACTATAAAACATAAAATTTTAAACCATATAAAAGATTCAATGAGTAAAATTGTTTATATTTTATTAATAATGTATTCTATATCAATAATTTATATCGAAGCTATAAAATTAACTAATTTAAATCCTTTCAACTGGCAAGTAAATTTATCCGTTGCTGAAAACTGTTCAGTTATTTACAAAACATCCGAAGGTGAATCAACAAATCCCATTGTTTCATTATATAATGATGATAAACAGATAGAAATAAAAAAAATATGTGTAAACAAAAATGAATCAATTTTTATCGATGTACCACATACCCCTCAAATAGTAGAAAGTGTAGGATGTTTTATATTATCTGGTAACAATGGTTATTGTATTTGGTCCGTGGTTAAAGATGTTAAAAATTTAACATTTTCATATGCTTTTGATACAAATTTAACACTAATCCCATGTTTAACTTATTTTAACGAATTCGAGTGTCAGTTAAAAGCTTTTACGTCTCAATATATTTATATATTATTCAGTGGTACTTTATATGGCAAAACTGCTTTTACTGTCTTTAAAACAGTATTTAAAGCTAGACTTCCTCCTATCGAGTGGACAATAATTAAAAATGCTACATCTTTTAATTTAAGATGGACACCCCCTGCTTTAAAAAGTTTAAATGAGTGGGTATTTATTATACAATATAGTGAATGTGGTCGAACTAAAACTGAAATTGTTCAGGGAAAAACATCCTTTATAATAGATAGAATTTCCTGTTGCCATTATTGTTTATCAATTATGGCAGAAACAGCTGTTGATGATCGAACATCTTGGAGTAATGAAAAATGTTTTAATCCTAACATAAATGTCTTAACTGTAATAGGATTTTTAGTAGCGGTTTTAATTTTAGTGATATCGATTGTATTAATATATTTCTTGATGCGGAAAAATAAAAATCTTAATAAAAATAATAAAAACCCATATGAAGATGAAAGTGAATTTTAATCTTTTAACTCTTTAACACCTAAGCTATATATGAACAAGTATAACAAATAAGTATATAGCTTAGGTGTTAGGATTAAAATCTAAGCCATATACAAACGTAGTAAGTAAGTATATGGTTTAGGTATTTGTTTGCGGAATTAAGTTTCAAGGTCGTTTTATAAACAAACAAGCCGATCTTGACCTTGTATGACCTCTAAGTTTTAAGGTTATTTATAAATATAACGATTTTGAAACTTATTCTCTGGGTCATTCCTATTATATAATAATAGAATTAATCTTTTTAATCCTTTAAAAAGATTAATTCTATTATTATATAATAGAATTAACCTTGTAATCCTTTAACTCTTAAGGCATCATCAATGATGTGAAGCATCATCAATGATGCATGAAATTAAAGGATATTTACCCTTTAACATTTAAGCTATATACTCATTCACTGTACTTATTTGTATATAGTTTAAGTATTAAAGAATTAAAGAATTGAGCTGTATACTTATTCATATATAGCTTAAATGTTAAAAAGTTAGTTATAAGGTTGATACACTTAATTTAAAAAAGTATTGTTTAAAGATTATATGTTCGTTCGAAGGTAAAAAAAAGATGAACGTTTGTGATGAATTTGAGATGAATCCCGATTACAATCCTGAAACCAAGAAAAAAATCAAAAAAAATGGTGTGGTTTATAAGCGATTGGTCAAAAAATGTAAGGAAGTTAAAGATAGACGGCCTATGGAATATATTTATAAAATTCAACGTTTACATAAACGATTTATACCCGATTTTACAAATACATTATACAATAGATTGGCTCATGTTGATGAAAATTTAAGTTTTGTTGAACGGCGATCTAGTAGACGTGAATTAGCATACGGTATTAAACAATCTATTCCAGTTGAAACATTGTTGAAAGAAGCTTTAGATCGTGGTTATATTAATAATGTTTTATATCATAAAAATGTAAAAATCGTTAAAAAATGCGAGCAATATGAATTTAAGGGTATATGTAAATCATTCTATAAAGAAATGGCAGATGGCCCTTTTTTACCCGATATCGATCAGGAAGATTTGACTGAAGAATTATTAGCTAATATGATACAGCAATTACTATTGTGTTTAGCTGTTTTACAAGGTCGTTATGGTATTGTACATTTCAATATCAATGACAATTCTATTGCTTATCGAAAGGTAGAAGCTAAAGGATCCTTTCGATATATTATACGCAATCGAGAATTTTATGTACCTAATTTAGGATATATATTTTTTCTAGATAATTTTGATGATTGTTATGTATATAACCCTAAATATACAGATCAAACTTTTTACGGTACTCGAAATGCTAAAATAGTAATTGATAACACTCAAGATGCTTTATGGGGAGATGATACAGGCGATAATTCTCTTAGAATACGATTTAAAACTAAGTATACTCCTATATTTAACAATTGGGCCAGAATAGTAGGGTTGACTTTAAATAAAACCTCTGATAATAAATTTTGTCATTTAGATGTTAAACCAGAAATATCGGTTGATTTAACTGATATGTGTAAATTTCCTGTATGGGAAAATTTGCTAGATATCGCCGCGGTTTTAAAAACAGCAGTTGAATATATTAGCTATAACGATGAAGATGATGAACCTTTGTGGTATAAAAAAACATATCAAATTATAGATTATAAAGGTCATTACACTGATTTAGGTGATATATACGATGAAATGTTATTTCCAGATGTTTTAGTAGCTAACATGTTTCCTGAATTAAGATTTAAAACCGAATTTGTAGATACTTATAAATGGCCATAATATCATCAGATATTCAATATTGAAGCTTAACTTTTAATACCTAAATCATATATAAACATAAATAAATATATATTTTAGGTGTTCACCTTTTAACACCCAAGCTATGAACAAGTGCAGCGAATGAGTATATAGCTTGGATGTTAAAAGATGAATACCCTTTAACTCCTCTACATGCTGACAACACATTAGTGTCACTGGTAACATATTTGGAATTTGGAGAGTTAAATCCTAAAGAGTTGTCGATGATGCTTTGCATAATCAATGACAATGTGATGTTAAAAGGTTAAATCTTAAAGTTTATATTCTTTCCACTATGCTCACTTGTATAAGCTTTAGGATTTAAGCCTTTAACTCCAAACATCATCAATAACATGAAGTATTGTTGATAATGCCTTAAAAGTTAAAGGGTATTTACCCTTTAATACCTAAGCTATATACAAACAAGTGTAGCAAGTGAGTATATAGCTTAGGTAAAGGGTTAAAAATCAAAAACATAAAAATTTCTCATCGATAAAAAATCTTAATTTTAAAATGTTTACCGCCGTTATTCCTCAAGCCACTAAATTTAAAAATTTAATGGAATTATTGTTTAATAATTTAGATGCTGTCATTTTAAAAATCGATCCAACGGGAATACATGTTAATGAAAGTATAGGCTGTATTGATATATATGTTAAATTACCTTATAATTGTTTTTCTGAGTATATTTTTTCAGAATCCAAAGCTATTTATTTAGGATTAGGTACAAATGTAGCTTATGATTTTAAAAATATTAAAAATAAGTCTAAAATTAAATTTTCAGTCATGCAATTACCTACAGAAATAGAACCGCTCGTTTTAAAAATCGAGACTTTTCCTATTGAGGGTGAATTAAGATCTTCTATTGTATTAACGGTAGAGTCAGTAGAAGATCATGATCAAAATTGTGATATTGTCATAAACGATGATTTAGATGATATAAAAATATTAGCTAAGGATTTTGCAGCTGTTTGCAAAGCTTTTAAATCGGGATCTGTATCTGTTAGTAAAATAGACGGTTGTTTAAGCATGTCTGCTGGTATTGATGGATTAAAAACAAAAGAATTTGTATTTGGTCAAGAAACAAATATTGGAGATGGTGTTGTTCATTTTACACTAGCGGTTAATAAAATGTTAAAACTTGCTAAATTAGCCTCCTTCGCTGATAAATATATTTCTGTAGCTGTAAAATCTGATTTTTTAATTTTTAAAGCCGTTAATGAATTAGGGGTTGTTATGATAAGATGTAATTCCAAGTGTTAACCCTTTAACCCTTTAAACCCTCCATATATCATCAACAATATGTTAGCATCAGAGATGTATAGAGGGGTTAAAGAGTTAACATCTAAACTATATACTCACTCGCTACGCTTGTTCGTATATAGTTTAAGTGTTAAATGCTACAGAATTAAATGTTATATTATTTAATCTTATAAAGTAGTGAAGGGAATCCAGTACCAATAAAAGATCTTTTACCTGCTACTACACAAGCACTAACACCATCTAATTTATCTATTTCTCCATTTACAGCTGAATTAATTAAAATATCTAAACTTTCTTCAAAAGCCGCTCTACTTAGAGGTCCTACTTTATGTGTCCTCATTGTATATCGATCTATTGGCATAGGTTTACCTTTGTAAGTCATTTGATCCACTAATAATTCTACATGTTCAGGATAAATATCATCTCCTACACAATTTTTAATCATTTCTCTTAATCTTTTGCGTACACTTGCTAATCCTAATGTTCTATAAACATCCCATACATCATCACAAACAGAACCAGAAGCATCAACAGCTGGATGAGCTAATAGTTTTTGTAAATTACTACCTCGAGTAACGGCCACATAACGTAGGGGATTACTGTTGGAAATAGGACGTAAATCATAATCTACCACACCGGGTGTCGGACCTATTTTTAATTTTAATACATCTTTAATAATTTTATCTAAACAACATTTATTTTTCCAACCTAATCTAACAAAATTAAAACCTGTTTCTACTTTAAAATAAGGCTTCTCAAATTTTTGAGTTAGAGTCTGAGCTACATCATTTGGAGAAATTCTACGTTTAAAACAAATATTTGAATCTAGCTTAATTTCTAAGTGAGTACTGTTTTTTAAAATTATAGTTTTAAATGCACCAGGCTCTAAACAATCACTTAAAGGTACACATATTAAAGAACATCCTAAAAAATCACGGATATCAGAAGGATCAGATGGTACATTTTTTAATTTTAAATGACAACTACGTTTTTTAGGTTTTTGAGTTAAACTTAAAATTTCCCCAAATTGTCTATGACCAGCTTCTGATAAAGCACCTGCTTTATGAAAAGTATTTAAAGTTTGTTGAGTTTGTTTGGCACCAATCGCTTGAGCGCATACAATGCCTACTGCTTCTCCTGGAGGCATAATAGCATTAATATACATGTTTCTTATTGTTTTACGCCATATTTCAGTAGCTTCTTGAGGTATTAGCGTTGCTCCTTTTTTTAAATTGTTTAAATGAAATCCTATAGTTCTATCCTTCAAAGGAGTAGGTAAAAATTGGAAAAAAGATAAATCTAATACATTGCTTATATTCGGAATGATTTTAGGTCCTTTGTACATACGATTTAATTTAAAAGCTAATCTTTCAAAACACAAAGGTATGCCAGGAGTAAAACAACGAGCCGGATTCAAACCATGACCTCCATATATAAATTGAACTGTTTGACCAGCAGCATCCCTGACAGAGTAATCATATTTAACAACAATGTTTTCATTAAGTTTTACCATTCTACGTTCAGCATATCCTGTAACACCTGTGGTTTGAGAAGTATTAATCATACCTTCTCTTCCAGATTTAGCATGGAAAAAGCATTCTTTAGGATTTAAACCATTGATAAAGCACGATGATACAAAACCTCGACTTTCATATTTCTGTTTACGATTAATAATAATTCTAGGGTAGCCGGCTAACGGTAATCTATTTTCATCCGTTTCATAACCAGGTCTACACCCATCTACATATTGCTGACCTAATAAACCACCTATTTGAGTCAAATTAAATCGGTCTCCTTTACTACCAGCTTGAGCCATAATTAATAAAGCATTGTTTTTAGATGGTTTTAAATTTTTAACTGCTTTGTCTTTGATCGAATTTAAAATCATTTCAACAGCTGTTTCTTTATAATAACCAGGAGCCTCGTTATATGCTTTGTCGGCTTTAATATAATAACGATCGATACTATTGGTTATATCACGTTTTAAATCAACACAATCTTTTGGTCCCACAGAAAAGGGTCGATATAATAGCCATCTATTAGTTACACTTTGAATACCTTCTATAAATTTGACAGCAATTTGTTCGGGGTATTCTAAAGCTAAGTAGCGTATTAAAATCTTTAATTTACTTCCTGTTAAATAACCTTTTCTTATTTTACCATCTAAAATTTTTAGATCGGGTGAATTAAACGAAAAATCTCTAGGTAAAATTGAGGCAATTAAATCCAAAGCATTTCCTATTTTTGAAGGATAAAAATCTAAAACCTGAGCACAATCAAAATATTCCCCCCTACTCATATCAGGATGAAGAGTCATTAAATATGCTCCTAATACAGCATCCTGTACTGGAAATATTTCAGCTTGAGGACTTTTGTTTGAAATAATTAATTGTGATGGGTTCATTAAATCTTGTGTTTCCCAGCGAGCTTCTTCACCTTGAGGTAAATATAAATTACCTTCATCACCATCAAAATCCATATTAAATCCATGTGTTACAGCTAAATTAACTCTAATAGTTTTACCTGGTTTTTTAATAATTTTCATACCTAACATTGAATTTCTATGTAACGTAGGTTGCCTATTTAAAATCACTACATCACCATTTTCTAAAAATCGTTCGATCGTATCACCCGGTTCTATTTTGGGTAATGGTTTTATCAAACGATCTTGACCAAAAGATTCTTCAGCTTCTGTATTACAATCAGTTACCTTTTTACCATGAGGTAGAGAATCTCCATGTAATAAAACATAATGTCTTCTGTTTTCAGGTACGCAATATTTAGATCCATCTGCTTTAATAACAGTGGCTATTTTATACTTATTTAATAGTTTTAAATTAAAAGAAGTTACTCGCACAGGCACAGTTAAATTATTAGCAATTTCATATGGTATTGCTACTTCATCCAGCTTTAAAGTAGAATCAGGACCTACCACTGATCTAGCTGTTTGATTACGACGCTTACCCATCATATTTTGCCTAAGAATACCTGTTTTTTTGGATAAACGCTCTTTAATACCTGTCATAGGTTTATGATTTGTATTATGAGTCGCTTTGCCTTTAGTATTGTCGGTATAACATAGAATTTTCAATCTCAATTGGTCGATTAATTTAGGACATCTTTCTATTTTTAATTTTTCATTGATTTTAACAATCTGAGATAAAAATACACTAAGATCATCATCCGCTAAAGGAGTTTGAGGTCTACAACAGGGTGGTAAAACTGGGAATTTAGTTAAAATTAAATTTTTAGGATGAATATGTTCTGGTGCTTTAATTTTTTCAAACATTTCTTTTAAATCTTCCGGTTCTAAAATATATTTACTTCCATCTTTTTTTTTAATTTGTATCTGAGGTAATCCTATATCATTTTCCACAATTTTAATACATAAAACATTTGAATGGCTATCGATGCATTCTTTTAATTTTTTCCCACATATCCAACAATATTTTTTCAATACAGCGACAGCTTCTTTATAAAAAATTAAAACGGGTACTTCTAAATTGATATGTCCAAAATGTCCAGGGCATGTATAATGATCTTGACTACATGTTAAACATAAACCATTTACACCTCCTAAGTATGGATCATATACAGATCCTCGTTCCTGTTTTAAACAACATTTCGTTGTTTCACTTACTGAATTTTCTAATATAATTGAATCCGAAGCTAATCCGAATCTAAATCTTTTCAAATCCATAATATTTATTATAAATGCTATTTTGCATATAAAAATCATTTTTGACCCTCCAAGATTAACTAGTTAACTCCTAATGTGTCATCAACAATGCATTAGTGTCAATATATAGAAAGTTTAACCCTTTAACACCTAAGGTGTGGTTGATGACATAAAGCATCATTAACAACATAAAGTTAAAGGATAAATACTCTTTAACTCTACATTGTCATCAACGATGTTTTAGGAGTTTAAGGATTAAGCTATATATGAACAAATACAGTGAATAGTACATAACTTAGGTGTTAAAATAAAAATACTCTTTAATTTCACATTGTTGTCAGCACATTAGGAATTAACTCTTTAAATCCTAAGGCTTATACAAGTGAGCATAGTGAATGAATATATAGCTTAGGTAAAGGGTTAATTAATGAAATTGATTAATAAAAATACACCCAAAAATAAATTATAAACTATGGCTCAAAATTTAGTAAGAATTCATAAAATAAAAATAATTTATGGTGGAACAAAATGTTACAATTTATTTATTAATAAATTACAAGAAGAATCTTTAATAACGTTACAAGAATATGTTAATTTAAAAGCAATTTCTCTTAGACAAATTAGAGAATCTGTAATTGAACTAGTAGAATCATTACGGTCTAAAGATGAAGATTGTTGTAGACAACTAATAAAATGTTTAAAACAAGATAAATATTTAAAACCCTTTTTCCCATTTATAAGTTCTAAATCTAAATGTGTAAAAAGTCTTATTTTATAATTTTTTTATTTAACCCTTTTAAATCCTAAGGCATCATCGATGATGTCTTAAGTGTAAGGATTAACCTTTTAACACTTAAGCTATACACAGATAGATGCAGCAAATGAGTATATAGCTTAGGTATTAAAAAATTAACTCCTAAAATGTCATCGATGATGTGAGTTAGCCTTTTAACTCCTAAGGCTAGTATAAGTGAGCATAACAAATGAGTAAGCCTGGAGTTAAAAGGTAAATATTCTTTATTTCTAAATCACTATCAATAACATTTTGCATCATTGATGATGCCTTAGAAATTAAAATCTAAAGCTTATGTAAGCTTTAGATTTTAAAAGATTAAAAACTGACTAAAAACTATATGTATAGCAACTTTTCAGTTTTCAATAAGTTAAATTAAAAGCTGAATATAACATAGCTCCTGTACCCATAAAAACTATAAAAAAGGTAAGTAAAGATTTAACGGGTGATGTATAAGTTTGAACAGTAAAAAAATCAACCAATCCTATCCATGCATTATTTTTTATTAACCAATGCTTCTGATGTTCTATTAAATATGAGGAAATAATAGTACTTACAGATGTTATTTTATCAGTATTATTTATTGTTTTTAAATATTCAACGATTAAAATTCCAAAGGTAATTAAACTAATTATTCTACCCCAATTAACTAAACCATCAGAAAATATACTTTCAGCAGTTTTTTTAACTAAAATATCTATTTCAGTAGTAATAGATATATCATTTATCATATTAGAATAAACAAGTCTATGTTTATCAAATAAAATATTTACCTCTTTTTTTATAGTTTTTAAAATTATATCATTACTTTCTTGTGAATTAAAATATTCTTTAAAAAATGCATCAATAAGATATTTTGTATCGGTTTCAAATTTGTTGCTCATCATTAATTAGTGTTATTTAAATACATAAAGCGAAAACTAGTTAATCAATAAGAAAGAATCAAATTTTTAACTTAACATTTAATTCTTTAAAACTTAAGGCAGTGTTGATAAAGATGTGGAATTAAAGGGTATTTATCTTTTAACACCTAAGCTTGCTATGCTTATTTGTATATAAGCTTAAATGTTAAAAGATTAATTCCTAAGGTATTGTTGATAATGTTGGATTAAATGGTATTTACCCTTTAAATCCTAGCATTCGCTGCACTTACAGCTTTAGGATTTAGAGAGTAAAAATATTAAAAATAAAAATACATCATAAAAGTTATTCTTTATTTTTTACTATTCTAATGTATGTATATTTTTTTAAAATATCAGATCCATGTAACATCCTGTTTTACCTGATTATATAACTACAGTTGATTTGCTTAGTAAAACCCAATTAAAAGATGGTTGTTTTATGATTTACACTATAATAATTAAAGAAAATATGACAATACTTATTTTGTTAAAGCAGCTTCACTATGAATTTTTAGAGTTATTAATAGGTAAATTAAAATATGATCCGTGATCTATTAATTACAGCTATGTTAAAAAGATTGAGGATATGATTTTATATATTGAAGGATGTATAGCTCAAAATGATATATAGAAGATGTGGTTATAGCTTAGATGTTAAAGTAATACTCTACCTCTAAACAAGAAATAAATGGAAGTTTACAGTAACCAAATATTTTAGTCACATAGACTTCATTTATTTTAAATTTAAAGTGGTGTATTACATTAACATCTAAGCTATACACTCACTTACTGCGCTCATTTATATATAGCTTAGGTGTTACAGGATTAATACAAAGCATTGTTGATGATGTATTAAAAGTTAAGATTAAACGACTAATTCGCTAATAGAAATTAAATCTCTATCTAATGTATAACCTCGTTTTTCTAAAATTTCTAATATCTTCTCAGAACCTTCTTGTTCACGATCTTTTTGATTTGAGCCATATACTACAGCTAATAATTCTCCTCCTACATAGCATTCTGTTTTATTCCCAGAATGTGTATAATCAGGTAAGCCTAATTCAGTTTTATGTTTATCAGTTAATTCTTTTAATCGTGTTTTAGGATCAAATAATGCTTTATAATTAATTTCAATGGTCATACCATCAAAAACAGATTTTAAAAAATTATAACAAACAGCTGTTCCTATACCTTCTACATTAAAATGATTATCTAATATCAAACAAACTGATCCTAAAAATGCTTCAAACACATCTTCTAATAATTTTTTTTGATTGATTTTTAAATTTTTAGGTTTTTTAATGTAAGGCCAAAAACCTAAAAATTTAGCAATGCTAGAAAAACTTCTACGAGACGCATAATTAATTTTTAATCTAGCAATAGCTTTAACACCTTTGGGATTTTGTAATTGAGGAAATGATTTATAAAAATACATGGGTAAAAAATAAGCGGCAACTCCATCACCTAATATTTCTAAAGATTCATAATTAATACTAGGATCAACTGAAGGGGGTGTAAATGCTTGAGTTAATTCTTTATCAAATCGAGACATTAAAACATAAACATATCGATCTTCTATCTTGAATTTATTTTTAAACAATTTAATCAACCATTTTTCCATGTTTTTAAATAAAATTAAACATTGTAATTAAAATCAAAAATTTTATTGAGGGTAGTAATTTTTAATGATTAATTTTAACCCTTTAACTCTACATTGTCATCAATGATGCTTCATGTTATTAACGACAATGTAGAGTTAAAGGTGAATACCTAAGCTATATACGAGTAAATGTAGTAAGCAAGTATATAGCTTAGATGTTAGAATGGATACTCTTTAATTCTTCATACATCAATACATCATTGGTATCATGTCAGAGTTGGGGGATTAAACCTTAAAACTTTATTCATTTGCTACATTCACTTATATAAGCTTTTACCCCTAAACTATATAAAAGTGAGCATAGTGAATTATAGCTTAGGTGTTAAAGGATTAATATTCAAATCTTATATAAATAAAAATTTAAAAACAAATAAATTTAAATGAGTTTATAAATTCATCTTTACGATAAAAATTAACACATACACATTTATTTTTAAAAGTTAACGTTTTAGTTTCTTGAGCCTTCAAAATAAAAGTTAAAACTATTTCATCAGCATAAACTTTAACTTTAATCGATTCATCTGTAAAATAATTGTAAAATATTAATTTAAATGGTAAATTGTAAGCATATACAAACCCATCTGAAAAAAGTTTATTTTTATAGTTTAAACATTGAACATTGGGTTCCGTGAAAATTAATTCTTGTTTAACAGATATCAAATTATATTTTTGTTTACAAATGGGTTTTTTAGGAGCGTTCATGATTTACAATTTTTACTTTTGTTTAACGTAAAAATTTTAATTTTTACGCTTTTAACCCTTTAACACTTAAGCTATATATGAATGAGTATATAGCTTAGATGTTAAAGGGTTAAATTAAAACAACGTGTTTAAAAACTATTGATGACCTTTCAATTTTTAAGAATTAATATTAAATAATTTAACCTTTATATACGTATTTATGAAAAACTGGTTTGTATATCTTAGTTTCAGGAAATAAATAAGCGGCTGTTATATCAGCAAAAAAATATTTACCCGCTGAAATGTTATACAATTCAGGAGCGTTTACTTTACTTAGTATTAAATCGTTTAGAAATGTTATGGATTTGCATCTACCTTTATGTGTATAAGATTGAGTAAAAGATTTTCCACCTTTAAACATAGCTAATATATCTTGAATATCATAAGCAAAAGTAAATTCATTAAATCGCCTCATATCATCAAAATCAACAATTAGGTCAGATCCTACATCAACTCCAACAGAAAATCTATTAATAGTATATCTTCCAACACAATTTCCCTTGTTATCAAACCATTGTCTTAAATATGTATTGTCTATAATTTCCATTTTGTGATTTTTACCAAAACTTAAAAACTTACGAGTAGAAAATGGTTTTAATGTTATTTCATGACCCGCTTCATTTCCCCAGCCAGGAGATAAACCGGTTGATATAACTTCAGTATATTTATTACCTCTATATTTAGTTAAAGCATATTTACCGCGATATATTTTAGATACATTGAAATCAGCGATTAGAAATAATAATCCAGTGTTTTTGATGTAAAAAACACGGTCAAATAATTCATATTTAACATAACCACCGGGTTCTACTCTTTTAACTAATATATTATCAGTTTTTAAATCTCCATGAAATATACCGTATTCAGTATGTAAGACAGCTAATCCTAATAACAACTGTTGAATTGCTATTTTAACATTTTCATCACTTAAATCATCTAATATATCAGACAATGTAAAATCAGCTAATTCCATGGCTGCTACATAGCAAGATCCTTTCTTTCTTTTGTAATTTAATGTAGATAGTATACAATTTGAACACAATCCACCTCCAGCACTATATACAAAATGAGGTGATTTATCTGTTTCTATCAATCGATCAGTAAGTTTAAAAATATAAATTTCTAAAGGATATACTTTAGTCCATTGATCCCAAAATAATGATTCTTTATCTTTTAACACTTTTCTATCAGCTTCTTCTAATAATATTTCTTTAAAGACAAATTTTAATCCTTTATAACTTACCTTATAAATACGACCAAAGCCTCCAATATCTAATAATTCTACTTCATCTAAAAAATTTCTTAAAATAGAATCTTCTTTTGTTACACAATAAGCACCTCTATCTAAATTTAAGGATCTCAACGAAATTCTTACTTTTTTCATATAGGATATACGATCAGTTTCTACCTCTATTACCGTCTTGGCATTAATACTTCGTATTGAATCACAGAATTTAGTTAAATTTTTATAAATTTGTCCCCTCTGTAAAATTTTTCTAGATGTAATAGGATTAACAGTAGGATTTCGTTCAAATGATTCACATACAAATAGTGGATCTTTACATTTTTTTATAAAATCTTCGTATTTCATAGTTTTTAAATAAGTATATAAAATGACATACTATAAAAACATGGATGTTACAACTAGAACTTATGTTTTAGTAGGTATATTAGGAGCTATGCTTATATTATTTATGTACTTATCTCGAAATGCGATGAAACCATTGTATAGTTTGTTTTAAATTTCTAAATTTAATTTTTTAACTTTAAGATATCAGCAATAATGTGAAGTTAATTCTTAACCCTTTAACATCTAAACTATATACAAGTAAGCATAATGAGTGAATATATAGATTAGGTATTAAAGAGTTAACTCCTAAGGCATCAATGATACAAAGTGTTGTCAACAGTGGTATAGAGTTAAATGGTATTTCTTTTAATACTTAACTTTTAAAAAATTTAAAAATTATCAAGGGTTCCTAAACATATTATTTTAGCTTATGTTTAATTTTTTATCCTTTAAAACTAAATATAAACTAAAACAATGTATTAAGGCTATTGACAATCTTTCAGTTTTAAGAATTAAAGGTTACTCCTAAAACATTGTTAATGACACAAAACATTGGTAATGTGAAATTAATTCTTTAAATCTTAAGTTCACTATGCTCACTTGTATAAGCCTTAAAAGGTAAGCACTCTTTAAATCTTAAGTTTGCTATGCTCACTTGTATAAGCCTTAGGACTTAACCCCTTAACTCAAGGCATTATCAATGACATAAAGCATCATCAATGACTGTGAAGTTGGGGGTATTCACCCTTTAACATCTAAATTATATACAAATGAGCACGTTAAGTATATAGCTTAGGTGTCAATCTTTTAAACCCTGTATATGTTTCTAACACTAACACATCAGCAATGCATTAACGGGTTAACTCCTAAGATGTCATTGACAATGATGTGGAGTTAAAAGGTACTTACCCTTTAAATCCTAACGTTTGCTACACTCACTCATATAAGCCTTAGGATTTAAAGGGTAAAAAAAAGTTAAAACATAAACTATATTTAGTTGTATATAATATAGGTGTTAAATTAAAAAAAGCTGAAAAGTTAACTTTTAATATTTTGTATCATCATTAAAATTTACATGGACATTGACATGTTTTATGTTTTACACCATTACGTAAAATTGATGGTTGTTCAACAGTTTGATAAAATTGGCCAACTTTATGACACCCAGTCAATGGTTGAGGATGAATTTTATGACGTCCCATATAGTCAGATTCAATATTAACATGACATACAGGTTCTTCAAAATGTATTTCACGTTTTGCAAATGATCTAACAATTTCACGATCTTTCACAGCTGAACTAATCATTTTAATTAAAGAGTTAAAAATTTCACATTTAAAAATAGACAAGGAATTCACTTACCCTTTAACATCTAAGCTATATATATGACCAAGTATAGCAAATGAGTATATAGCTTAGATGTTAAAGGGTTAAATAACCAAAAGATTAAAATCCCTATAACGGTGTAAAATCCCAGTTTAAAACTTTAAACAATTTAGAACATAAACTATTATGACTTTTTAATTTATAACCCGATTTATTTAAATGGAATGAATCCTTTTCAAATCTATAAAATCGGCGAATTAATAAATGTACTAAGACATAATTAACATCTAAATTCTCCTTTTCATCGTTTACTTCATATACCGTTAAAAGTTTAATAAAATCTTCAATTAAAACAGTTTCTAAATGAGATACATTTTCTTTTTTATTGGTTAATACATAATAAATAAGATTAACGTTTTCATATTGTTTAGAATATTTAAGTTCTTTCAAAAATATTAAAACGTGATTTTTAGTGATTTTAGAATATTTAACAAAACTTTCTACATCAGGTATCAACAATTTATATGATTTAAATTTTTTTTCTAATTCATGGTAAATTTTATCCGGAATTTTACACGTTTGTTGCCCTTGAAATTTTTTCAAACATTCTTTAAATTTATATAAAGAATGACAACCATAAGGTTTTTTCTTAACATCTATTTTCTTAAATTTTGGTTTTTCATCCATGATTAAATCAAACCAATTTTGTTTTATTATAGTTTTCTTAACTACATCTAAATAATCTTCTGCTTGTATCATTTCAACTAAATATAAATGTTTATTAATAATTGCTTCAAAACCATGCTGATCGATTAATTTATCGTATCGATTTAAAATAGCTTTATGATACTCGATTAAATAACGCATTTTAAAATAAATAATTTTCATATGTTTACTATTAGTTCTTTAACTTTTAAGCTATATACAAACAAGTGTAGCAAATAAGTATATAGCTTAGGTGTTAAAGAGTGAATACTCTTTAACACCTAAAGCATCATCGATGACAATGTGGGATTAAAGGGTTAACTTCGAAGGCATCATCAATAACAGTGTTAAATTAAAGGATAAAAATACCTTTTAACACCTAAGCTATATACACGCATTTGTATATAGCTTAAATGTTAAAGAGTTAACATAAGTTATATATAAGCAAGTGTAGCAAGTGAGTATATAGTTTAGCTGTTAAAGAGTTAATTGAAATTAAATAATTTCATATTAACAGAACAAGCATTTTCTATCATATCTATTTTAAAAGTGGATAATTGAGTTTTCCATCCACTAGGTTTAATTTTACCTATTGCATAAGGTCCTGATCGATTTGTATTAGTTAAACGATCAATTGTTTTTAATACCTCTTCATCAAACATTAATTCACAAAAAGAAAATAAATGGAATAATTCTTTTCCAGGATTTATAATTAAGTCTTCATATTTTAAAAGATAATAACCTAATCGATCTTTAAGAGTTTCATAAATATCAATATCATCTTGACATATTTTAGCTATTTGTTTAAAATTATAATCTCTATTAAATGTTTTTATTTTAGAATTAAAAGATCCCCTGGGATCTCTTACTAAATGAATTATTTTAATATCGAATTGTGTCATTAATTCTAATGCTTGAGTTTTGTTACGAATTCTAACGGTTTTAATAACGACAGTATCAAAAGTTTGACAGTATAACGAAGCAATGTCTAAATTTAAAGGTTGACATTTTAAACCGTCACAAGTATATTTACGATCACCATTTAACCCATAAATACATGTTTTACCTGGTTTACATAAAGCTTTACTGTAATTACGTTTAAAAAAAAAATTCTGTGTTAGATATTTTCTTAAAACAACAAGTTCACAATTAAATAACGCTTTTAAAACTTTAACATATTCAGTATATATTTCATTTAAATGCCAAAGAGGTTCAAATAAATAAAATACATCACTTCTTGAATTAAAGATTTCACCTAAAAATGATGAACCTGATCGAGTAGTAGTTAAAATAAGAATTTTATTAGGTTTTTTTTCATAAATAACGGGTCTTTGAAAAATCCATATAAGAATCCATAATAATATTATTATTAATAACATATGTTTATATTTTGATATCATTGCTGTATGATAAAATAAAACATATTAATTTTGTTCAAATTTTAATATAAAGTTTTTACTTTTTAATTCCTAAGGTATTGTGTCAATGACATAAAGTATATCAACAACATGGAGTTTAAGGATTAACCCAAAAATTGAGTTTATTTAAAAATAAAGCGATTAAAATTAAAATTATATGGATTTATCTATTTTACCTCTTGAAATAAGAATTGTTATTTTATCTAAGCTTTCCTCTAAAATACTGTGGAATTTAGAATTATCAAATAGATTGTATTGGTTAATATATAAAGAAACTAGCCCTAGTATTAAATGGGATTCAAAAATTGTTTGGAAATTTAAACTATTTCCTCCTCATACATTTCAAGTTGAAGGTAACTTATTTGTTTATAGCATATCTGATTTAATTTTTGAAACATATTTATATTTTGAAACTAGAGAAAAAACATTTTTCAAACCAGTTTTGTTTGGAAAAAAAGGTTATTTTATTAAAACATTAGATAAAGATATTATTTGGAGAAATTGGTATACAGTTTATCATTCTAAAGATGATGAATTTTTAACAGGTACTTATCGTAAAAAAACTATGAAAAGGCAATTAAATTATGTTAAAAAAATATTGCAAGAAATTGCTACCGCTCCTTTTCCATGGATTTTAAAAATGTTAGAACATGGAATAATTCATAAATATAATAAAATAATACATCAAAGTTTACCTATACTTTTTTTTTCATCTGAAGAATTGAAAATAGATTGTTTTCAGATGACAGATCAATCTATTCATGAGCAAATAACTATATGGAATTTAATTGATTGTACTGGTATAAGAAAAGGCATTGCTGTATTACAACCAGAATTTTATAATATGTTTGGTAATGTAGTAGGTTTAGCAGAATATAAAAATTCTGATCAAAAAACTCAAGCGTTAGGTCAATTTAACCCTTGTCATATAGATGCCCAACCTCGATATATTAGTCATAGATATATTAAAGAAAATGTAACTGACGAGTTTTTAAGCGATTCTGAATCATTAGTTGATTTTTGGTCAAGTGACTCTTCTTTTAGTTATTGGGATTCAGAGGAAGATTCAGATTTTTTCTAACTTTAACTCCTAAGATATTATCAATGACATAACATTAAAGAGTTAACCCCTAACTCATGGCGTCATCAATGATGCAAGGCGTCATTGACAACATGGAGTTAAAAGGTATTTACCCTTTAAATCCTAAGGCTTATATAAATGAGTATATCAAACAAGTATAAGCCTTAGGATTTAAAGGATAAGTACCCAAGCTATATATTCACTTATATATAGCCTAGGTATTAACTCTTTAAAAATTAGATATATGTTAAAACACTATATTTTAAGACTGTTAACAATCTTTCAGTTTTAAAAATTAAACCTTAAAACTATACTTGTTTGCTATGCTTACTTGTATATAAGCCTTAGGGTTTAACTCCAAATGTATTAGTGGTGATGCATTTATGTCATTAATGTATAGAAAAATTAACTCTCCATGTGTTTCTGATACTAATGTATCATTAGCAATATATTTAAAGTTAAAGGGTTAAAATCAAGACTGTATAACGATTGAAAAAAAATGTCATTGTTCAAAACTGATCTTATAATGGAACAATTATATTTTTTTCCTAGTAGTAAAGAAGGTAAATATGCTTATATAGCAGAATGTTTATGGCAAGGACTTCCTGCTATTTTCAAAGCTTCAAAACATACAAATTATAGTGTAGAATGTGATTTAACAGCTTTAGTTAGATTAAAATTAACTAATTGTATTCATTTTTGTAAACCTTTAGCTAGAGCCACTCACGGTAAATTGGAAGGAATTGTTTTAGAAAAAATAAAAGGTGTTTTATTAGAAGATATGATAGATTGTAAAACTTTTGATGTTTTACATTTTATTTCAGCTTTTGAACAGACATTTATGGCTATTATTGCTATGCATAGGAGTTATATTACTCATAACGATTTACATTTGCGTAATCTTATAGTTTCTTCATGTGAAACACCATATCTTATTTATTCATTTGGAGGAACCGAATTATTTTGTATAGAAACATTTGGGGTAAAAACTACTCTTATTGATTTTGGACTGTCTTCTGTTAAATATGCTGAATCTGGCTTATCAGATGATGGATTGACTTATTTAGGTTACACTCTAAATGGTGATTTAGATTTCAAAAATGATTTGATTCAATTGTGTTGGAATATAGCACAAAGATTAGATGTTTATTTAACTAAAGAACGATTGGTTCAAAAAAAAACCATAATCTTTGAATATATTAAATTTGCTCGATATATTTTAACGGGTCTACCTGTACCTGTCAATCGAAAAGCTTTTGAAGATTGTTATTACCCCTGTTTTAATGGATTAATTAAACAAACTATTCCATCTAAATGTTTGCAATATTATTCAGATGATGATTTAGTAGAAATAGCACATATGTGTAAAACTTTAATACCAAAGCCATTTAAATATAAAAATTATACCCCCCCTGAAATAACAGAGCTTTGGGTAGATTTAATTAAAAATATTAAATCAGATCAACCATTAGAAAAAGTTAAAAGTGTTTTAGAAGGTGAAATTTATGATCCTGTATTTACAGAAATATGTCGTAAAATAGGTCTTTTAGCTGCTTCTATAGCTGCTAAATGTTATGAAATTATTTATGAACGTCGTAAAGAATATTATAAACATTTAGATTGGAAAGATGGAACTGATTTAATTTTACATTTACCTGTTAAAAATTTTCATCGAGAACCTCAATTAAATGATTTAGTAACTATTCAAGATTTTTTAAAAAAAACAGTAACTCATACTGTATTCAATGAATCTTTACTAACCGCTGTTTATAACTTTAGAGAAGTATTAAATGTGATAGATAACTTTAAAAGATCTGTAAATTATGTTCGATGTGAAACTATGAATCAAACTAAAAAAATTATTTTGAATAAAAATACTGGGGGGTTGCTTTATTACAAGTACAAAAATATTTAATTTTAAAATATAATTAACCCTTTAATTCCTAAGGCATCATTAATAATGCAAAGTATCATCATGATGTATGAACTAAGGATTGCCGCCTAATCTATATATATACTTGTTTGTATATAGATTAGACATTAACTTTTTAACTTGATGTGTGTAGAATTAAAGGTATTCATCCTTTAACTCTTAAGCTACATATTTGCTCACTATACTTATTTGTATATATAGCTTAGGTGTTAAAAAGTTAAAGTGATACTTTTTCCTAAATAAGAAGTGAATAGAAGTCTATAACAACTAAATTTTTTAGTTGTTATAGACTTCTGTTTATCTTAAATTTAAGGCGATATATTGTTTGAACCCTTTAACTCCTAAAGTATCATTGATGTATGAAATTAAAGGATAAGTATCTTTCAACCTTTTAGCTCCTATGGCATTATTGATAACAGCGTGGAGTTAATAAGTTAATATCTAAGCCATATACTTGCTCATGGTACTTGTTCATATAATTTAGGTATTAAAGGGTTAATACCTAAACTATACACAAATAAACATAGCAAATCAGTGTATAGCTTAGATGTTAAAAGGTGAGTGTTTTTTTTGATACTAATGTACTGTTGGCAATATGTTTAATTTTTCAATCAGAAAGACTATTAATAGTTCTTAAAACCACATTGTTTTAACTTATATTTAATTTTCAAAAGGGTAAAATAATGAATATTTTTATAATAACAATGTTGTATTAAAGTAATTATTGTTCTTCAATATGTACATTATCTACAAATATTATTTTAAGTTTTCGATCAACAACTTGTTCTACACAAACATCACTATTAAATATTTCTAATGTATCAACATCTTGTAATTTAAAATCGTTTAATTTAGAAAATACAATTTCTAATAATTTATCGTTGACATTTTGAATACACGCTGTTTTATCAAAAATGGTTAAAGAATTTACATCTCGCAATTTATAATCTCCAAAATCAATAAATCTCCCATCATTTTTTATAGCTAAATCAATAGTTACATCTTTTTCACCATAAACACATATAGTTTTAAACTGTTTTAAAACTGCATCTTTAACAAATAAACGTTTTGAAGTTGCTGTTGAAATATAAAAAATACAATATTTAGCTGTCATATTGTTTATTTTCATTTAATCAAATTTTATAATAAAAATCAAACGTTATTTAAAAAATTAACATTTATATAACTTTTTAACTCTCAAACTCATAAGATGTGTCATTGACAACACTAAGCATTGTCAATGACAACATGGAGTTAAAGAATATTTATCCTTTAACTCTTTAAAAACTTGGTATAAACTAAAACAATGTATTTTAATCCCTAAAGTGTCATCAATGATGCATGAAGTTAAAGGATAAATACCTTTTAACACCTAAGTTATAAATAGGGGCAGCAAATAAGTATATAACTTAGGTGTTAAAGGGTTAAGGCTGTCAACAACCTTTTAGTTTTAAGAGTAATTCTTTTACTTGCTGATAATACTAATGCGTTATCGGTGACATATTCAAAGTTAAAGGATTAAACACTAAGGCTTATACTTGTTTACTGTGTTTACTTATATAAGCCTTAGGGGTTAAAGGGTTAATACCTAAGTTTACTATGTTTATTTGTATGTAGCTTAGATAACCTTTTAACTCTAAACATGCTGTTACTGATATGTTAGCATTATCAGCACATGAAGGGTATTCATCTCAACACCTAAACTATATATTTGTTTGCTATACCTACTCATATATAACTTGGGTATTAAAGAATTAACTCTATGCTGTTATAACACTTTATGTTGTTAACAATATTTTAGGTGTTAACCCTTTAATTCCTAAAGCATTATCGATAACATAAAATGTCATTAATGATAGTGTGGAGTTAAAGGATAAATACCCTTTAACTCCTAAGCTATATACAAACAAGCATGGCAAGTGAGTATATAGCTTAGGAGTTAAAGGGTTTAAAGGGTTACACATGAATAAACGCAATGAGTGAATATACTTAGGTGTTAAAAGATTAACATATAAAATTAAATTTATTTAGGCCATTCATAAGTGTCTAATACATCAGGGCGTTCAATAGATGTTTCTGGAAACAAATAAGCAGCTGATACATCAGCTAACAAAAATCTAGAAGCTCGCCCATCAGAATTGTACATAAAATCAGGATGTAATTGAGCATCAAAATATACGGTTTGTCTAGGATAAGCAGTTGTAAATCCTTTATGATTACCAGCCTGAAAAAATCTATTTCCTCCTGTAAAAGTTCTTAAAAGATCATAAATATCACCCATAAATTCCCAAGATGGAAAAGCTCTCATATCATTTAAATCTATGGGTATTTGAGTAGATCCGTAATTTTGAGTGGTTAATTTATTAATGGTGTAATAACCTAAATCGTAATCTCCTAATTTCCATGGTACAGCATTGCTGTTAGGTTTTCCATTGGGATTCATCAAACTATTGAATGGATTTATTACAATTTCTGTACCTGCCATTGGACCCCAACCTAAAGGTAAACCAGAAGAAGTTAAATGAGCATTTCGAGTTCCATAGAATCCAGTTTCGTTGTTGACAGGGTGATATATAGTTGATAACCCAAAATCAGCTAGTAAAAATACTAAACCATAATTGGGTACATAAAATTTACGACCAGCAATTTTGTATTTCCAACAACCCCCAGGAGGTACTGCTTTAATTAAAATATTAGCAGCTTTAATATCTCTATGTACAATGCCATATTGACCATGTAAAACAGATAGAGTTAATAATAATTGTAATAATCCACTTTCCAACTGTCCTTGATTTATATTCAAATCTTTTAAAGATCGATCTAGAGATTCCATAACAATAACATAACATCGACCCGATTTAGTACCTCCTCTGGTTAAAGAAACAATACATTCTCTGCAAAAGGCTGTTTTAAAAACATAAACTAAATTAGGAACATATTTTAATTCTAATATTTCAGCTGTTATTCTAGAACAAGTTATTTCTTCGTTAATATCTTTCAATACTAAAGTTTCTTTTACTATTAACACATTATCATTGTATGAAACCCTATAAACATTACCATAAGACCCTCTACCTATAAATTTATAATTATCTAATTTTTGTCTGAATTTAGAATAAACAGAAACACAATAATTCCATCTATCAAATTTATCAGACTTGAATGATTGTTTGATATCGGTAAATTTATCTAATCGATCTTCTAATATAAATGATTCAGGGTCAATAATTAAATCACCATCAATTATTTCTTCAGTTGAAGATGTTAAAGTCATATCTTCTAGTGCCATTTCTAATCGTGCAGCATCAAATGGTGATAAAGGTTTATTTGTTGTATAAGCACCTTCATTAGGATGATCCATTGTTGGAAATATCTTTATTTGGGGATCAAAAGATAATTTTTTACCTCTTTCTTTTGGACTGACGGTCATAGATTCTATCAACTGTGTTCTTCGGCGCGAACTCATGTTTTTTTATGAAAATCGGAACCATAAAATTATTTTTATATGTACTATGTATAAAGCATTATTTTTTTAAACCCTTTAATACCTAAGCTGTGAATAAGCGTAGCGAGCTTAAATGTAAAAAAGTTAATTCTTTAACCCTTTTAACACTTAAGCTATATACTCATTTGCTGTGCTCATTTGTATATGCTTAAATGTTAAAGGGTAAATACCCCTTAACTTCACACCATTGTTAATAATGCCTTAGGAGTTAAAGAGTTAACTCTTAAAGCATTGTTGATAACACAAAGCGGTATTGACAACAACATGTATTAACCCTTTAACATCTAAGCTATATACAAGTAAGTATATATAGCTTAGATGTTAAATGACTAATTCCTAAGATGTCATCAACGATGCTTTGTATCAACAATGACAATATGAAATTAAAGAATATTTACCTAAGCTATATATACTCATTTGTATATAACTTAGGAGTTAATATGTAGATATATCTATTGATTTTGAGGAGTTAATGCATAATTAACAGCATAATTAGCAAATACATAGTGTAAAATATAAGGATTAGCTTTAATTAATTCCTTTTTTACTTCTCCAATTAGTAAATTTTTAACACAGCATCGATATAAAATATCAATAAATTCACATGTAGATCCTGATACATCGTATGAAACACCTGGTTCGAAATAATCTATGACAGGGGGTTTTATTTCAACTATAGAAATATATTTAGGCAGACCTATAACTTCTTCATCTAAATCAGAAATAGCTGGCCAAACAAGTTGTGGAAATCCTGTGATAGCTGGAGGTTGCTTGGTTAAAAACTCATAAACTTTTTTATGATTTAAACCAAATCTAGCTGTCCAAGCAAATCTAACATCAAGAAGATTTTTGATAAAAGCTTGAATAAAAGCATTGCTTGATCTAGGTGGTGGATTTTTGATAATACGTTGTAACGCAGCTTTAATAGCTGAATCATGTCTACCTTTTTCAGCTAAATAATATACATATCTAGGTAAAGGTCCATATTCTGATAAGCTTTTATAGGGTTCAGAAGAATATTTAATTCGATCGGTTAATTTATATTTTATTGCTAATTTAATTGAATCTAAAACTGATTTGTGTCTATAAGACCAATGAGATCCGAAACTTTTATATTTAAAAGATACAATATCTTTTAAATAAGATATTTCAGCAATTAAGCCAATGAGATCACTATCTGAATAAGATTTTTCTTCAAAATCACATCGTCTGAAAATAAAAGGGGCGTCTTTTTCTTCGCAGTAAATCACAGCTGATGCTCTGTAATAATAATCGATTAAAGCTAAATTTTGAACTTTAATGGATATTATTTTACCTAACCCATCATGATAATGTAAATCAATAGCAGAATCTAATTTTTTAACTTTAATTGTTTCAGGTGTTAAATTGAAATGTCGTATACCAGCCGTCATCTCAGCTTCTTTTAAAGCACAAGATATTTGAGATAGTAAAATTATAAGTTCTGCTCTGGTAAACTCCGGTCCACTCAACCAATCCTTCAATGAAGGTGCTTCTACATATTCTAGGTAAACTGCATCTGGATTAAGAGGTGAAATTCCATAAACATAAGTAAAATTAGGTATCTTACTGCAACATCTATTGAATGCATATAATCCTAAATAGGCCTCATATCGTGTTAAAACAGGATCATAATATTTACGTTCTATACAATCTACATTGTTAAAACTGTATAGAGTTTCTTTTAAATAATCGGTATGTTTTAATATTTTCCCCTTTTTCATGATAGGACAACTGTTAAATATTAATTGAGTACCATCTAAATATCCAGCGGTTCGATACATATCGGGTATGTCATAAGGAAATTTTTCTTCTGTGAAAACGGATTCGGAAAATTTTTCTTCAATCAATCGGTTTTGCTCTTGTATTATGTTAATGGGATATGTATAATTAACTGATAACTCGGTTAATATATATTTGAAATAATCTAATGTTTTATCGATGGTTAATTCTTCGGTTACAAATTTTAATGCCATTTCAGCAATAAGTTTACATTCTTTATCATGTGTTTTACACCATTCAATACGTTCTATCAAATTGGAACAATCATAAGCTACCGGCACATAATGAATCCATGGTTTTAAATAAGGAACAAACCACATTTTGTAAGGAGTTTCGGTTAATAACAAAGTACAACCATAAGTCATTTCTCTAGATATTCTAAAAGCAGCTACATGACCTTCCAAGCATAATATATATTTATAATGATCAGCTTGTTCTTGGGGAGATATAAAATCAGCTAAAGGATATTCTTCAAGCTCGATCGTTTCTAAATATTTTGAACTTTTATGTTTTCGAGGCCTCAAATTCCATTTAGTAATACCGGCATCTATTAAATCTGGTCTTTCTTTGGCTAATTTTAAACATACTTTTAAACGTTGATTTGTTTCGACAGTTACACCTGCACCAGTAGAAGAACCTCTAAATATAGCTTTAGATAATTTAGAATTCCAATCCGTATTAATTTTAATAGATTCTAAATATGTTAAATCATCGGTTTTATCATTTTCGGCACTCCAAGCTCTAATCCAACAATCATAAGTAGGCACAGGTACATCAGCATAATGGCGAGCTGTTACCATTGATAATATGGGGCAATAAGAAGAATAATTGTGCGACAACAGGGGTTGTTTGGATGTATTGAAAATATGTTGATAAGGTTCGGTCTCATCTTCCTTAAGCAAAGGAAAATCTCTTTGATTAAAGAAAAAATCGATATCCGGTACAGTTTTTAATTCGCACAACTTTTCCAGCATATGTTTTACTGTATCAACATGGTGTCCTAAACCTACTGTTTTAGGTGTATCGTATCTAACTAAAGGATCATTCATAACCCATCTTTCTACTGGTTTCAATTTCAAAACTGGTTTATAATTTTTTAAAGCATGAACTTTATCAATTAATTGTTTAAAAGTTTTATATTTTTTTAAATCCGTTTTTATTCTTGGACTCCATTCGTTAACGTAATCTTCATTGGAAAAGGGTAAAAATGTAATTAATGTATTATTTCTAATCTGTACAAAAATACCCTTTTTAAATTTGTAAAATAAATATTTAAAAGTATTTTCTACAGATTTAGCTGTTCTATTTTCATATTTTTCCCATATTTTATATTCAAAAATATGTTTTTCTTTGGTTTTTTCACTTACAGGCAAATTAGACAATCGAGCTAAAAACTGATCGTATGAACCCGCTATAAATACAGGGGAATCAAAATATGGAAATCTATCGTTCATGATCGTTAATTTTTAAGACTTTTATATAAAAAAATCGAAAGTTGTAAGTTAGCTTTGAACCCTTTAATACCTAAGCTATATACAAAAGAACATAGTGAAATTAGGTATTAACCCTTTAATACTTAAGCTATATATGAACAGATATAGTGAGTGAATATATGCTTAAATGTTTAAAAAGTAAATATCTTGTAACTTCTAAAGTATCATCAACAATGCATTGTTGATGATACTTTAGAAGTTACAAGGTTAAATCAAGGCTTTTATATGAATGAGTATAAGCTTTAGGATTTAAAGGGTAAGTACCCTTTAAATCCTAAGCTATAAACAATTGTGTATATAGCTTGAGAGTTAAAGGGTAAAATACCTTTTATTTTCATGTATCATGGATAGTACAAAATGTTATCGATGACGCCTTAGAAGTTAAAGGGTTAAACAAAGATTATGATATATTTAAAATGATCGAATTAAGTGAACAGGCAAAAGCATTATTAAATACATTTTATTTAAAAGATTGTACATATACAGAATTATTGTTAAAATTAGCTAAAAAATATTCTGGGGGAGATAAAACATTAGAAACTAAATTATATCGCTATTCGATCAAAGGATGGTTTGTATATTCTTCTCCAATTTTAAGTAATTCTAAAACAGGACTACCTATTTCTTGTTTTATTATGGATGTTAAGGATGATTTACTTCATATTATTGATCATAGTGTAGAAATGCGTTGGTTGTCTATTAATGGAGGAGGATGTGCAGGTTATTGGGGTAATATTAGAGCACCGTGTGATAAATCATGTGGACCTATGCCATTTATGCATACATTAGATGCTGATGTTTTAGCTTATAAACAAGGTTCTACCAGAAAAGGATCTTACGCTGCTTATCTAGATATTTCACATCCTGATATTGCAGAATTTATAAACATGAGAACTCCTGTTGGTGATTTAAATAGAAAAAACTTAAATTTACACCATGGAGTTAATATAAGCGATAATTTTATGAAAGCGGTTGAAAATGATTTAAATTGGGATTTAAAAGATCCTTGTACTGGATCTGTAAAAGAAACTATTTCTGCAATGGAATTATGGCGATCTTTATTAGAAACTAGATTTAGAACAGGTGAACCGTATTTAAATTTTATTGACGAAGCTAATAGAAAATTACATCCCGCTTTAAAGGCTAAAAATTTAAAGATCAAAAGTAGTAATTTATGCAATGAAATACATTTACCAACCGATGAAACTAGAACAGCGGTATGCTGTTTAGCATCTTTAAATTTAGAAAAATATGATGATTGGAAAGATTCTGATGTAGTAGAATGTTGTGTTACAATGTTAAACAATGTTTTAGATGTTTTTATAGAAAAAGCTCCTCCTCAATTGAGTAAAGCTATTAATTCTGCTAAACTAGAACGATCTATAGGATTAGGAACTGCAGGATGGGCTTATTATTTAATGAAACATCAAATACCTTTTGAATCATTTAATGCTATTTCATGTACTAAAATTATATTTGGTAACATAAAAACTAAAGCGTTAAAGGCTAGTAAATCATTATGTAAACTATATGGTGAACCAGAAGATTTAAAGAATTATGGTGTGCGAAATGCTCATCTATTAGCAATTGCTCCAAATTCTAACACGTCTTGTATATTAAATACATCACCATCTATAGAACCTATATCAGGTAATGCTTATGTACATAAAACTAGAGCGGGTACGCATTTAATTGTTAATCCTTATTTAAAACGTGTCTTAATTGATAGGGGTAAAAATGATTCTGAAACATGGGATTCCATTGTAAATAAAGATGGTTCTGTTCAACATTTACCTTTTTTAACAGATCGTGAAAAACTTGTGTTTAAAACTGCTTATGAAATAGATCAAAATGTCTTGATTGAACAAGCTGCTCTTAGACAAAAATATATTTGCCAGGGTCAATCTCTTAATTTATTTTTCCCCCCTCATACTCAGCGTAAAATACTTCATAAGGTTCATTTTGATGCTTGGAAGTTAGGTTGTAAAGGTTTATATTATTTAAGAACAGCCGCTAGTAAAAGTTCTGAAAATGTATTTTGTGATCGATGTCAATCATAAAAATAAGATCTTTTAAATTTTATATTGTATTAATAACGTAAGATATCATTAACATTGTTTTAAGAGTTAATATTTAAAAACTAAAACAACATATTTTTTGATGTTACCAGTAATTTATTGGTGTTTAACTCCTTGAAAACTAGAAGATTGTCAATATTGCTTTAGCCTATGTTCAGTTTTAAGAGAGTTAATTCTTTATAAATAGAAGATTATCGGTAGTTTATAAAAAGTATTAAATTAAGATTTTACAATGCTTGTTTATATAAATTTAATTTTCATGGTATTATGTATAATTAAAAGATATTTATTTTAACTCTTTAACATCTTAGCTGTGAGTGTAAACAAGTATATAGCTTAGGTGTTAAAGGGTATTTACTCTTTAACTCCTTGGCACACCAATAATGCATTTAGAGTAAATAAATTAAATGTATAAGCTTATATTTACTCATACTTATTTATATATAAAGTATTAAGAATTAATAGTTTTAATTTTGTGAAATTAAAATATCTGGTAAAAAAACTATTTACTGATTTTAATTTTTTTAAAAAATGATTCATTAATCAATTACATCTTAGTTAAATTAAAAGAACCCCGTGAAACAAATTACATCTCTATTAAAAATAAACCAAAAAGAGACAATATTAAAATGATTCCTAAGATAGAAGATAAAATAACAGAAAATATTAAGTCTAATAAAATAGCTAAAAATAATTGCACTGGATGTAATTCTAAAACAATTAATACTAAATTTGACCAATATAAAATTTTTAATCGATTATTAAATCATTAGTTAATATGTAGATCAGAACAATTTTGATTTGGATTTTTAAAACAATTACGGAAATGTTATACAGGAACTACCTTATAAAAATAAAATTTTATAAAATCTTATTGAAAACTCTTGTATATCTATAAAATTGTTTATTAAAAATTTTATTTTATGATCAAGACGGTCATATTCAGTTTCAATCCTTGATATATTAATAAAGTTATTGTTCAACACATATTTGTTAAAAGTTAGCAAATTATATCAGATATGAAAAGATGTTTAAAAATTGATAGATTGTTGACAACCTTAAAATATATTGTTTTAGTTTACACCCAGTTTTTAAATAGTTAACATCATTGATACATAAGTCAAACTTTTTTAAAACTAAAAGATCAATGACATTTTAAAAATAGTGTTACACGTGTTTAATTTCTAACTTTTTAAAAAGAAACATGTATTAAAACTATATATTCAGGAACCATTAACTTTTTAAAAACTAAAACAGTACATTTTAACCCTTTTTAAAATTTGATAGAACGCTAAAGGTCTAAAAATATATTGTTTTTTAAAAGTTACCCAACTCCTAAGACAACAATGTAGAATTAGAGGGTGAATACCCTTTAACATTTAAACTATACTTGTTTTTACTTTATATTGCTTAGATGTTAGAATGTGTTGTTAGCTAGTATTAAAGATATGTAAAAATATTTTTTAACATTTATACTATATACTCATTTATCAAACATAGCTTAAGCATTAACAAATTTAAAAACTCGTTGATAATCTTTTTAGTATTTAATATCTAAATTACACATGTATCTAGCTTGAATATTTACCCTTTAAGACTTCCTGATTGCTCACATTCTTGTTAAAATGTGAGTGATCAGTCGGCCTTAAAGGGTTAAACATTAAATTATCTTTTTAACCCTTTAAGACTTAAGCTGTATATAAACAAGCGTAACAAGTGAGTATATAGAACAAGTAGTCTTAAAGGATTAAAAGTGTTAATGACACAAAAGTGTTACTAGTAAAGTTAATCCTTAAAACTAGGTACGTGTCAAAATAAGGTATTTTAAGGCCACCGGCAATTTTTTAATGTTTAAAGAGTAAGTACTTTTTAACATTTTAAACTTAAGCTATAAGCAAAGCATATACGATTTAAGTTTAAAAAATAACTAACCTTTTAATTATTAACACTTTCTTAGAGTATTAATAAGTCAATCAACTTTAACCCTTTAAATACTAAAATAATGTATTAAGGCCATCAGCAATTTTTAAACTTCCTGAGACCTAGTTTTAAAATTTATAAAATTTTGTCCTCTCTAGACATTAGGTTTCAGGAGGTTAAAAAATTAAAAACTAAATATACTAAAACAAGATATTTAGAAATTGTTAATCTTTCAGTTTTCAAAAGATATATACTTAACTGTATATGTTAAAATTAATATCATACTGTAAAAGTTAACGCTTTAAAAACTGAAAGATTGCTGATGGCCTTAAAATACATTGTTTTAGCTTATATTTAGTTTTTAAAAGGTTAAAGAATAAACGTTTTTAATATAGAAGCAACTTCTTGTGTACGATCTTCAAATGTTTCAACACATTTAAGAAATGAAGCCGATGATAAATTTGATAAGGAGTAAATTTTATTTCTATTAAAAAACCCAAATACAGGTATTTGCAATGGTGACTCTTCTTCTTTAAATATGTTACGAATTCTATTTAAATTAATATGAGATATATCATAAGGTACGTTTTCTAATTTTTTATAATTATCTAAAGCTTTATAAGCTTTTATAGGACCTATATTAGATACTCCAACATTAAAATCTGTACCACATAAAATACAGAAATCTAAAAATTGCATGGGATTGAAACCTAAAATATCTAGAGTTAAATCAATATCTATTTCAACAACTCCTTGAGAATTAATATCAGTATATATTTTAGATACTCCTTGACATGCTGCTGCTGCTATAACATCAGAATCAAATGAAACAACTGCATCTGTTATTTTTGATGCTGTTAATTTAACAGCGTATAATTCAGCTTCACCAGGTGCAATAAGATAAGCAAATCCTACAGCTTTTATTAGTTTTTGAAAATTTTCAATATCTCCTTTAGTTACTTCTATATTTAAGGTTTTATAAGCATATCGTTCTACAGCTTGTAAATTGTTAGCAAATCGCGATTTAACTTTTTTCAAAATAGAACCTTCTATAGCAGTTTCTTTAAAATCTATTATTTCAGATTTTAAGGTATTTAAACGGTTCACCGCTTTTTGTCTATTAAATCTTCTTTTTAATTTTTCAACATCCTTTTCGGGAGGAGACAATCCATCGAAAATGAAGACAGCTTTAACATCGTTACGTTTTAAATAATTTAAACATGTGGCTAAGATATCTAGCCAATCTTCCCCACTATTTTTTGATCGATGCATTAAAAATGCAGCATCTAAAGCTATTTTTTTATTTTTCAAAACCGATAAAGGTTTAACGTGTTCTGTTATTCCTTTGGAAAACAAAAATGTTTTTAATCCTTTAATACCCATTTTTATCTTAAAAAAATAGATTTTTAATTAAAAGTCAATTTTTTTACATCTAATTAGCTCTTTAACTTCTAAGGCATTGTTGATGACACAAAGCATCATTGATAATGATGTGAAGTTAAAGCGATACTCCGCCTTAAAATTAGAAATAAATAAGTTTATAGCAACTAGAAATTTAATTGCTATAAACTTATTTATTTCTTGTTTAAAGGTATAGTATTGCTTTAACCCTTTAACACCTAAGCTATATATAAACAAGTGTATATATAGCTTAAATGTTAACTTTTTTAAAACTGAAAAAATCACTGATAGCTTCTAAATATATTATTTTAACATTACTTAGTTTGTAAATGGTTAAAGGGTTAAATAATATAGAAAATAAAAATGAATCTATTTAATTAAAAATGCAATCTTCTAAGTCTTCTAAAATAAAATCACCTACTGTATTTGGAAAACCTCCCGAACCTAATAAACAAGGTAGTAAAAAATCTGTAAAAAATTCTAATCAACCTCAATATTCACCAAAAACATCTAATTTTCATGTTTTTAATACTAATCAACCTCCTTTTTTTGGAAATACTCAAGCGGTAAATAACTTTTCTGCGTATAACCCATCTATTTATTCATCGTTTGGAAATGTTCAACAACCTGGATTAAATCCTTTTTCAGGTAACCAATTTAATTCATTTGGAAGTAATCAACACGGGTTTAATCACTTTGAAGCATCTTCTAGAGGTAATCAACAACCAGGATTTAATACCTTTGGAAATAATCCTTTTGGAGTGCCTCCAGGAGGCACTCCACAACCAGGATTTAATACCTTTGGAAATAATCCTTTTGGAGTGCCTTTGGGAGGCACTCCACAACCAGGATTTAATTCTTTTGGAACTCAAGGTACAACGTTTAGATTTCAATCACATCCTCAGTTTGAACATAAACCACCTGAAATTACAGTAGAAAAAGATGATGATGATTATAAAAGTTTATTATTAGAAGATTTAAATTTAACGTCTGATATAATCGATGATGAATCGTCCGATGAAAGTTTTTTACCTGAAGATAATGAAATGCCATCATCTTCATATCAATATCCAAGTGTTATTCCTATACTTGTACAAGAAGCTTCTAAGGCTAAAAAAGCAACAATTAAAACTATAGATTCAAAACCTTCTAAACCATCAATATCAAAGCATATCACCATTCAAAAACCCGTTGTTACTCAAGCACCTACCGCTACTCAAAAACCCGTTGTTACTCAAGCACCTACCGCTACTCAAAAACCCGTTGTTACTCAAGCACCTACCGCTACTCAAAAACCCGTTGTTACTCAAGCACCTACCGCTACTCAAAAACCCGTTGTTACTCAAGCACCTACCGCTACTCAAAAACCCGTTGTTACTCAAGCACCTACCGCTACTCAAAAACCCGTTGTTACTCAAGCACCTACCGCTACTCAAAAACCCGTTGTTACTCAAGCACCTACCGCTACTCAAAAACCCGTTGTTACTCAAGCACCTACCGCTACTCAAAAACCCGTTGTTACTCAAGCACCTACCGCTACTCAAAAACCCGTTGTTACTCAAGCACCTACCGCTACTCAAAAACCCGTTGTTACTCAAACATCAACGAGCATAATACCAGATTATTCTATAGTTAAAAATTTTGAAGATGTTTATACTAGAATTCAATATATGAATTTAATTAATGGATATTTAAGGCGAAAACATACAGTTTTACCCAGTTGTGATTTAATAGCTGCAAAAACAATTGCTCAAACCGAACGATATAAAATGTATCATGTTAAATCGGGATCATTTTATTTTGGTTGTAAACAAACTAAATTTAAACCTCAAAAAATAAATTTTTTTACAGATTTAACGGGTTGGGATAATTGGCCTAATCTTAATAATAAACCTCCTGAAGTAATAGTTCAGCGCATATTAAACGATATTGTATTTAACAAAGAAACACAAAACTTATTATTGTCGGCTGGAATAGAATATTTATGTGATAAATGTGAGGATGCTGAATACGTATGTTATAATTTTTTTACAGAGGCAATAGACCATGTTTTAACTGAAGCATTCTTAATAACAATGACACTGGAAGAAAAAGAAAGTATATTTGTTCAATTATTATGTACATTGGCAATTTTACATTGTAAATATGGTATTATACATTCTAATATTAAACTGAAAAATATAGCTTTAAAAACCGTCAATGTTTCGTCTGATTATTTTAAATATGTCATAGGCGATCGAAATTTTTACATAAAAAATACGGGTTATATACCTCTGTTATGTAATTTTGATCACGCATACAGCGTACACCCAGATTATAGTTCGTCTGAATATTATGGTATTAGAAATGTAGTAGTTACTGAAACAGGTTTAAAGGTGGGTTGGGGAAATAGAGCAGGTAGAGAATATCAACAGACCCCTTTAAAACTATCTAAAAAAGCTGTATTTGACACAAATAATAAATTTATAAGCTTAGAAACAAATACTACCAAAATAACATGGGCCGATGGTCAAGAAGGTACTTTTAATAAAGTTTACAAACAAAATAAAGAAAAGATTGATTTAAAGGATTTACGAAAACATCCTGCTGAAGATTTTTTCCGGGATATAGATGCTTTATTGCAAATATTTGCTCCATATGAACGGTTTAAAATAGGAACTGATAAAAATAAAATTTTGTATGGGTTAAGGGGATTAAAATATTTATTTGCTGATTTAACAGCTGCTTATCTTTTTCCAGAAATTGGAGATTATGGCTTATATAAACGTGAATATAAATACAATTTTTAAATATGTTAATTACAGCATTGTTTATTTTTTATGTATTTCTACACTGGAAATAACTTAAACACTTAAGCAATATACAAATGAGCATAATCAACAAGTATATCACTTAGATGTTAAAAGATGAACCCTTTAATTCCTAAGGCATCATCAACAATGCAAAACGTCATTGAAAGTGTGGAATTAAAGGATATTTACCCTTTAACCCCTAAGCTATATACTCGGTCGCTATGTTCATATAGCTTAAAGGTTAAAGGGTTACTCTACACGTCAATAATGCTTTGTATTATTAACAATGCCTTAGAGGTTAAAAGGTTATTTTTACATTGTTATTGACAACACTTTGTGTCATTAATGATACCTTAAGAATTAATCCTTTAATCTCATACATCATCGATGATGCTTTGTGTTGTTAAGGATGCCTTAGGAATTAAAAGGTTAAAGAGTTAAAAATGAAGTTTTTTAGTAACAAAAATGTTGATCCTCCTGATCATTTCTACATTTACAATTAATATAGGAATTTGTCAAGATTGTGATTTTTTAAAAAGTTTGGCTGAAAATATCAAAACCATATTGGACTACAATTCCCGTGGGTTTAGATACGTTTTTCCTAGAAGTTATAATGTTTCTTATTATACAGCAGATACATCATGTAATGATGAATTATGTTGTATATTTCCAGACGCTTTACTTTTAGCTGAAGCTTGGAGTACACTTTTGAGAGATCTTTGGCATCAACATTTGAATTATTCCCTGATAGTAGATGTAAGACACATGTTACTTAAAATAACCAAGGAAAACAAAAATATGGATCAATTTCAGGAAGAAAACAATTTGTCAGAACTCCTTCCATTAACATCATCTACACCTGAAGAATTACTTAACAAAACATCTATTTTTCTAAAACGTTGGTTAGATATAGATTGTAAAAGTGGAGCTTTAATGTGTATTCCTGTGTTATCGGTAGCTAAACCTACTCTTAATATAGATGTTATTCAGAAAAAGATACCTTCTTCTACATCATCAATTGTACAATCAATATTTTTAATCTTATTTTCACTTTCATTTTCACTTTGATCTTTTACCTCCCTAAAGCATTGTTAATAATGTCCTATGAGTTAAATCTATGAAATTTTATAGTCGTAAAAACGACTTTAAAATTTATTTAAAATTAATTTAACACCATTTATTATAAGCTAAATGTGAATGAGATTGTGTTAACTCTATAAATTGATATACGTTGGTTTTCTGTAAAAAGGTAGTTATTTTTTTTAAATTACTTTTATCTTTAGATTTACAATTTTCTTTTATAAATTTCAAAACACATGTATTCATCCAATATTGAGCAGTCCAATCAGATGATTCTAATAAATCTAAATAACATAGTGCTATACGATGTATATGAGCTCTAATAGTTTTTTCTAACTGTTTTAATTTAGGATGTATACGAATCAAACAATCCTGGGCAAATCTATCTTCTCGTAAAAAAAAGTATATAAATCGCCTGATTACATCGGGGTCATTACCTCTTATTTCTGATAATTGAGAATAGCCTTCGGTGTATATTTTTTGATGGTTTCCCATAGAATCTATATATAAAACACCAGGTGTTTCGTATGGATCACATCCTTCTAAATAGGCATCTAATTGTTCTAAGTTTTCTATTTTTAAAATTCTAGGAGATCGAATGATAGCTCTGTTGTTTAATCGCACAAATTGTTCAAATATATAAGTCCCCTTGTGATATAAAGCTAACAAAGTTAACCGGGGAATCTTAGGTTCTTTACATACTAATTTTTCTTCAGCTGTACAAGACAATAAAAATATGTAGCCATATTTGGGATTTAAATGATAAAAAGCAAATCTGGACAAATAATCTCTAGATGTTTCATTGGGCTTCAAAGGTTCTTTCCACAGATGATTAACCGCTTCAAAGGTAGTGTCTCCAAAGGAAACATTTTTAGAAGCCCATTTCATCTTGAAAAGATCAAACTTCTTATTACTAGCTATAAACCATTGATCATTGATGTAAAAAATGTTAACGATTGTACCTTCTGCCAAAGGAAAAAATTTACCTTCAAATAACACGTCACAGGATTCTGCTCTTCTATTATAAGGTAAACTAGCAAAGACTAATTTATTCTTTTTGTAAATTAATCCTCGTAATTCTTTGCAATCGTCTTCTTTAGGTGCACAAAATAATCTTAGATCATCTTGCACATCAATGGCTTTATAACCCATTTTATTGTAATAAGCCGGTGAATAAAATTTCTGAGTCGTTTTGAACACCGGTGAATCCATCGAGACGGTTAAATCAGAACTTGTTTTTTTGAAATCAAGATTCATAAATTTTAAAATAAAAATGCCAACGATCGATCTTTATAAAAACAATTTATATCCTTGGAAAATCATAGGGCCTAAATTTACACCATATTATACTTATTTAACTCCTAAACAAGAAGAACAAGGCTTTACTAAACCAATTGATCTATCATTAATCGAACGCATCTATAGCCACCTATTTAAAACAGCTCATTTTAAAAGTAGAGCTTTTGTTCATTTAGACGATAAACAAGCGGTATTAGCTTTGAAGGGTCAGGAAGATGATGCATATTTTCACAAACATAAATTAAAGGCTATGCGTATTAAAATACGTTCTAACCCAGATTTGGCTCGTTTATTAAATGTAACAGGACCTTACACGTTGATTCATCCTGATAGAGCTTTAATTGGCTTATTAACTCAAGAACGTAACGCTGTGATTCCTGTAGAAACCGAAGATGCAATTACGCCTGCTGAATTAAAACGATTATTTTTGGCTTTAAAAGAATTATTTTTTTCAGATCATAAACGGTTACCACCTGATGGATCTTCTTTGAGTGAATTAAAACGAGCAGCTACACCTTATTACGATAAAATTAAAGGATATGGCTTACCAGCTATACCTTATTATGTATTGCAACATCCTAAAAGTATGCCTGGCTATGTAGCGCGTTTATACGCCACTGATGTATATCAGAAGCAGTTATATGAATTCAAAATAGCTTTAATATATGCTCAATGCAGAGCTCTTTTAAAAGAGTATTATGATATATCAGAGAATAAATATGATTTTGCCATTGAACAAGCCTTATCTACTGAATGGTCTTTATCCGATTTATTAAATAGAATCTATTATGCTTATGAAAATGAATTGTTAGAACCAGAAGTATTAGCTGATGTTCATGCTCCTAAGCCTGATTCTGAATTACAGTTTATTGAAACATCGGGATTTATGAAAGATTGGCAACTTATGGGAAACGAAGAGTTAAAGATGAGTGTACCTCGAGAACTATGGTTTGAAACAATGGGTCCATCTTTTACAATAGATGATATTTCTTTTCCTAGTTGTGTACATTATGCTTATTTTAAAGTTCTTCAACGCATGTATCCTAAGTTTAAAACTGATCAATTAATAGAACTTCCTATGATTAAATTACCTTATTTATATAAAGAACAAGCTGAAAATTGGATAACTCAAACGTTATTAACTGCTGTAGAGGAAGAATTATCGGATATTTTAGTCAGACATCCCATTATTAAAATAGTTTTATACGGTGCTCAAAATTATGATTTAAAATGGATTGATCCTACCGATCAAGTATTGGGTAATAAACTTACCAATGCCTATGAAAGAGTTAAAAATAATATAGTTCTAGATTTTAAAGGAAGATTTGTGGATTCGCTAAATATGACTGAAAATATGTTTTTTACAGAATGGTTTAAATATCGTATCAAACAATATAACACAGACGTCACATTGTTAGGAGAATGGACTGCTTATTATCACAACTCTGTAGGTGTATCTGCTTTTCGACGAGCCTCATTAGCAGAACTCAACTATTTACCAGATGATAATAATATACAATGGGCTTTAATTGTTAATGAATATTCTACCGAATTCACTGGGAAATCTATTTTTGAGGCTGTAAGTAGAGCACTAGAATTATGGGAAGATGCTCGAATGGATGCTGAATCAGCGGAAGCTACAATGCTAATTTATAAAAATGCACAAATCTTACATAAAGCTATTCAAAGTCAAGTTGATTTTAATGCTTTTTTCAACATGTTAAAAACTGGTAAACCAGATTCTTCGCATAGATACGATGTTTTCAGAATTAAAACTCTAATGGATGTAGATTTTAAACTAATAGCTGCTCGACTTAAAAAACCTTTAAAGACATTATTAGATATATAACTTTTAATTGTTAACCTTTTAACTCCTAAAGCATTATTGATAATACTATGTCATTAATGGTGTGGAGTTAAGTATTAAGAATAAGTACCTTTTAACAACTAAGTTAGATACAAACATAGCAAATGAGTAGATACTTAAAGATTAAAGAGTAAATACTTTTTAAATCCGTATTATGTCAACAACATAATATGTGATTGACATAATACGGATTTAAAAAGTATTTACTCTTTAATCTTTAAGGCATCATCGATGATATGAAATTAATCCTTTAAATTTTAAGGTATGTGTAAATGAGCATAAACCTTAAAATTTAAAAAGTTAACATCTAAGCTCATTTATATAGCTTAGATGTTGAAAGCTTTAAAAAGTTAAATATTATAACTTTTAGTACTATATTTAATTATTTATATATTTTAAAAATTAAAATATCTTATTTTTAACTCTGTTGATATAGTTTTTAAATCTATATTACATCGAGATAATTGTTGTAATGATGGAACAAAACTATGTACAAAATTAAATTCTAAATGCTTTAAGGAATCTATTATAAGCTCTCTATCATATGATCTAAAAACATTGGAGGATAATTTTTTAAGAGTACGTTTAATTAAAAATCCTGTAGGATTGTAAACAATTTGATACTTTGAAAAATCAGCATAGATGGTGCATAAATATTGAGGAATTTCTGTTTCGGTGTAATATAAAACACAAGCATTTTCTTGAAGTTTAGTCCATATTTCTTCATCAAAAGATGTTTCTAATGTATAATGATCGGCTACGATGTTACCCCAAAATTTACCAGGTAAAAATGTATTAAATTCTTTTATAACAGTTTCTAATCGTAATTCAGGTATAATTTCTACAAAGTTGTTTGGTTTAATAAATAGATAAGAAACGTAATATTTTAAAAATCGATCGATTAAAGGCCATGGAGATTCAGCGTGCCATAAATTAAATCTAAGTTCTTCACATCGAGCGCAATATATACCTTTTACCATTTTAATGCGTAAACGATTACGAGATTGTGATAAATATATTTCTAATATGCTTTCACAATAAAACCATGGTGAACTACATAAAACAGCGGTATTTCTAGGGAAATCGGTAAAATTTAAATCGTTTACATAACCCCAATACCACATACCTGCTTCCTCTAAAAATTTAAACCATGTTTCTGAGATTAATTCTAAATTATTTGATAGTCGACGTGTTAAAACTTTTTTAGGGGATGATATTAAAAAACATTTATATTTTCTTTTTATTCTATCAAACGCATCTAAACAAGCTGTATTAAAATCTGTTTTTTGACCTTTTAATATAAGTTTTTCATTATTAAACACTCGATATTCATTATAAAAAACAATTAGTTCTAATGATATAACCGTATTTGTTTTGAGCTTAATAAGCACCGTAAAATCACTACCGGGTATAGAAGATTTTACAACAGCCATTGATCCAATAGATGCCTGATCAAAATGATTTTCAGATCTTCTAGGCCATTGAAAATCGAATAATTTTAAATCATCAATATCTAGTAATACTTCTTTTGTTTTAAAAGCATATTTTTCACAGAAATAAAAAAAATTCATTACTAATTGTTTATATAATTATGTATTCTATTTTTTAAATTTTTAACTTTCTAACCCTATATTATCGATGATACAAAGCATCATTGTTGATAATATAAGGTTAATACTTAAGCTATATAAAGTGAATATAACAAATAAATATATAGCTTAAGTATTAAAAGGTTAAAGTTAAATTAAATAAAATTATAATTTAAATTAAACCCTTAAATTCCAACATTTGCTATGCTTACTTGTATATAGCTTAAGAACTAAAAAATAAATATTTTTAGTTCTTAAAGCACTACTCCATTTCTAAACAAGAAATAAATGGAAATTTATTTTAACCCTTTAACATCTAAGCTATATGAACAGGTGTATATAACTTAGATGTTAAAGGGTATTTACTCTTTAATTCCATGTTATCATTAACGATGCAATGTCGTCAATGATGTTTTAGGAGTTAAAGGGTTAAATTTAGAATAGAATATTGCTTTAATGATTCAAAACATCATCAATAATGCTTTAGGTATTTACCGTTTAACACCTAAACTATATGCTTATTATACTCACTTGTATATAGCTTAGGTGTTAAAAAGTTAAAAAATCAAATAAAAACTACTTTGCACTTATAATACATACGTTCCCAGTTACAAAACCCAATAAGTTGAGGATTCTTATAACAACGACCTTTAGAAGCAATAACATATGCTAAACATGAGTTATGTTTTAAAAATGCTATATTAATATCAGAACCTTTAAGGGTTATAAGAAATCTGTTACATAATAAATAATCGCCTTTTTTATATAATTTAACATGAGTTTCTAATTTTTTAAACGGTTTACCAAAGTTAAAAATACGACCCGTCATACGATAATCTTCTATGTATAATTTTATATCTATATGAAACCAGGATTTTTTTATGTTTAATGTTCCATCAGCAAATGATTCATTATAATTCGGAGGATTCATTGTTTTTATAAAGCTGATAAGCGCCTAATACTACACTTGTAGCAATTAAAACTATAGAAGCATATAGAACATATTTATAATATTTTTTTGTCACCAAAGTATTAGGTGTACCAATGGATTTATAAGATTTTACACCTGTATTTATTTTTTCTTTTTCTTTCCATTGATTATTATTATACATATACAATCTTAATATGGATGGCCCTAAAAATTGACCGTATAAATCTTCAGGACTTCTAGGTTTATCGGAGGGAGGTTCATAACCCCATTCCGCTAATTTATTAATTTTATTAAATTCAGTCCATTCTTCACCATATTTATAATAAATTCCAGTATCTTGATCCAAATAATAATCTCCGGATTGAGGATCTGTTTTAATTTGAGGAGAAGTAGGTAAACCGTAGCCTTGTAAAAATTTAGGTGATAAAGCATACGTTCCTTTGTCTATGTTTAATGTTTCTGGAATCCTTTTTAGATACCATATTTCAGAAGGTTTGGTTTCTATATAAAAATTTTTTTTTAAATCATATCCTTTCCAATAAACTGCGCTAAATTCTGTATGATCTTTTAATTTCTTTACTGCATCGGTCAAGCATAAATCTGTTTCAGCTAAAGATTCTTTTTTACTAGTATCACTTAATTCTTCTACATAACCATCATAATTAAGATCATAATAATTATAATAATAATACAAACCAACGCAACCTCCTACTAAACAAATAGGAGCTAAAAATTTAACACCTGCAAAAGCAACAGCGCCTATTACTATAGCAGCTGCAATTAAAAATGACATTCCAGATGCAGTAGCTGATGCTTTTTGAGAAAGCTGTTCAACTATGCGTTGGACCGTTTCATTTTGAGATACAGCATCTTGAGCACAATCTTGAAATATACGCTGTATTTGGGATAAATTTAAATCTTTTATTTTAACAGATCCACCTACATTTTGTAATACAATTTCTTGTGTCATAGCATCTACTAATGAACATGAATCATCGATGCGTACAGCTGCTTGAACACAAGCTGTTGCTATTGCACTAATTTGATTAACAGCGTAAGCATATTGTGCAGCATTTAATCCAGAAGTAACAGATTTAGCATTTTGAGCTACAGCTTCAAATAAATCTTGTTGAGCTTTTTGTTGAGACAGTACATTCATTAAACTCTTTACATTAATGTCTATCTGTTGAACAAAATATACATCTGAAACATCTACATCTCCATCTACATCTGAAACAGTAATAATTTGACTGTTGTTAATATCTGCTACTTGTGTCTTAATAATTTCAGAACTTACTTGAACATATGCATCTGTGACAACATCACTAATATTTTTTGAAACAGAAGCACCCATTTTCTTTTTTTACAAGGTTGTGTTTTAACCCTTTAACCTTTTTAACACTTAAGCTATATACAAATAAACATATATAACCTAAGTGTTAAAGGGTAAATACCCTTTAACTCTACATCGTCACCGATGACATAACGTATTATCAATGATGCCTTGGGAGTTAGGGGTTAACATCTAAGTTATATATAAATAAGAATAATAAATAATTATATAATTTAGTAAAAGATAGGTATCCTTTAATTTTTTAAAACTAAATATGTCTCTGATACTAATGTGTTAGAGACATATTTGGAGTTAACCCTTTAACTCTTAAAGCATCACTAATGTTTCACATCATTGACTACAATGTAGAGTTAACTCTTTAACATTTAAAGCGATATTCCACTGTGAATAATAAATGAATGATAGTCTATTCATCTTAAATTTAGGGTGGAATACTGCTTTAATCCTTTAACACCTAAGCTATATACTCACTTGCCGCTCTCTGTATATAGCTTAACCCTTTAACACTTAAGTTATATATGCTTATTTGTATATAGCTTAGGTGTTAGAATAATCATACTTGTTTACAAACATGATTAGCTACAATAGCATAAATATAATTACCTTTATATTTTTTTAATCGAAAAGCAAGAGGTTTAAAGTTTATTTGATCATAAAAAGAAAATTTACAACATTCAAAAACATATTTTTCATCGTTCAAAATACCTCCGATGATTAAAATATGAGCATATTCTAATTGAACAAAAATACCTGATTCAAGTAATTTAGATATTGAATAAGAATCTATTAAATCACAAGGTTTAATAGCATTTATTTCATAAGATATTTCAACTGACAATTTAGTCCCTTCACATATTACAGATGAAATAGAAATTATATGTGTTACATCTGTTATATAACCTGCTGGTTTATATATTTTATTTACACGTAGCGATCTTAAATGGTCAAGACATACTTGATTAAACGAATTAATCATATCACATGGTTTTAAATGTATTATTTCAGTGACTATCATTGTTATAACTTATTTTAAACTGGTAAAAAATTCAATACTTTTAATCCGTTAACACCTAAACTATATATACATACTTGTTTGTATATATAGCTTAGTTGTTAAAGGGTATTTACCCTTTAACTTTGTATTGTTAATGATGCTGCTTTAGGAGTTAAAGGTGGACTATTATTTTAAAACCCAAACACATTGTTGACAAGTATGTTGAAAAAACTATATATTTATCTTTTTAATATTTAAGCTAATATACAAATGAGTATAGTGAATAAGTATATGCTTAGATATTAAAGGATAATATCCTTTGATTCCATGTTGTTAATAATGACACAAAGCATCATTAATAATGTGGAATTAAAAGGTTAAATAACAAAAAATATAAAATCTTAAAAAATCTTATATTTTTATAATAGTAATATGATTAGCTTTAATTTTATTTAGTTATCACCTCTATTACTAGATGAACATTGTTCAGAGCAATTACACTGACCAGGAGAACCAGGAGGACCAGGAGGACCAGCAATACCACGAGCTCCAGGGAGACCATTTTTACCATCTATACCAGGAGGACCCATTGGGCTAGGAGGACCTACTAAGCCCATTGGACCTATTGGACCTGGGAGACCATCAAGACCCCTATCTCCTTTACTACCAGATTCACCTTTTAAACCTATAGCTCCATATTCTCCAGGATATCCACGTGGACCAGCCTCACCAGGAATACCAGGAATACCAGGAGGACCATTTATTCCTGGATCACCAGGAGGACCTATATCACCTGGCTTACCTGTCATACCATTTGGTCCCTGAGGACCACATTTTCCACGGTCACCTTTAAATCCAGTTATTCCTGGGCTGCCCATAACACCTGGTGTACCTGGTATACCTCGTATACCTGGTATACCTTGTATACCTGGTATACCTGGCTTTCCTTTACTCCCTGCAGATCCTTTGAGACCATCAGATCCAGGTAGACCACGTGGACCTGGAAGGCCTTGTTCTCCTTGTGGACCTGAAGGCCCAATCACTTTAGATTCATTACAAGAAAATCCACGTTCACCTCTGTCACCCTTAAAACCAGGCAATCCCTTTTGACCGTCACGACCATCTCTTCCAGGGTCACCAGGCATTCCAGGAGCTCCATTTTTACCAGGTTTACCTTGGCACGGAGTTCCTTTCTGCCCCTTAGGACCTATAGGTCCTCTTATTCCTTGATGACCAGGATTACCAGGCTCACCCATAGGGCCTGTATCACCTTTACAGTTGTGCGGACAAACATCTTCTTCAGCAGAACCATCAAATGGTGGTTCAGTTGGTTCAGGAGAATGATCATCTGAATTTCCGAAGAAACCTTGACTGGTGACAAGTTGAAATGTCACCAAACTGGAAAACGCTAATATTTTCATAATAGTTTTCATAGTTTTAGTTATACGATAGAAAAATATATTTTTTTTTTAAAAATATCAAATATCTTTTTAACTCTTTAATATTTAAAGCTTATATAAGTAAGTATCGTAATTTAAAAATAAACACTAGATTTTAAAGGGTAAATACCCTTTAACTCTACACTGTTATTGATAACATAGAATATTACTAACACCAGTGTTAAATTAAAGGGTATTTATTTTTTGAATTCAGCTTATTTTGTTTGTTACACTTACTTATATATACTTCAGGATTTAACCTTTTTAACACATAAGCATATACTCACTCACTGTGCTCATTTGTATATAAATTAAGTATTAAGAGTTAAGGTTTAACTCTTTAACACTTTAAGACATATATTTATTCACCACACTTTTTTATATATGATTTAGGTGTTAAAGGGTAAAAAAAAGTTAAAACTTAATTATTTCGTTCAAAAAATTAAAATCGATGATGAATGTTTTAGTAAAAACATATCTTGTTGAAAATGATAAAAGACTTTAATCTTGATAAATGAAAAGATTTTAACTCTGATTTAATATATAATCTTCTGTGAGAATTTAAAAATATAAAATTTTAAACCATTTTCCCTCTAAACTTGTTGAACTAAAATTTAGATAATAAAAACATATTATGGATAAAAAGTCTGAAAGGGGTTTTATAGTAGAATTTTAGAATCAATTGATCATTTGTTAATTTCCTTGTTATCTTAACGTAAAAAGATTGTATATTACTATATCAATATTTAAGTTAACATAATAAAAATATTTAGGGCTTTTAATCAAAAAAGATTATCCTGATAAACAATGTTTTAAAAATAGAATTAAAATCAGCAATTGATAAAAACTGTATTTTTCCTAGCAACAGATCTCTTATTAAGAAAGTACTACTACTTGTTAATTATCTTAAAGCTTGTTGATTTTACAAAACATACAAAATGTTAACTGATGACAATTACAATTATTCTAAAGTCCCTATAAAAACTGAATTATTAGTTCAAGATTGAAATTTTAATATAATGGTTTTTTTAATCTATTATATTTTAAAGAGTATAATCAATATATCTATAACACTACTAAAATATACAAAACAGAATCTTTTTAATGAATGATTACTACAAAACTTGTAAATATAGAAGATGATTTAAGTTTGATTACAAATTTCAATAAATTAACCACTTGGAAAACTTATTTTTAAAGATTTTAAGATGTATAGCTGTTTTATGTAATGTTTCTAATTACAACAATTTCCATTGGAATATATATATCCAAAGAACATTTTTTTCCAAAAATGTCTTGATACATATTAATTGGAAAATAATACATGAAGCATTTTAAAAAGCTAATTAATCCCTTAATGTCTAAGGTATCATCAACAAGATGAACTTAAAAATATTTACCCTTTAAATCATGTCATTAATGATATTTTAGAAGTTAACCCCTTAACCTCTAATGTATTGTTAATAACACAAAGCATCATTGACCATGGTGTAAAACAAAAAATATTTATCCTTAATATTTAAACTTACTATACCCACTCATATATAGCTTAGGTATAAAAGGGTTAAGCTATATACCCACATGCTATATAACTTAGGTAAAGAGTTAAAAGTAAAAACATCTTTATAAAGACTACTATAGATTTTAAAAATGTCAACCTGTATACAACTTATTAAACAAAATTTAAATCGGTACTGGATTGAATTTATCACTGGATTCAGTGCCGCCTTTACATTAATTTATTATTTTAATAAAATAAGAAAATCTGTACCAAGTAATAAATCAATTAAAACTAGTAAGGGAGAATTAATCTGTAAACAAATAGTAGAAAAATTAACTGGTAAATTATTTGTTAAAACTAGACCTAAATTTTTGTTAAATAAAGTAACAAATAGAAACTTAGAATTAGACTGCTACAATGCTGAATTAAAATTAGCTATAGAATATAACGGAGAACAGCATTATAAATATAAACCCTTTTTTCATAAAACAATAGGAGAATTTAGAGAATTAAAATATAGAGATCTATTAAAACAAATTATGTGTAAAGAAGCTGATATTATATTAATAGTTGTACCTTATACTATTAAAGATATAGAAGGATATTTAAGAAATAATTTGCCCGTTAAAATGTTAAAATCTAATTTGTAATTTTTATTTCTTTAACTCTTTAAAAAAAACTAAATATAAATTAAAACAATGTATTTTAAGGACATCAACGATCTTTTAATTTTTAAAAGTTAACCCTTTAACTCATGCTATCATCAATGACACTTTATATTCTGACAATGCCTTAGGAATTAAAGGGTATTTATCCTTTAATACCTAAGCTATATACAAGCAAGGGTAGCAAATGAGAATATAATCTAGGGTTAACCCTTTATATAAGCTATATACGAATAAATATAGCAAACAAGTATATAGCTTAGTTGTAACCCTTTAACTCCTAAGGTATTATCAATAATGCTTTGTGTTATTAATGATAACATGAAATTAACCCTTTAAGACCTAAGCTATATATTCACTCGCTATGTTTGCATATAGCTTAGGTCTTAAAGGGTTAAAAAAATTAAAATATTATCTTAGCGTATAAACATGGCATTTCACACTGTAATAAATTTCGTGTAAAAATTGCTATTTTAGAATAAGAAGTTTTTAGAGGAATTATATCTTTATTATATAAAATTAATTCAGATTCTACATTATAATTTAATTTATATTTAACTGATAAAATTTTTTTACATACGCTGTTGTATATTTTTAATTTTAAAACAACTTCTGACTCAAAAGATTTATAAAATGTTAATAATTTTCGTAATTCATCTATTTCTATTATATAATCACATAACAAATCATAATCTATTTGGAATTCATCAGGCTTTATTTTTAATAAATTGTTTATTTTTATATCAGAAAAGTATCCTATGATATACATGATACAATCAACAACATAACTTAATTGTTGAACAATATCACGATCTATTGTAAACCTTGTTATATAATAAATTATCTTTTGATAATATTTTTCTACAATTTCAAGTAATTCAGCCATTAATTCATTCAAATATAACTCAAAAATAAAAAATTTTCAACTTCAGCAATTTTTACAGAGATTATTCTTTAACTCTTAAAAATTGAAAGATCACTGACACCCTTAATATTTTGTTTTAGTTTATATTCGATTTTTAAAGGATTACATTTAGGCTATATACAAACAAATATAATGAGTAAGTATATAGCTTAGATAATCCTTTAAAAATTGGGTATAAAACAATGTATTTTAATTCTTTAATATCTAAGCTATATATAAAAACAAGTACTGCAAGTAAATATATAACTTAACCTCCTGAAACCCAAGTTTTTGAAGTAATCTAAGATTTTGTTCTCTCTATACATTGGGTTTCAAGAGGTTAAATCAATACTCACCTCAAATAAAAATGAATGGAGGTCTATATTAATCAAATATTTTGTCGTTATAGACTTCATTCAATGTAAATTTAGGGTAGAATAATGCTAACACTTAAGCTTATATACTCACTCGCTACTCTTATTTGTATATAGCCTAGCTGTTAAAAGGTTAAACTATATACTTATTTATATATAATTTAGGTGTTGAAGGGTTATTTATATAAATATGAGAATACATAATTTAAAAAAATAAATATCTATAAAGGCCATCGAAACTCCTCAATAACATCAAATTTTACTTCAGAAAATTGTGGAAATAAAATAGCAGCTGTTAAATCAGGTAAAACAGATCTCAAATCATCAAAAATATAATCTTTATCTAAAAAGATTTTAATTAAGTCTTGTACATCTTTTTTAAAATCAAACGCTGGATAAGTTCTCATATCTGCTAAATCTATAGTTAAATCAGGAACTGAATCAAATCCATCTACAAATATATTTTGATTGCTATCGTTGCGTTTATAAGTTTTATAATTGTATTTTTCATCTAAAATAGGTAGATATTTAGTTTTAAATGATTCTATTTTTAATTCGTTACCTGCTTTATTTCCCCAAAAAGCATCAACTTCTGCAGAAACTTTTACATTTCTTATTCCTCTATATTGATCTATATCATACATAGGATTAAGTACACGAGCATTATCAAAACCAGTAATCGCGGCTATAAATCCTATGTTAGGTAAATAAAAAGTTCTACCGGCTATTTTATATTTAAAGTAATTATCACTTTGTTTAATATCTAAATAAATTATATTTTCAGGAGTTATATTATTATGTAATATACCATACTGTCCCTGTAGAATTGTTAAAGTCAGTAATAATTGACACAAAGTTACATTTCTTTCTAACTGAGACATAGCAGGCAATTTTTCAGCTAATTTTCCATTGATTTTTTCCTGTAAATGTATAATAAATCCTTGACAAACTACAGACCCTGAAGAATATCTACCATTAGGCATAAAACTGCGATTCATGGCATCATTAACCATAGTATGAATATCTATTATATAAGGTGAATCTATCGTTTTAACACGGTCAAATTTAAGATGTTCATCATTAAGATTTTCGAAACATAAATCTATTTTAGAAATTTTTAATTTTTGTCTAATTAACAAGCTTTTACGACGTCTTTCAAATAATCTATAAGGTTTTTCCATAAATAACGCCTCAATTTCTGCTTGATCGGGTCTAGAAAATTGTAAAATTTTATTCAAAGAATCGTCTAAATTTCCCCATAAATAATCTACCCATGACTTTAAAAATCCTTCTGCTTCATGTCGATCAGGTATTTGAGTTAAAGGATGATATTTAAGAGGATCGGTGCTAGGGTATGAAATAACAGATTCTTCATCTACTAAAATCTCAGATTTAACAAATGTTACGGGTTTAGGTTTTAAGTTTATATCAATCAACGATTTATATTTCTTTTTCTTATTTTTTTGAATTTCTTCTATATTTTCAGAGGCGGGATTATAATAAGATTTAAAATTATTTAAAAAATAAGATGGGTAATAATTTTTAGGTCGATCAGAATCATTGTATAAACCTAAAATATTTTTATTGATATGATATTCTTCTGTAGATTGTACAAATTTTACATTTAAATTTTCTTTTAAAGATAATTCCGGATAAGGTTCACCACATTTTTTTTTTAATTCCAAATAAGCTTTTTTGTTCAAAACATTTTTATGAGGATCTGTTTTAAATTCTTCACACATTTTTTAATCAATGCGTAATTTTTAACCCTTGTACTATATATGAACAAATATAATGAATGTATATATAATAAGTATTAATTCATTAACCTTTTAACCCTTAAGCTATATACTCATTTGCTACACTTGTTTATATATAGCTTAGAGGGTGGATAAAAGGTTAATTCCACATTATTGACTATAATGCCTAAAGGGTTAAATATATTATAATGCTAATTTTATATTTTTTAAAATTTTAGAAGATATTTCATATCCTTCCCATATATTAGTTTTACCTGATATATCAATAAAAACTAAAGTAGGAAGATTTATCGTTTTAGATTTTAATAATTTAGGCAGTTTTTTAATAACGGCTTTTTCAGCCTCTGATTCGCCATCAAAAGGTTGAGCTATTATAATTCTAACACCTAAGGTATCTAACGGTTCGATTAATTTATGAATTTCTGGAACTAATTTAAGGCAATATGTACATGAATTAGAACCTATTACCAATAAACAAGGCCTTAAGTTAAGATGAAGTAATCCTTCCTCTGTGAAATCCGAAATTATAGCGTATGAAATTGGGTAAGTAAAATTATCCATTTTTAAAAATGCTTAATATATTTTTAGATTTAGATGAAACTTTAGTCAGATCATTTAAAAAAAATAAATTAGGAGTTAATTATGTTAAACCAGGAATTTATGAAAAGGGTACAATTCCACCTCATGCTGAAAATAAAAAACAATTAGCACTTCTTATTTCACAATACATTTGGAGTGTAACTGATGATTATGTGGTTTGTCATAGACCTTATTTAGAGGTTTTTTTAAATGCTGTAATGGATCGTTACAATGTAGGTGTATGGACAGCTGCTTCAGCAAGATATGCTATTCAAATTATTAAAAATTTAAAATTCAAAAAACTAGGTTTATTTCTATATGACAAACATTGGCCTAAAGATTTAAAAAAATTAAATAATTTAGGTTATTCTATGTATAATACTTATATAATAGATGATTTAGAAGAAGTTGAAGAATTACAACCTAATAACTGTCTTCGTATTAAACCTTTTAAGGCTGGTATAGATCAAACAGATGATTATGAATTGTTAAAAATATTAACAAAATTAATTAATTTAGAATATACATCAAAAAAATAATTGTTTTATTCTAATCCTTTAACTCTTTAACTCCTAAGGCATCATTAATGCAAAGCATCGTTGATGACAGTGTGAAGTTAAAGGATAAATAAATACCTTTTAATTTCACACATCACCAATGACATAAAGCATCATTGAGAACAACTTAGGAGTTAAAGAGTTTCGCTATATACTCACTCATTGCATTTATTTGTATATAGCTTAGGTGTTAAAAGGTTAAAATATAAAAATCGAACATCTTTAAAATAATTTAACAAAACTATAAAATGAACAAAGAGACTTTAATTAATATAAAAGCTATGCTAAAAGCTAGAAATGTTTCTGATGAATTAATTAAAATAAATGAAGAAGAATATAAAACATTAGATGAAATAAAAATTTATTTTATTGAACAAATTACAGCTTCTTTTCTTAGAACTTTAGATAAAATTCTAACTTTAAATATTGTAATTTATTTTAAATCAGCCACCTATGATGTTTTAAAAAAAACTAATGGAGAATTAAATTTACAAATATTTCACATCTCTCGATTTGCTTATGATTTAGGTTCCATCATACCTCAGCATAAATTATGGAAACAAAATTCTAAAGAAGGTAAAGATTATCCTAAAATATTAGCAGAAGATCCAGCTTGTAAATATTATGATTTTAAAAAAAATGATCTGATTGTGGTGGAAGAAGATGTAGGACCTCGCATTTTTAAAGTTATATAAAATGCTAGGAATACTTTTTGCGGTATTTTGTACATGGGCTTTTGCCCTTAAATTAATCGTCGATCGAACATTTTATACCAATTGTCGACAGCAATATATATTATTTTCAACTATAATAGATATTTTATGGCGTAGATGGATTACTAAACCTATCAGCGTTCATCAAACCACAAGTCGTGTTAAAATAACATTTCATGATGGAACTCAATATTGTCACATTTTTTTAAAAAAATGTGTTCCTATTATTACTATTAAAGGTGCTAAGTCTAAAGAAGATTATACTTTAGAATTAAAATCGTATTTTAAATGGGAACAAGATTATCCTAGTCCTAGAATTTTAAGTTTAGATGAAGATTTAGAAGTAAAATATAAAGATGATACTATTTATGCTGTTCAAAATGAATACTAAATTGTTATATAAAATAGTTTTAAATTTTTTAACATCTAAGCTATACAATTAAGCATAGCAAGCTTATATATTAACTTTTTAAACCTTAACCCTTAAGTTATATACTCACTCGCTATGCTCGTTTATATATAACTTAAGGATTAACCCTTTAATACCTACCTAAGCTATATATGAGCGTAACAAGCAAGTATATAGTTTAAGTATTGATTAATTGCATATTCCACCATTTAATGTATAAATTAAATCACATGTATTATATAATTCAGTAATTGAATATAAATTATGTTCAAATAATACTATATTTTTATCTTTGAAAATTAAAGTTAATCCCTGTAAAGCTTCTTTTAAAAGAGATTTAGACATTTTTTGTTTTGGTACATATCGAAACAAAAAATTTTTATGAAGAATATAAGGTTCTAATACTTTAATAAGAGATGAAATTAGCATTAAATATTCAACATTACATTTCCCATTTAATAGAATTAATTCTTTAATAGTTTTTTCTATAAACATATCTAAAATAACAGTGAAATTTTTCGAACATAAACATTTTAAACAAATATACCAGAATCCTCGTTCACAGTAAAAACATTTAAACATCTTTCTTTATTTTTATTTTAAAATAAATCTAAATAAATTAACTTCTTGAGGTCATTGGATGCATTTATATGTCTTAAATGTGTAATTACAATCAAAAGAGTTAAATCTTTAACCCCCCACCTCACACCGTCATCAATGATGCCTTAAGAGTTAACACATCAATATAATACTTTATATTGTTGATGATTACATAGAATTAAAGGATAAATACCCTTTAACACCTAAGCTATATAAACAAATGCTAAGTAAGTATATATCTTAAGTAAAAGATTAAGAATCATTAACGTTTTTGTTTTAACCCTTTAACATCTAAGCCATGAGTAAGTATATAGCTTAAGTAAAGGGTTAAAAGTACGGTGTTTTAGCTTATATTCAGTTTTTAAACAGTTAATACATAAGTTATATTAAAAACAGGTAAAGCAAGTGAATATATAGCTTAAATATTAAATGGTGAATATCCTATAACTTCACAATATCATCAATGATGCTTTAAGAATTAAAGGGGTTAAAAGCTGTCAAAATCTTTTAATTTTAAATGTTTTTAAATTATAACGAATTTAAATCCCTCAAAGCTTTTTGATATGTCTCATTAAAATCCTTTTTTTGTTCTAAATCAGTACATAATTTATTATAAATTAAAGCTGATGTTTTAAATTTTAAATATCGCTTAATAAATGTTTTAGATGTTGATATTTTATAAGGTTCTTTTATAAGGGATTTTTCTAGTTTTTCTAATAAAATTCGACTTTCTTCCGATAAATCAAGTGCTCGCTTAGAGATTTTATATTCACGGGGTTTAAAGAATATTTTAAAATCACTTCCAAATGTAGTTTTTTTACCCGTATCATATAAAAAATTTGTTTTACAAATAGCACATGTCATATTATTACATCGATCTATTTTATAAATTTTAGTTTTGCATTTTGGACATGAAATCATGTTATTTAACACGTTTACAGATTCTATATCTTCTGGTTTACATTCATGAAAAGCAGTTTTTTCTAATCGGCAGGTTAAACATAGTGTTCTATGACATATTTTACATCTATCACTTTCTATTGTTCCTGGACAATAAGAAAAAGGACATTTTAAATAATCTTCTGCTGTTTGATTTAATTCTTGTTTAGCTTGGGCAATACATAAATTATGTAATTTAACAGTAAAAAATTCTTCTATAAAATCTTTGTAAACTGGTGGAATAGTTTGTAACCAATCAACCTTTTTCATTACTGCCATTGTTTCAATCTGGGTGTTTTTTTCATCGATAGGTTTCTTTAAGCGTTCGATAAATTTTATATAACAAGGCATTAATATTGGTTCAGTTGTTTTGTTTAAATTGTAATGAGAACCACAATCACAAACTGGGTATTCGGTACTTTCAGAAGCTATATCAGTGGATTTTTGTAAACAATCCAAACATACAACAATTTTACATTCTAATTGACAATATACAGCAAACTGAATATTATCATCCAAACAATAAGCACAATTTGATGAATGAGACATTGTTGTTATAAATCTACAGCGTTTATAAAAGAAAATCGTTTTTAAAAAATGAATCGATATTTAAAGAACCGATTTTCTTCAAAATTTGTTTCAATAGGAACACGACCTTCGTTTAATCCATTTGCCCCCTCAGAATTTGGACCCAATTTATGGTATACTTTACATACAGCAGCAGCATCAGCTTCAGATCCTTTATTACCCTGTGAAAGGGAGGAATGGAAGGCGATTTTAAAAGGATTACCAGCTCTTATACCTTGTTCTACTTGTAAAAATCATTATAAAGAAATTATGATTCGAGTAGATTTAAAAAAGGTTGTTCATACTAAAAAATCTCTTTTTAATTTTTTAACAGATTTACACGATACAGTTAATTCTCGAACCAATAAACCTAGGTTTAGTAGAGAAAAAGCTAAACAATTGTATGATTACGATAAAGGACCCGGACTTATGCTTTTTATCGAGCGCAGTACTAAAATATTTGAATAACGATTTTTAATATTCACGAATCGATTAACGCGCTGAAATAAACATGAGTAAATACAATAAAAAACCAGAGTTGGAAGATGAATCTGAAGATCTATTTGACCCCAAAAAGTGGGAAGTAGAATCTGAAGATGATTTTTCTGATGATGAAAATGATGAAGAATATCAGGTGGAATTTTATTCCGATGAAGACTCAGACGCTGAAGAAGCTGAGATCAAATCTGAGGGAAAACCACCTAAGTTTGACAAGGAAGCTCATCTGAAAAAGTTGAATGATCGTTATAAGCAAAGCTTAATTGATTGCTATGCAGCTTTAGAAGGAAAGCTTAAATGGACAGAGTTCAAGCTAGAACCACCTCCTCCTTTTGAACCCGAAGAAATTTGTCGAATCAAAAAAGATCGAGTCAAAGCTCCACGGGTAAAAAAATGGATCAAAACGTCAGATGTAAAAATCATTATCAATGACGATTTAGGAGTATGTTTTGTGTGGAAGGTTCAAAAATCCAGCAAACCTTGCAAGTATTTAGTGGAAGGTCAAAAATGTCCTTTTGGCCCTGAAAAATGTCATCACAATCACGGGCCTCCCCCCACTGAAAAGAAACATCAACTGTGCAAGTATGTCAAAGAAGACAAACCCTGCCCTTTCAAAAATTATTGTTTGTATCAGCACGAAATTATACAAAAAGATCGCTTATGCAAGTACTACAAAAATCAGCAACCATGCCCTTTCAAAGACAAATGCATGTACAAACACGAGACTCTTAAAATCAAACCAGAACCACCTCCTGTACATCCTCCTGTTGCAATAAAATCTGGATTAAAATACAAACCCGATGGTCCAGCTATATGCAAACACGCCAGCAAATGCAAAATGAATTTGTCAGGAAAATGCAAATTTCTTCACACTCGCAAAGATATTAAAAATTCTATGAAACCCTGTCCCAGAGGGGAAAAATGTGATGCTGTTAAATTATGCCTTAAAAAATTAGTCAATAAACAAGGGCAGCAAATTTCTTATTACAAAAGTGTAAATGGTGGTTGCGGATTTGCACACCCTCAAGAAGAATTAGATGCTTTCGCTTACAGAATGACCAAATAATTCTTAACAATTAAATAAACGCGTCAAATTAGCTTACCGATGCGTTTATTTAACATCATAAAACTTGATATATTGAGTTTTATGATGTTTATTCTAATTTTTAACCCTTTAACTCTTAAGCTATATGTAAGTGAGGTAAATAAGTATAGCTTAAATATTAATCCATTAAATCTTAAGGCTTAAATGAGTGTAGTGAATGAGTATATAGCTTAAATATTTAAAGGGTTAATATCTAAACTATATATACATGTTTGTTCATATATAGTGTAGATGTTAAAGGGTTAAAATGTTAAAGAATTGAATAAAATTGATCATAAATTAAAAAAAGATCGAATTTTTAAAAAGATGTTAATATTTAAAATATTATTAATTGGAATTGACTTTCTTTTTATTCTAATTAACATGTTAACAATCGTGTTGATTGGATGGATGATGTATGAAAAACCTTTACCTGTGTTTATTTGCATTTTAATTATAAGTACTTGCTTTATACTTAACAGTTGTTATAATATATATGCAGTTCATCCTATTAAAAAATGTAAATTGAGTATTTCTTTGGTAAGTATCTGGACTTTATTTTTTGGATATGTATTTTTATCTATTTATATTATGCTAACTAGTTATGATATAATTGATAAATTTCAGCATATTTTACTTTTTCGTGAAATATGTAAAAACTGTAACAAAGAAATGTTGATAAAGTATGTTTTATTTATTGTTTTAAACACCTTTAATATATTTTTAGCTCTCCAAATAATTTTTTCTACCGTTATAGTTAGTATAGCATATAATACACAACGTTCATTTAGATTAACCAATATAATTGCATAAAATATGTATAACCCTTTAATTCCAAACACATCACCAACAAAACATTAATACTGTTGGTATGCAGAGGGTATTCATCCTTTAACCCTTAAGCTATATACTGACTCGCTATATTCACTCATATAAGCCTTAGGATTTAACCCTTTACTCTTAAGGCATCATTGATGACAGTATGGAATATTTCTTTAAATCTTAAGGTCTATACAAGAGTGAACATAGCAAATAAGTATAAGCCTTAGGATTTAAAGGATAAGTATCCTTTAACTCCACATTGTAATAATGCTTTGGGGGTTAAAGGTTGTTTATCCATAATACATAAGTTATATATTCATTCACTGTGTTTACTTGTATATAACTTAGGCATAAAAAGGTTAATCTACAATTAAATTTGATTTTAATTAAATTTAAATTAAAATTGTTTATAAATTATGTATCATATTGATGTTTTGAATCGTTTATTGATTAAAAATTTTTGTGTCTTAACCGGTAAAGAATTATCCGATTGGGATATTAAATTTTATATCTCTCAAATGAAACCGTTGATAGAAGATATTTTAAACGTTGTAGAAAAAAATATATATCGATTTCAACCATGTGAGTCAAATTGTGATATTTTAATCGTTAATAATTATAAACTAAATTTTATTTCAACATATGTTAATTTAATAGCGGTACATAAAATATTATTTAAAGAACATCTTAATACTTTAAATACATCTGAAAAAACATTTAGAATGTTTATTCAACGATTAACTTTGTTTTATAACATGGTTTTACTTTATACAATATAAATTTATATTAATCCTTTAATTCCTAAGGCGTCATCAACAATGTGGAATTAAAGAGTAAATACTCTTTAACACCTAAGCTATATACAAGTGAGCATATACAGCTTAAATGTTAATTCTTTAACACTTAAGCTATATACAAATAAGTGCAGCGAATGAGTATATAGCTTAGGTGTTAAAGGGTTAAACCTATATCATCCGGTGATAAATAACCTTTATCTAAATTCAATAAATCACTTATTAAATCATCGGTTGAAATAAATTCAGGAGGTAAAATATTACCTAAAAATTTAAAGGTTCGTAATAATAATTTTAATTCTACTTTAACAGATGATATAGAAAATGTATATGGATTTTCAATAAGAATTAACAATAATAACCTTCTTAATGCTTTTATATCTTCTGCTACATAATCTATTACAGTTAATACTCTATCATTTTGAATTTGTGTAAATTGTAACAATGTAGGTGATTTAAAATTAAACCAAACAGTAAACAAATGAATTTGATCGATTAAATATTGAAGAATGGAAGAATCTCCTGCATTGGTTTCAACAATGTAATCTATGTTTAATCCAATATCTATAACATGCCTTCTAACACTTATAATTCTATTAATTATAATGTATGAAATATCCATCGTCTGTATACACAAAGCACAAAGTTCGCATTCACTTTTAACCCAACATAAAACACACATTTTATTTTTATTTTTTTTTGACTCTTTAACCCTTAACCCCTTAACTTCTAAGGCATTGTTAATGATACTTTGCATCATTAACAATAGCGTAAAGTTAAGTTAAAGCAATACTTCATTCCTGAAAAAGGAGATAAATATAAGTTTACACAGCTAAATTTTTAATCATCATAAACTTATGCTGAACTTAAATTTAGGGTGGAGTATTGCTTTAAAGAGTTAACTCTTTAACTCTGTCATTAATGACATAAAGCATTGTTAGTGATACATGAGTTAAAGGGTTAACTTCATATTGTCACTGATGATGCTGTGTTGTTAATGACACCTTAAGAGTTAAAGGCTTAATACCTAAGCTATATATATACTCATTCGCTGTGCTCACTTGTATATAGCTTAGGTATGAAGGGGGTAAAAGGTTAAAAAATAAATTGATCAGAATCATCTGATGTATACAATAAATCATCTGAGTCGTTTAAACTCCATAAATCTGATTCATCAAAACTCCAATCAGATGAATCTGAACATTCAGACGATTCTGATATAATAAGAGGATTTCTACCGTTATCATCTTCAGAATCTGAGATATCCTTAAGAATAGGTGGTGTATGGGCGTTTTTATAATTTAAATACTTGGGAAAGCAATTTAATAATAATTTACCATTGAATTGACCTAGAGCAGAAGTAAATCCTTTAGAATTTTTATATTCAGCTAATCCTGGCACATTTCCGTACATTTTATAAAATTTGGGTTGTAAAATAGCTGTTCCTACTCGATCACTTTGACAATAAATATTCCAAATTAATAAATAACGAGTTTCAGAACGATGCCTCAAAGATATTTTATCCAACCTTAAGCATTTATTGCTTATAAAAAGCATAGGAAATTTATTAAACTCATCTAATACTAAATTAGTTTCATTGTTTATAATTTTGACTACATCATTTGTCCAAGAATGCGATTTTTTAGCTTCTAAAATAATTTTGATTAAGTCTTCTATTTGTGTTTGATATACACAAGGTTTAATAATTTTACCGTTATAATAATTACCGGATAAATATTCGTTTTTAACAGCATGATAAACAGTATACCAATTTTTCCAATTTAAAGTTTTATTAAGCGTTTTAATGAAATAACCTCTGTTTTGAAAAGTTTGAAAAGTGAAAATTTTATTTGCTTCAATTTTGAATTCACAACTCTTTTCTTCGATTAAATCAGATAAAGTATATACATATAATCGATCGTTAACTTGAAAGCTGTGAAGGGGGAAAAATTCGTATTTCCAATCTATTAGATCATCCCATTTAATTTCTGATTTAATTTCCCTGTAAATCAACCAATATAATTTATTGGGTAATTTTAAATTTAATAAGAGTTCAGGAGGTAGATATCCTAATATTTTAAATTGAATATGTTCTGGTAACGTATCCATTTTTATTTTTGATTCATATCTGGTCTTGGATAATCGCTTTTAATTTTTTATATTTAAACCCCGAGGCTTATATGAGTGAATTAGTGAATGAGTACACAAGCCTTGAGATTTAACCCTTTAACACCTAAGTTATATACAAACAAGTGTAATAAGTAAGTATAGCTTAGGTGTTAAAGGGTAAATATCTTTTAACTCTACACTATCATCAATTACATGAAGTGTTATTGATTACACTTTAGAGGTTAAAGAGTGAACACCCTTTAAAAACTGAAAAATTGCTGATAGTTTCAAAATACATTGTTTTAGTTTTTAACCCTTTAATTCTATATTGTCAACAATACGATGCATCATTGATGATACCTTAAGAATTGAAGGATTAAATCCTAAAGTTTATATTTACTCACTATCCTCATTCATATATAGCTTAGGTGTTAAAGGGTTAAAAAGTAAATATCTTCCATGTGTCAATATTAATACATCATTGACAACATGTTCAGAGTTAAAAAAAAAGTTAGATAGGTATTGATTTTCCAAAAATAAATTTATTATTTTTTAAAAAAGTTTCTAAACGACTGTATCTAAATTTATAAATTGTTGAACCGGTGTAAAATTCTAAATATGAAGAATAGGGTCTATTGTGAGCAATAATTAAATTTTTATATGATTTTGAATCAAGTAATAAATTTTCAGATGTTTTTATTACAGCTGCTGGTAATAATTTAGACACGTGATATTTAATATAATTAGAATGTACAACTATGCATACAGAATCTAATCTTGATATTAATTTTTTAATAAAAGTTAATCTAGTGATGAAATATGGTCTAACACGTTTAAAGAATGTAAAATTAAAATAATATTCGTTAGTTGAACCAATAAGAAATTCAGCATAGGTATTTTCAAATAAAAATCGTTCAGTCATAACAGCATCTATCCAAATAAAAAAAGGTAAAAGATAACAATCTGATATAAAATTAACATATTTTTCATTCATAAAAGTATTTCTGTATTTGAATAGATTGCTTAATGTAGTAAACATATACCGCTCATCATCTGAAAATTCAGGATCTTTTAATTCAACTAACTTAATGGGTGATGAAGGTGTTACAACATTAATACGAATATCTTCTACATATAATTCTCTGATAAATTTTAAATTAGCAGGATCTTGAGCAAGTACAGTTAAAGCTACATCAAATTGATCCATTACACCTAATCTAAATATTAAATATGTTTCATTAGCTTGTATATCTCTTATATAAGTTAGTAAATCATCTTTAATTGGGTTTTGAAATTGATCTATAATTAATATGTTATATTTTATAGTAGGTTTTTTAGAAACAATAGTTTTTATTGTGAAATTTTTGTTAGTTTTAGACCTAACTTTACGCCATATAAAAACAGATTTTGGATCTGTGATTAATAAAATAGAGCTTGATTCAAACCATTTATTTATTTTAAATGGATTTGAACATATGAAATATTGAACATACATTGTTTTTTTTACGTTAACCCTTTAACTCCTAAGGCATTATCAACAACAACATTGAGTTTACCCTTTAACACCTAAGTTATATATGCATTTGTTTATATATAATTTAAGTGTTAACCCTTAACACCTAAGTTATATACAAGTGTAACAAGTGAGTATATAACTTAAGTGTTAAAGGGTATTTACCCTTTAATTCTATATCGTCATCAATGACACAAAGTGTTGTTGATAATGCCTTAGGAGTTAGAGGGTTAATACATAAGCTATATATGAATAAGTGTAGTGAGTTTATGTATTACACTAATACTTAAATTATATAAACAAGCATAGCAAGTGAATATATAGCTTAAGTGTTAAAAGGTATTTATCTTTTTTAAAATGATATTTTACCCTAAATTCGAGACAAATATGTGTAAGTCTATACACTTAAAAAATTTGGTTGCTATAGACTTCATTCGATGTAAATTTAGGGTGGAATATCACTTTAACATCTAAGTGTATATATAAAACAAATGTATATATAACTTAGATGTTAACTTTTAAAACTGAAAGATCGCTGATGATCTCAAAATACATTATTTTAGTTTATACCCAATTTTTAAAGGGTAAACTCAATGCTGTTGTTGATGATGCTTTGTGGTATTAATCATACCTTAAGAGTTAAGGGGTAAAACACCTAAGCTGTATATGAACTATATATATAATTTATCATTAAAAGATTAACTCATGTTGATAGCACCTTAGAAATTAAAAAATTAACCATTTAAATCCTAAGGCTTATACAATTGAGTGTATTGAATGTTAGGGGTTAAAGGATTAAAAAATTATGAAGTCCATATAAATTCCATATCTTTAGCTAAAATTTTATCATAAGTTGATTCACCTGCAAATGTTAAAGATTTTTGATAAACATAGCATTTGAGGGCTGAAGCTAATTTAAATAATTCCGGTTTAATTTTAAATACAACTTCTGAATGTTTATATTTAATTAATAAAATGGTTCTTCTCAAAGCAATAAGATCAAGCATTGTTTCTTTTTTAGAATATTCATCAGCCGGTTTTACTTTAAATATTTCAACATCTTCAGTTAATATTTCTTTTTCTAAATATCTTAATGTAACAATGCATTGATTAAAAAAATAAACACTGTTAAACGCTTGATCTTCACACGCTGTTGTTATTCGAGAAATTAATTCTGGAATAAATCCTTTAATCAGATAAATAGTTCCAGGTAATTTAATACAGTTTTTACAAATATATATAATGATTTTATCTGGTTTACAGAAAATACAATTCATGCTATTTACAGTTTTAAAGATTTAAGATTTAAGATTTAAAATTTCAAATAAATTAAAAAAATAATGGATTTTAAAAATTTATTAAAAGAAAGTTTAATTGATTTAAATGATGCTGAATTTATCTATTTTAAATCTAATTTACAAATAATTTTACCTTTTGTAAAAATAAAAAAATCTATTCTTGATTTAACAATATTAGAATTAATAGATTTACTATGGATAAATTTAAAAGAATGTTCATTTAAATATGTTTTATCTACTTTAAAAACTAGTGGATTTATTCAACGTTATAATTTACTAAATAAAAATTTAACCGATATTTTATTTTGCACAGAATAATTTCTTAACTCCTAAGGCATTGTCTATAACACAAAATATCACTAGCGATAATGTGATTTAACTCTTTACTAAGGTATTATTGATAATACCTTAGTAAAGAGTTAAATCCAACTGTATTATTGCTGCATTGAAGTGTTGCAATTAAGAGATATTTATCATTTAAAACCTAATTTATATGTTTATTTGCATATTAACTTAAATGTTAATATGTTTTCCCTTCTTACTTTTATTTACAGGTTTAAAAACTTCTATTTCATTACATGTATCATATTTTAAAAAACAGTGCTGTTGGAAATTACAATTGCACTATCATATTTTGGTATACTGTTGTATATTATAGCTACATTCACAACATATGGTACAACCTTTTGTATCCTGTAAAGTGTGGTTGCATAGACGTCCTTGTATAAACATTTCCTGTAGTTACATCTTTTTTACACAAATTGGGTGACTTTTCAAGATAGGTAAGATCTGTAGTTATAGATGTATAGAAATCCTGAGTATTTCATTATAAGATGAGTTGATTGGTGCAATTGGTCAGCTTGAATAATATCTATATGTATTGCATTGTTATATCCATCTTTAAGTATGTAACTGATTTTATGGAATTTAGAAAGGGTTGTCAACATATTTTATCAGTACCGTAGGTGTCACACCTAAAACTCAGTGATTAAACTCAAATATATTATCAGTAGTGTGTTAGTGTCAAAGATGTACAAAGAGTAACCCTTTATCTAAGATTACTACACTTGTTCTATATAGCTTAGGTAAAGGATAATGTCTTTTAACTCTTAAAAACTGAAAAATTGTTAATGCCCTAAAATATTGTTGTAGTTCATACATAGTTTTTAAATGTGATATTCTATTCTAAATTTAAAATGAACGAAGTCTATGGCAACCCAAAAAATTGGTTACTGTAAACTTTTATTTATTTTTATTTCGAGTATTGCTTTAACCCCCTGACTCCTAAAGTGTCATTGACAATAATGTAGAGTTAAAGGTTGAATACTATTTACTTAAGTTGTATACTTATTCACTATGCTCATAGCTTAAATATTGAGGGATTAAATCCTAAAGTTTATACTCGTTCGCTATACTCATTTATATAAACTTTAGGATTTAAATAGTATTTACCCCTTAACTTCACATCGTTGTTAATGACATAAAGCATCATTGATGATGCTTTAAAAGTTAAAGAGTTAAAGGTCAAATTAAATTTCAAAAGCACTTTCTGAATTTATAACTTCTGATTCTCTTCCCATCAACCGCTCAAAACGATCTAAAAATCGTTTTCTAAATGAAGATCCTACACAAGTATAGAGAATAGGATTAAGACATGCATGAATTAAAGCTAAACTTTTTGTGATTTGTAAGGCATAATCTAATTTTTTACTGCTCGAACAATCTATTATGAAACGATACAAAACATCGAATATACGATATAGCTTAACAATATTATAAGGTAGCTGTGTGATCAAAAAAGCTAGTATTAAAAGTATCAAAACACATAATGCACGCCATTTTTTAAATCCAGTTGTTCTTTTTAGTCTATAAATAATAGATCCATAACATAAGCTAAAAGCAATACAAGGAATCAAAAATCTTAAAATAATTTCACAGACTTCTAGTCCAGCTTTAACATATTGAGTTTGTTCAACAGCATATACAGCTGAACATACAAGTTTATTGTGGATGTTTACTACAGTAGGAAAGATAAGTTCAGGCAGTGAAAACAGAATTGCAACTCCCCAAAGCAATCCAAACCATAATAATCGAGCTTCAAGCCATTTTCCTTCTACAATAACATAATAGCGATCTAAAGCTATATAAGCTAACAAGAATGCGCTACCTGTAAAGTTAAAAGCGTAAATAAAAGAAGTTGTTTTACACAAAATTAAACCTAAAACCCATTGATAAGCAGCTTCTAACGCTCTTAAAGGTAATGTAAAAAGCAACGCTATATCTGCTAGAGCTAGATTAAGTATGCAAACATCTGTAACTGTTTTTAATGCAGTTTTATGACTGTATACTATAACAACAACTGCATTTCCTATTAAACCTATTAAAAAAGCAATAAAATAGATAATAGGTAAAAAAACAGAATGAAAAGTACGTACATCATGCTTTTCACATAACATATGTTCGTAATCATATTCATAACTTTCATTTGAATAATCATAATCTTCCATTATAAATTAATTTTTTTAAATTTAAACATTATAAAATTTTTCAAACGTTATTCATTATAGATATTTATATTTTAACCATTTAATACCTAAGCTATATACAAACAATCATAATGAGTAAGTATATAGCTTAGTTGTTAAAAGATTAAACTTTAACCTTTTAACTTTTAAGGTATCATCAATGACATAAAGCATTATTGACAACAACGCAGAGTTAAAAGATATTTACTTTTTAAACATCTAAGCTATGTACTCACTTGCTATGTTTACTCATATATAGCTTAGGTATTTAAAAAGTTAAAGGGCATGTATCCTTTAACCTTTAAGACATCATCAATGACACAAAGCATTGTCAATAATAGTGGGAAATTAAAGAATATTTATCCTTTATTTAAGCTATATACTCATTTGCTACTCTTATTTGTATATAGCTTAGGTGTTAAAGGGTTAAACACATTGTTTTAGCTTATAATCAGTTTTTAAATTTAATATTATAAAAATATAGTCAGTCCTTAATTTTCAGATATAATAGTTGAAATTTGTAACTTACAACCGTTTAGATTTCTCCAAAAAGATACTATTTCAGATATATTTAAACAACAAAAAGTTTCAGTAGATATTACTATTTTTAAAAAATCATCTGTTTCAACTGTTCTATCTATTATTTCATTTAATATATTTTCATCGTAGTCAACTTTATAATTCATCATACAAGGTCTAAGTTGATACGGATAAGTTATAATTTGTTTTTCAGCTAATTTGATTAATTTATTTGTTACAGATATAAACAATTCATTTAAAATTGTTAATTTTTTCTTTTTTTGTTTAAATCTAGTAGAATTTTTACTTAAAACACTATTAAAAATTCTTAATCTTTGATTGTATTCAGATACATTCATTGTTTATTTTTATGCCTGTAAAATTTATGATGAACTAAACAATCTTAATACCTAAGCTATGTACAAATGAGTGCGTATATAGTTTAAGTGTTAAAAGGTATTTACCCCTTTACTTCACATTGTTATTGATGATACAAAGCATCATTAATGATGCTTTGGAATTAACTCTTTAAATCCTCTAAGGCTTCTACAAGTGAGTGTAGCCAGTAAGTATAAGCCTTAGAGGATTTTACCCTTTAATACATATACTATATACAAACAAGCGCCTATATAGCTTAGACAAAGGGTATTTACCCTTTAACTCCACACATCATCAATAATGCCTTAGGAGTTAAGGGTTAAATCCTAATACAAGCATAAACTTTAACTAAAGAGTTAAAACAAAAAGTTATATATAACAATTATAATATGTATCCATATGATTCATAGCTATAGTTTATAAAATATAATTTAACTAATGCAACAATAGTACAGTTTGAATCATATAATATTGCATAACTAAACCTATGTGATAATTTTAAATAAAAATACATGGCTGAATTAAATTTATCACAATCTACATAAAACTCACCAAGAATAAAATTAGTTTCTATTTTAATATTAAAATCATGTATAACACCTACACATATTGTATCTATAAAAAATACAATAGAATTTAAACCGTTACAAACTCTACAATAAACGAGTCTATTATATTTAGGCAATAAACTTACAGTTACCAATATATTATTTTCAGTCATTTTATTAATCCTTTAACACCTAAATTATATATGAACAATCAGCAAGCTTAGGTGTTAACCCTTTAAATCCTAAGGCTTATACAAGTAAGCATAGTAAACAAGTATAAGCTTTAAGATTCAAAGGATAAATACCCTTTAACTCCACATCGTCATCGATGATGCCTTAAGAGTTAAAGGGTTAAATAAAATAATTTATTTATTGATCAAAAGGTAAAATGTCATTATTACAAGCAATAGATAAAACAAAAAACGTACCTAATTTTACTAATCCTCAAAATTGGAATGGCCCCCAACGTATTTTGAAACCTAAACCGTGTAAAATAACACCAAACCATGCAGGGTTTAAAAAAATTGAACCTTTAAAAAAAATAGGTTGTTTTAGACCCGAAGGTATTTTAAAACAATCTTATTCGCAAGACCCTTATAGATTACAAACAGGATATATACAAAAAACAACGGTTTATAATAGCATTGAAGAAAGCATTTCTATTTCAAACGATAGTAGACCAACAGCAATTGTAGATCATCCTTTATCTGTAAAACGCGATGATAAAGCGGTAGAAAAATGTGAAAATATTAAAAAATCTATACGATATTTTGATGTTTTAAAAGATGTATGTTTAAAAGTTTTTGAAACATTAACTTATAAATCCATTAAATTTTGTACGGATAAAAAAATTTTTTTAAAAACTGTTCCTAAAACAGAAACAACGGTAAATTCACTTAAACTTTTAAAACCTTTAGAACCCCCTTCTAAAATACCCACTAAGAAAGCTATCGTATTACCTGTACAATCAGGAGAAAAATCTTTTATTAAATCTGTATCCGTGACACATCATAATGTAAAACCTAAAACTAAAGAATTTAGTGCAACAGCTAATAAAACAATTACGAAATACGATTTTAAAGATAAATGTTATAATTTAAAACCTCGTGCAGAACATAAAACATCTCAAACAGCGGGTAAAACAATTACTATTGCAGCGTGTATAAAACCACCACAAAACGTAAAAACTACACAACGGTTAACTGTCGCTGGTGAAACTTCTATTATCAAAATTAAAGAAGAACCAATTTCAGGATCTATAAATCTCAAAACAGAACCAGTTAAAATTTATGGAAGATGTAAAGAAAAACGAGGTGAAAAAATTATTTATACAGCAATACCAGAACCTGTAAATCAATTAAGGATAGAAGAAAAATGTATTCCGCGATCTTTTGAAAAGATTGTTTGTATTAAACCATTTGTGAAAAACAAAACTAAAATCCCTATTTTCGGTCATTCTACAGACCAAAAATTAGAACATGTAATAAAAGCGGAACAAAAAGGTAAATTAAAACAACTTGTTAAGATAAAAGAAGAATCTGGTTGTGCTTCTATATATAAAAAATCACTATTTAAAACTCCAGTTTTAAAACAACCCATCCAAAACCTGCTCTCTACAACATCTGGTTATAAATCAACAGAAAAACCTATTAAAATAGCCTCAAAATCTTTACCTTGTAATACCTTGAAAGTGTCTGTTGATAATCGATCTGTTAAACCAGGAAGTGTTGAATTAGGAGGTTATAAAAAATTATTCCGAAAACTAGCGACTAACAGTTTTGAATTGAATCCTCATAAATTTTAGTTTCTAATATTTAATCTTTTAACTCTTTAACTCCTAAAGCATATACTTATTCACTATACTCACTTATATAAGCCTTAGAATTTAACTTTTTAACTACACATCATCGATAATGCTTTGTGTTGTCGATGATGTGTAGTTAAAGGATAAATATATCATATGCATTGGATGCTATATTTAACACATTAGCATCCAATGCATATGATTATTTAAATTATATACTTATTTGTATATAACACGTGTTGATAAATACTCAAATTCACATCTTAGTTAATACTGTAAGGTATTATCAATGATGCCTTAACTTCCTTACATAAGGATAAAATTGCATACAGTTCAAAAATCTTAGATCTAAGTAGGTTAATAATTAAAAGGTTATTTTTAAACATCGCATTTTATAATATAACCATTAAATGTTGTTTTATTATATTAAACCGATCATTTTGAGCTTTGCTTTTATAATATAACATAACCATTCAATATAGTTTTATTATATTAAAATGATGGTCTATTTTAAATTTAAAGTGAATTAAGTCTGCGAGGACCAATTTTTTTGTCCTCGCAGACTTAATTCACTTCTTGTTTAGGGGTGGAATATTGCTTTAAACTAGTAAATTTTAGCTTTACTTTTTTAAACTTAATTCTAAATACATCGTTAACGATGTATTAGCATCAGAAGCATGTAAAAGATATTTACCCTTTATCTAAGCTATATATTTATTTGCATATAGCTTAGGTGTTAATCCTTTAAATCTTAATGTTTATTATAATCATTTATATAAAGCTGTATCATTAACGATGTAAATAATCATTTAATTATGTAATAAAATAAATTACTAATTTTTAAAATGATAGATTTAACCCTTCAAAATCTAAATGCTAAAGAATTAAAAAAAAAAGAATTTGCTGATAAAATAGGTGTAAAAACTGAAGATGTAATAGATATTAATCTTTTCAAAATTATAGATTTTTTAGGATTTTTTAATAATGGTAAACCGGGATTGTTAAATAAATTATGTTCTGATTATTTTAACGCTTCTCCATTAAAAGGATATAGAAATAAAACACTAACTGATGGTAAAGCAATCGAATCTTTCAAAAAAAAGATGACAGAATTTGTTATGACTAAAATTAAAGCTGATTCTGTTAAAATTAACAAATTTATGTTTGTAGCTGATCATACTAATTTTAAAGATTTTGTTCGTGAAATAATTTATATTTTAAAAGATTTAAAGATTCAAAAAGAAGAAAGTTCAGACCCTATAGATATAGCTGATATAGACGATTGTATAAATCGTATAGAAAGTATAACTAGTTGGTGTTTACATGAAGCTAACAGTGGATTTTTTGTAAATAAAAATTTACATCCTTTACAAATTTATGATACTTATGATTTTGAATTAAAACCATTTAATACTCAAAAATATTTAACTAGATTACAAAGCAAAGCTTTAACTATTAAACCTTTAAAAGAAGTAATAAATTTTCATTTATTCTCAATTATACCAGGGACAGAACCTTTTTATATCTCAGAAGATAAAAAAACAATTTATTTATGGTCTTTTACTCAAAAAAGAATGAGATATTGGATTAAAGATCCATATGCTTTAAAGTTTTCATATTTTTTAGCAAAAAATCTTATAAATTTTTTAAAGTCTCAAACCGGCTTGTTTGTAAATCAAAATATAATAGATTCTAAAAAAAAATTATGGATTTATGTTTATAAAAATATTTTAAAATTAACTAATCCACGTATAAATTCCATGGACTATTTTAAAATTTAACTCTTTTACCTTTTAACACTTATGCTATATACTCACTTGCTGCTCTTGTTTGTATATGCATAAGTGTTAAAAGGTTAAAGAATTAACTCCTAAGTTATATATAAATGAGTGCATATATAGCTTAAATATTAACCCTTTAACCCCTAAGCTATATAATGAGTATAGTAAGTAAATATATAACTTAAGGATTAAAAAGTTATTATCATCATTGACAACACAAAGCGTTATCAATGATACCTTAGGGATTAAAGGATTAAATGGTTATATGTAAGTCCATGATAAATCATTTCTATGTTGTAAATGTTTAACTAATTGTAAATAAATAAACGTATGATTTTCTATATAGAAAGGATCTACACAACGTGACACACCTCTAGAAGGATTTTTATGAAAATCGATTGATAACGAATAATCACTTACACACGATTTAAATGTATTTATGGATTCATATCTTATGTAAATCATACAATTTTCTCCATAGGCTATTGAAGGTTTAAAATGTCTTTTTTTTAAAATATAATCTTTATGAGCATTTGCATAAGCCTCACCATTTATTACATAATCAAATGCTGTTTCAGGATTTTTTAATTTCTCACTTGTATCTGCTTTAGCAAATGTTGGATTTAATTGTGGATAACTACACATACCTTTAGCAGTATATATATCTGGAAATTGATCAGAAATAAATTCTATATCAGCATCGACGTACATAATAGAATTATCTTTATTATTTTCAAAGTCATTACATTCTAAGATTATTAAAAATTTTTCATAATGTTTTATAACAATTGTTCGAACATGATCCATCCATGTTAAACCAGTTAAATATATATGATTATAAAATTGTTTAGGGATAACATCTTCAATACATAATACTTTAAAAGTAAAAGTGGAATTTATTAATCTTTCTGTTTCAAGAGACATATTTAATCGTGAATATATTAATGCAAATAAAATATTTTGATGTTTTAATTTACTAGCTGTTTTTTCCAATGTATCTTGTTGTTGCTTGTTCATAAACTGTCTACAATAACAGGTCCAAGTTGTAAAAACAAAATGAATCTTATGTTTAAAATAATTAATAGGTTTAAATCCTTTAAAATCATCAAATAAATATTGTATGATAGAATCCATCTTTTAATCGATTTTGAAAAATTTTAAAATTTTTCTTCATTTTTACCCCTTTAACATCTAAGCTATATATGAACATATATAATATAGCTTAGGTGTTAATCCTTTAAAAATTGAAAGATTGCTGATGGCTTTAAAATATATTATAATTTATACTTATTTTTAAAGGATTAACACCTAAGCTATATTATATATGTTCATATATAGCTTAGATGTTAAAGGGGTAAATCTTACGTTATATATAAGTAAATATAACAAGCTTAAATATTTAAAATGTTAAATAATTTAAAAACTAATGTTTTATCCATTTATAGCCACAAGAATAACATGTAGCTGCTAATGACATAGGTTCGTCAGCAGATCTAATTTGAATATGAGTAGATAAAACATTATTTTTTTTACATTTTTTACATTTTAAGAAGCTTTTTTCTGTTTTAATAGGTATTAAAAAATATTTATCTTCACGTTTTTCCATTAATCTCTGGACACTAAAAATTGGATGTTTAAATCCAAATACTCTAAACCAACTCATTTTGGTTTTTAAGTTTCTAAATCGTTTTAATTTTAATTTTAATTTTTTACCTTAACTTTTTGACACCTAATCTATAAACAAGCATAATAAATGAATATACGACTCAATGTTAAGTTAACTCTTTAATTTTTTAACTTTTATGGTATCATTGATGATACAAAACATTGTCAATGATGACATAAATTAGTTAAAGGGTATTTACCCTTTAATATCTAAGCTATATATGCTTATTTGTATATAGCTTAGATGTTAAAGGGTTAAATCCTAAGGTTTATATAAGTAAATGTTATACATGAGCACATATAAGCCTTAAGAGTTAAAGCAATATTTTACCCTGAAATTGAATTGAAATTTACAATGACTAAATTTTTGGTCACCATAGACTTCTAGTACTTCTTTTTCGGGGAAATTACTTCTATCCTATACATCATCAACAACACAGAGCATTATTGATGACGCATGGAGTTTAATAAGGGTATTTACCCCTAAACTCCTAAGCTATTTAAAATGAGCATGTAAGTATATAGCCTAGATGTTAAAAAGCTAATTTCATATTATTAACAATGCAAAGTATCATCCACAATGCTTTAGGAATTAACCTTTTAACACTTAAGCGATATATTCACTCACAGGATTCGTTTGTATATTGCTTAAGTGTTAAAGGGTGAATACTTAAATCTTATACATCATATAATTTTAGATGTTAAAGAGCTAAATAAGTTAAACTAATATAATATAAAATGGAATCTATTGAAATTAAAGAGCTGGATTTAAATTATGTAAGACCTAATTCAGATAGCATAGAAACTGATATTGGAGGTATGAAAATTATTGTTATTGGTAGACCAGGATCTGGTAAATCCACTTTAATAAAATCATTAATTGCTTCTAAACGACATTTGATTCCTGCAGCAGTAGTAATATCAGGTTCTGAAGAAGCTAATCATTTTTATAAAAACTTATTTCCTGAATGTTTTGTTTATAATAAATTTAACTTATCTTTAATAGATCGTATTCACAAAAGACAAATCACTGCTAAAAATTTATTAGATAAAATGTCCTGGTTGTTATTAATTATAGATGATTGTATGGATGATTCTAAATTATTTTGTGATAAAATGGTAATGGATTTGTTTAAAAATGGTCGTCATTGGAATATATTAGTAATTGTAGCCAGTCAATATGTTATGGATTTAAAACCTGTTATTAGATCCACATTAGATGGTGTATTTTTATTAAGAGAACCTAATATGTCATATAAAGAAAAAATGTGGTTAAATTTTGCTAGTATTATACCTAAAAAGTATTTTTTTGATTTGATGGAAGAGATTACTCAGGATCATACAGCTTTATATATTGATAATACGGCTATTAACCCTTCTCATTGGAGCGATTGTGTTAAATATTATAAAGCAACCATAGAAAATGTTGATGAACCATTTGGATGTGAAGAATATAAATCATACATTATATAAATTAATTTGCTAACCCTTTAAATCAAGACACCATTGATGATAGTGCAGAGTTAAAGGATTAAATATGTATGTATTTTTATTACTAATTATGTTAAATATATTCAATGTTAAAAAGAATTGAAATAAAATTTATAATTTGTAAAATATCATAAGCAGGAACCATTACAAAAATCAACAAATGATATTAAAATAGTTATGTCTGAATATTTCCAATGTATCATTTTTAATCATTTGATTCAAAGATTTGAAATGTTTCAATTTTAACCCTTTAACTCCTAAGATATCATCAACAATGTTTTACATCATTAATGCCTTAGGAGTTAACCCTTTAACACTTAAGTGATATACTCACTCACCACATTTGTTTGTATATCACTTAAGTGTTAAAAGGTATTTACCTTTTAACCCAGCATCATTGATAATGTTTTGTATCATCGATGATGCTTTAAGAATAAAAAATTAACATATATTAAATTGTTATAACAGCAGGCCATTTACAAACATCTATGGTTCGTAATTCTTTTAATACATTGAAATAAGTCGAACGAATAGATAAATATGGAACAATTAAAAATATAAGCTCTTTAACGGATAATTTTAATTCCGTTAAATCAGCCGCTACATGTTCCAACAAACTTGTATTAATTTCAGCAAAAAAAATGATTAATCTCCTCAAATCTTTTAAACCATATGCTAAATTTTTAATGGAAACAATTTCTTTAATATTAGTATTTAATTCTATAAAATTTAAATTGGTTTCTAGGGCATCTAAAAAAATATAAGTTCCCCGACTTTCAAAATTAAGTTCATCTAGTTCTGCTAAGATAACAGGAGTAATTCTTAATTCTTTAAAATGTTTTTTAAATCCATTAACTTGAACAGTTATTTCACGTAATAAATCGTAAATTATAGTATGTAATATAGATTGACCTGTTTCTGTTAAATTTAACCGTGAAACACAATTTCTGCACATATAATAAGAAAGATCGATGCATACTTTACACATAGTTTTTTGATAATTTGAAAACGTTGATTTATTTTCAATATTACAATTTCAAAATGAATTGTGCATTTTGTGAACAAAGTTACTGGTTTATTTGTCAATTATGTATAGATCATTATAATTCAACGCCTGAAGGTCGTGATATTTTAAGATTGACAATATATATGTTTTTAAAAGATGCTTTAATTAGACTTAATGCTGTTATTAATACATCCCATAGATTAAATTTAACAAATCTTAGTCATGTAGAAAGCTATAAGTATCAAAAATTTATACGAGGAGCAGAAGGATTATGGACTGTATTAGAACCAATTGCTGCAGACCACGCTACTACTATTACAATTCCATTTGCTCATTGGACAGCAGATTTATCTGTGGTAACATCTGATTTATGTAAATTAAGAAAGATGATTCTAATTTGTTTACAAAATAATCCTCATTTGTTAGTTACTTCAACCAATATTACTAATCATGTCATGGATCATTGCGTTGGTGCAATTCGTTGTTTTGATTCTTTTATTTATCCATCAATACTACCTCAATATAATATATTTAAAGATACTCATAAACTTGGATTTGAATCTGTCATTTCCACTTTTTCAGAGGAATCTAAACATTGTCAATGGCAAGAAACTATAGGACCTATAAAAATTCCTTTAGAACCCGCTCAAATTTAACTTTTTTAACTCCTAAGATATTATTGATGTGGTGTTATTGATGACACTTTAACATTTAAAGCAATATTTTACCCTAAATTTAAGATACATATAAGTCTATAATAACTAAAAAATTTGGTTACTATAGACTTTTATTTATTGTTCAGGGGTAGAGTATTGCTTTAACATCTAAGTTATATATAAATAAGTGTAGTAAGTGAGTATATGGTTTAACCCTTTAACTTTCAAAGTGTCATTGATAACAATATGGAGTTAAAGGATATTTACCCTTTAAATCCTAAAGTTTATACCTGCTTGCTACATTCACTTATATAAGCCTTAGGATTGAAAACTGAAAGATTGTAAATGATTCCTAAATACATTGTTTTAACTTATGTTCAGTTTTTAAAAGGTTAACTCCATACATTATAACAACAACATTTCACCAATAACACCTTAGGATTTAAAGGATAAGTATCCCTTAATTTTCTACCATTATTAACACTTTACAGTATTAATGATGTTGCGGAGTTAAAGGGTAAGCACCTTTTAACTCCATGTTGTTATTGATGACACAAAGCATCATCAATAACGCCTTAGGAGTTAAAGAGTTAACAATGTAATTTTTTTATATCATTCATTGTTTCTATTAAATGACATTTTAATTGTTGTTTTGAGTTTAAATTTTTTTGATTTAATTTTTTTAAACAACAATTGCATAATCCAGTTAAATCTGAACAATTTATTCCACATCTAAGTCCAAAACATTTATCATCTTTTAAGTATCCATCAATGAAAAATTTAAATTGCTCATTGGTATTTATTGTTTTAAAGACATAAGATTTTATAGATTTTTTTAATTTTCTTGAAATTAAAATCAATGGAAAATCTTCTAAGTCAAAAGATTCTATATTTAAATATCTTTGACGATTAAATCTAAAACCTGTTCCTTCTATTTTAAAAAAAAGAAAATCCATATGATGATTTTAAATTATTTCAAGTAAATTTTGAATCGATTTTTTACTTTTTAATATAATTAACCCCTTAACCCCCGATTCATAAAGTGTTATCGATGATACTTTGTGGTGTTGATAATGGTGTAGAGTTAAAGGGTGTTTATCCTTTAACTTTTAAGCTATATACTCACTTGCTATACTTATTTGTATATAGCTTAGATGTTAACCCTTTAACATTGGCTTATATTTATTTGTTACATTTACTTATATAAGTCTTACAGTTTAACCCATTAACTCTTAAGGTGTTGTTATATCGTTAACAATATTTTAAGAGTTAAAGGGTACTTATCCTTTAAATCCTAAGGGTTGTATTCTTTCACTATACTCACTTGTATAATCGCCAGGGTTTAAAGGATGTTCATCCTTTAAAATTGGGTATAAATTAAAACACTATTTTGAGACTGTCAGCAATCTTTTAGTTTTTAAAAATTAAAGCAATGCTCATCCTAAATGTAAGATAAATGAAGTCTATGTGACCAAAAGATTTAGTTACCGTAGACTTCTATTTATTATTCAGGGGTGGAGTATTGCTTTAACTCTACACTATTATCAGCAATGCTTTATGTTATTGATAACACTTTAGAAGTTAATTTTTTAATTCAATGCATCGCCAACTATGCTAATGTGTTGTTGGTACATGAAGGATATTTACCCTTTAACACCTAAGCTATATACCCACTCACTGCATTTGTTTGTATATAGCTTAGGTGTTAAAGAGTTTAAAAAATTTGAAACACTATTGATTAAAAAATTATATAAAGATTACTAATAATGTTGTTTTATATAAATCAATTTCACATTGAATCTACAGAATATGTTGTAGCTCGTCAAAGTAAAAAAGTAACATTCAAATCAGATCATTTAAAATCGGAATTAAATTCTTTAATTTCTTATTGGTGGGGTTATGTGCCTTTATCAACAGTTTTTTGTACATTGAAACAGGATATATATCCCATTGGATCGATGGTTTTAACAGGTTCTTTACTATACAGAGGATTAGTATCTATTAGTATTAAAATGAATGGTTATTTAATTCATGTAGAAATATACGATCAATATGGAACTCCTGCTTTAAAATCATACACCAATCAGCATTATACAATATATTATTCATCCATTTTTTACTTGATAAAAGGTTTGATTACTCATGTACCTCAAGGTCAACTAATAGAAAAACCTTTTATTTTATTACATCCTCGATCTGCATATGTATATCCAAATTTTTTAATATCGTCATTAGATTCATACATTGAAAAATTAAATGATTTATGGTGGGGTGTTAAAAGTTTAAATGAAATAGAAGATCAACTTTTGTTGAGAGAACTGAAAACAGCTATTATTTTTACTCCTGAGGTAGTTGATGCATTATTAGCTGTAGCTATTAAAATAGAAGAAGACGAAGTTTTTTTTTATTTTATAGAAGTTAAAGGAAATCGATATGTTTGTTCAACAGCTGAATGTTTTTGGAGCGTTCATTCACCCAAATTAACGGTGAATAACATTTTAAAAAAAGAAAAAGCAATTTTAATAGTTGCTTCTCAACCTAACGATCCTCTTTCTGTTAGTCTTAAACTAAAAATGTTTGTAGAAATAACATCGCCTTATTACAGAGGAATCATTGAAGGAAATTCAGCTGAAAAAAATGAAGATGATTTAATTATAGTAAGCAAAAATGAAGCTATAATTGTTCATCATAATGCATCGTCTCGGTTTAATTATTTAGCAACTATTTTTATTAATAACGAGTGTAAATATGAAATATGTTATTCTAGAACAGGTTACATAATTTATTTCAATCAAACAGAAAAATCTAAAATAAATTCTTTAAAAGATTTATTAAAAGATTATGTTCCTAACATACTTTCTTTAAAAGAAACATGTTTTGAAAAATTAAATAATAAAACATCCCATTTGAACATTTTAAAACGTATGGGATTTTAAAGCGATACTTCACTCCGAATTCAAAACAAATGAAGTCTATAGTGAATTAAATCTTTTGGTCACTATAGACTTCATTTATCCCGAATCCGGAGTGAAGTATCGCTTTAATTTAAGATGCTATCAATAACACTTTGAGTCATCAATGATGACTCAAAGTGTTATTGATAGCATTTTAAGAGTCAAAGGATTAATATGCTTATTTGTATATAGCTCAACCCTTTGACTCTTGAAGTGTCACCAATAACACCTTAAAAAATAAAGGGTTAAAATGTTATAAAATGACATCTCCAACTGAACTTATTATTAAGCATATTTATATGATAGAAGGGGAATCATTTAAAACAGGATTTTTAAATCTTTTAAAATTAAAAACTAAAACATCTGAACATCAATTAGGAACTATCCAAGCAAAAATAATAAACATTTTAAACAATTTATTGAGAAAAGATGATTTAGAAAAATCTTTAAATCTATTTAAATCTTGCTACCACTCTTGTTTACCAGTAGAAAATCTAACCAAAGAAAAATGTATACAAATTAGTATAAATTTAAGTCAAATTTTAAAATCAAATGATTCTCACAAATTAATTAGTTTATTTAAAGAATATAATGTACTGTTATTTTTTGTAAAAGATGACAGTTTTTTTAAAATTTTCAGACGTTTAATATTATTTTACTTAATAACTTTAACCCTTTAACTCTTAAGGTGTTATCAACAATGCAAAGCATTGTTGATAACAATGCAGGGTTAAAGCGTTGTCAACGCTTTAGGAGTTAAGGGATTAACTTTACATCATCAAAATATTGTTTTAACATTTAACCCTTTAAATCCTAGGGCTTATACTTGTTTGCTATACTTACTTGTATAAGCCTTAAAATTTAAAGAGTTAGTACTCTAAATCTACATATCGTTGATGATGTCTTAAGAGTTAAGATTAAATCATTATAAAAATGAATCATATTTATATAATTAAATATATTTACTTCGCTTTTTATTGTTTGTAATACTAAAATTCTCATCGTTATTGTATTAATTAATTCACTGGTATATTCAATAAAAAATTGTTTAAGAAGTTTTCAGTAATTATTTTTAATCCTGAAAGTAAAATTAACTGTTTAAACAGCTGTTTTCTAAATATTTGTTAAATTAGTTTTTCCCTGTATTCATCATTACAGGATTCAAAAGAAACTTTCTTTTCTATAATCATAACTCATAATTTTTAAAATCATAATTAATCTTAATTTTTAACTCTTTAACATCTAAGCTATATACTTATTCGTATATAGCTTAGATGTTAAAGAAACTCTAGAAGCATCATTGATGATGCTAAGCGTTGTTGATGACAGTGTAAAGTTAAAGGATGTTTACCCTTTATAAACTCTAAGCTATATACTTATTCGCTATACTTAGTCATATATAGCTTAAGGGTTAAAAATTTAAAATTAAATTTTTTCCCCAACATTAAAAACATTCATTTTTAATCTCTTAAGTTTGTTTTAATATATATTTTAGGCAATGTAAAAAATTATATTAAATTGAATCGTGTTATTATAAAAATTGTTTATCGGTTCAAAGGGCTTTTAAAAGATAATTAATTGACTTTCTATATACGATGTTTACAATCAAAGACGGAGCAATTTTAATAGTACCAAATCCTTATCAACTAGAATTCAACGAATCAAAAAATATACTGTTGTTAACGGATGTTAAAAGCCTACATAGGTGGAAATTAACGCTGATAAATAGGCCAAATATAACTGTAAAAACATATAAAAGACGTGATTTGAATCAATGTTGGGATGAAGTGATATTTGATCGATGCGAAGATAAAATATTCTTGATTAATCGCTATAAGAAAATTTTGTCATATGAAAAGGTTTGGTTTATTTTTAGACGTGTTATCTTTAAATCATATGATCGGGTAGTCAATAATTTTTTACCTAGTTCCAAATCTATATTACAATTTGATCCTGATGAATTAAACGTTGATATTGTTTATTTAAAACCCTTGTTTCTGGAAGAAGAATTATATCTAATTAAATGGCTTTCATATGCTTTGGCTCATAAACATAAAGTAGCTGATCAAAAAACATACGAGCATATTCTAGATATTCATTTAGATCCTGTATTAACATTATCCGAATTACTAATTGAAAGCGTTTATATAAAAAAATACAGTCGATATATTGACATTGTTAAATTTTTAGGAACAGGTCAATGGTTAAGGCAACCATTTATTTCTGGTTTACAATTTCATTCGGTTTCTTATGATATTTCAACTAGAATTAAGTCAATGCAAGAAGCAATAAAAGAGTATCAAACCAAATTCCCTACTCACAAGTGTTGTGTAGCTGTACACACTGAATTGTATAAAACCTATTTAACACCTAAATTTACTATTCCTACAGAATTATCAGAAGACTTATTTATTAATAAATCTTTTCAATACAACGCTGTATTTTGCCCTCAGAAAAGAATTTTTGATCGATTTGAATTGGGTATAGCTATTCACAGTTTAAAAATATCAAAACATATAAAGTTCTTTTTATTTAAAGATACCAAATTAGAAGCCTTTTTAAGACCTTGTAAATTATATTCGGCTCAAAAACTAACTGATTTTATTGTAAATACATTATAATTTAACATCTAAATTTTATACATCAAATATTTTATAAATTTTAGATATTATTATTCTTTTACCTAAATAATATACAAATAAGTGCATTGAACAAGTATATCATTTATGTGTTAAAAGGATATTTACTCTTTAACTCTAAATACATTGTTAGCAATACAGAGGATATTTACCCTTTAACACTTAAGCTATATATAAGCATAGCAAACTTAGATGTTAAAGGGTAAATATCTTCTGTATATCAATAATGTAAACGTTGTTGGCAATGCTTTTAGAGTTAAAAGGTTAAAGTAATATTTCACCTTGAATAGGAAATAAATAGTTTATAACAACCGAATTATTTGGTTGTTATAAACTTGTATTTATTTCCTATTCAGAGATGGAATATTGCTTTAACTCTTGAGAGTTAAAGCGATAATATTTTTCATCATCAACAACACTGTGGAATTAAAGAGTACTTATTCTTTAATCCTTTAATTCTATGCTGTTATTGGTAACACTTTGAGTCGTTAATGATCATGTGGAGTTAAAGAGTAAATACTTTTTAACCCTGTAATTTCAAACATATCATTGAAATACTAATACATCGTCAGTGCATAAAGAATATTCACCCTTTAACACCTAAGTTATATATTTAGTCACTACACTCATTTGTATATAGCTTAAGTATTAAAATTAACTCTTAAAACTAAAAAATTGCTGATGGCTTTAAAATACATTATTTTAGTTTATATCTAGTTTTTAAAGGATTAACTCTACGTGTTATTGACAAAGCTTTATATCATCAACACCTTAAGAGTTAAAAGGTATTTATCCTTCAATATCTAAGCTATATTATTTACTTAATACGCTTGTTTGTAATATGGCTTAGATGTTAACCCTTTAAATCATAAAACTTATACTTATTTGCTACGTTCACTTGTATAAGCTTTAGGATTTAAAAGGTAAGTACTCTTTAATTCCATGTTATTATCAATGATGCAAGGTATTGCAATGCTTTAACCCTTTAATACCTGAACTATATACAAACGAGTATATATAATTTAGGTGTTAAAGGGTATTTACCCTTTAATTCCACATGTCATTAACAATGCGTTGTGTCATTGATGGTGCTTTAGGAGTTAAGAGTTAAAAAAAATAAATTAATTAAAAATGACACAAGGTTATTCACTTAATTGTTCTGATTTAACAAATAAATGGGATCAAAAGCTAAATCGATGTGTACCTTGTTCTTCACCAGGTCCAGGTAGAAGAACAACCCCAAATTGTGGTTGGGATGATAATGGAGGAAGACATGAAGGTTCATCTTCACCATGTCCTCAAGGTACTTTTAATATTGGAAATAGTTATCAGTGTACACCATGTTCAGCTTGTACTAAAGGATATACATCAACACCGTGTACGCCTCATAAAGATACAGAATGTCACAAAATAACTACTCCTGCTCCTCCAACTGTTGCACCTACACTATTTCATATACCTAGTGCAACGAATCAAACAATAACAACATCAGTTACTGTTACATCTCATTACCCCTCAACCTTTATAACTCACACTATTCCTATTAGTACTGGTACTTTCTGGGGGTTAGCTGCTATGTTTATGCTTTTAAAACAACCTAAGGTATTTGAAACTGATCCTTTTCATTGTGGAGGAGATGGAGGATTTTCTGATAATGTTATAATGATTGCTAGTAACTTTAATGTATCTACTAATTGTACATATGCAGTCATAATGACTGATAATTCTACCACTATAGGTGTTATTTTTAAACAAATGGATCTTTCTGATAATTGCAATGAAGAATATGTAGAATTATTAGATGGAATGGAAGATAAGTCTTTAGGTAAATTTTGCGGTAAAGAAATACCACCTGAAGTGACTACAACAAGTTCTACTTTAATAATTAATTTTATATCTATACCTCCTTCTCGTGGATCAGGAGGATTCATAGGTCATTATTATCAAATAAAATAATTTTTTTAACCCTTTAACTCCTAATGCGTTGTTGATGACGCTTTACATTGTTGATGATAAGGAATTAACCTTTTAACACCTAAGCTATATATACACTCATTTATATATAATTTATGAGTTGGGGGTTAAAGTAATATTCCATTCTAAATCTAAGACAAATGGAAATTTATAGCAACCAAAACATTTGGTCATATAGACTTCATCCATTTCTTACCCAGAAGTAGAATATCGCTTTAACACCACCTAAGTTATATACTTAATCGGTGCACTCATTTATATATAGCTTATATATTAAAGGGTAAATTAACGATTTATAATTTTTAAAGGTTTTTAAAATGTGTTCTAATTTAATACAATATACATTTGGTATTAAAGAAGGTGATTCTATGACCGATGAACAATTAAAAATTGCCCAAGAAAATTTAATTAAACCACTTTATCCAGAATACAATAAAAAATTAAACGATAAATTATCTCCGGGAGATGCAAAATATGCATTGTTTAGTTTCGTTAAATCACCTGAAATAGATTATATAAAAGAATTAACTCTAGAAAAAACTAAATTAAAATCTGAATTACCTAATTTTGATTTTGATCGATTTGATAAGATTTTAACTATTTTGAAAAAAGAGAAAACTATTTTTGGTGTAGCTAAAATAAGAGGTGCTTTTAAAACAGAAAAAGCAGCTCGCTCACGAGCTTGTAAATTAATCAAAGAATCAGATAGTTTACATAGTATAATGACTTGTAAAATAGGTGTACCTTTTCCTTTAGTTACTAAAGGTTATGCTAAAGAAGTAGAAAGTATTAATTTAAAAGAAACATTAGAAAATGTTCTGTCAAAATCTGAAATAGCTCATCAAAAAGCTTTAAAAGATGAAATGAAAGAAGTAGAAAATCGAACTAATACTTTAAAATTAGAAGAAGAAGCTACTGATATTGATAAATACATTACAGAACGTGTTAAATCTGTTTCTTTACAAGAAAATATTATAGAAAATTTAAAAAAATTAATGACATGTTTTGAAAATATAAAACGTTTAGAAACCCCTCTTATTAAAGAAGAATATTTAACTCGATATAATGAAGCTAGAAAAGATGTAGGTTTAACAGATTCCTTTTATGTGAAATATATGAGTGTTTCAGCTGTTTCCGGTTTAAATGCTTGTTCTGAATGTTTTAAAGCATTAAATTATTCTATAGAATCATGATATATTTATTAATCCTAACTCTGAACATATAAATAATGCTTTGTGTTATCAACAACTTAAGAGTTAAAGGGTAAATACATCATTGAAATAAAATTGATTGTTAATAATCATTGATTTATAATTTTAAAATATCTATGGATCAATTAACTATATGTTCATGTGAAAGTTTCGACTTACCTAAAAAAGGTGATTTAAGAATGAGAATGGAACCCGAATTTGGGATTGAAATATTAGAAAAATTTAATTTATCAGGAAAACCTATTAGAACATTTATAGCAGGTTATCATATTTTTATACAATATAAAGATGATCGTGATAATTATCGTATTATAATTGTATGTCAAAAAAATTTTTTAATAATAGCTATTTCATTGTTTACAGAAACTGTATATGTAATGGATCATAGATTAATTGAATATATTGCTTTTATATGGAACTATGATATAAAGAAAAAATCTATATAACTCTTTATTCTTAAAACTAAATATAGGCTAAAATAATGCATTGAGGTAATCAATCTTTCAGTTTTTAAGAATTAATACATAAATTATATACTTACTTGCTATGCTTGCTTATATATAATTTAGGTTCACCCTTTAACACATAAGTAATATACAAATAAGCATAACAAACAATATTACTTAAGTATTAAAGGGTTAAGGCATTGTTAATGATACAAGCATCATTGATGACAGTATAAATAAAGGATACTTACTCTTTAAACCTTAATATTTACTACATTTACTAGTATAAGCCTTAAGGTTTAAAGAATTAACCAACGAGTTAAAGGGTAAATAAATCTTAGTATTAAAGGATTGAAATTAAAAATTAAATTTTGAATCATTAAAATTAAATTTATGTTGACCATCTTTAAACATCCAATTGATATATTATTCGAATGATTATAAAAAAACTTGTACGATGTTGAAACATATTTTATTATTTGTAAACATCCTTTATTGTTTAGCCTTTGAAGGTATCATAAATCTAGACAATGATTTGTCGGGTTCGGGTTCTGGGGAAGAAGAATATTATGATTGGCAGCACTGTTCATGTTGGCAAAGTAATGATGAATTAACCACTGTTAAAGTACCAATTTTAGTAACTATTACACCTAATGGTACAAAAACAACAACAGTAGCTGGTTCACCAATAACTACAGTTGCATCACCAACAACAACTGAGCAATATTATGATTATAATCATTGTTTATGTGTTGGACAGGAAGAGGAATCTTCTGGTTTTAGTGGTGAATTAATAGCAATTTCTCAAAAGCCAGCTACTACAACTCAAAAGCCAGCTACTACAACTCAAAAGCCAGCTACTACAACTCAAAAGCCAGCTACTACAACTCAAAAGCCAGCTACTACAACTCAAAAGCCAGCTACTACTAAACAACCTGTTACAACTCAAGAACCATCTACTACACCTCAAGGACCTGTTACTGCAAAACAGCGTACAACTCAAATGCCTGGTATTGTAAAACAGCATATAACTCAAAAACCTACTACAACTTATTCACCAGTGGTAAATAAAGATGATAAATTTACAACATCTTTAACAATAGGTCAAGTTTTAACAACAGTTCCAGGTTTAATACAAACACCATCTAAAGATGGAGATGATAAATTTAAATTCAATCAAGTTATGTCTAAAAGCCAATCAGTTTCGATGACAAATTTATCAATGATTTTATGCTCAATTATTTATTTGAGTTTAATTAAAATATTTTAATCTTTTAAAATACATTAAGTTAATTTGTTAACCATAAATAATGTTATTTTTACATTAAAATAAATATTATACACGATTAATTATTCCTTTAAATCTTTAGGTATTATCGATAACACCTAAAGAATTGAACCTTTCAGGTTTTAAAGATTTAATATCTAAGATATATACAAACAAGCATAGTGAGCAAGTATGTAGTGTAGGTGTTAAAAGGTATTTACCCTTTAATTCCACATCGTCATTGATGATGCAACGCATCATCAATGACGTGTTAGGAGTTAAGGATTAACCTTTCAAAACATAAAGCTTATATAAGCATAATAAGCAAATGTAAGTTTTAAAAAGTAAATATCTTAACATTTTAACCCTTTAAAACTAGATATAAGCTAAAACAATATATTTTAAAGCTATCAACAATCTTTTAGTTTAAAAGTTAATACTTACCCCTTTAACACCTAGGCTATATAAACAAATATATGCTATGTCAAAGGATAAATACCCCTTAACTCTACACTGTCACCAATGAGGCCTTAAATTAAAAGATACTTACCTTTTAAATCCTAAGGTGGTACTGTAGACACTAATGTGTTATTGATACACAAAAGATATTCACCCTTTAAGTAAATTCCATATTATAAAATTTACTTAACTTATTTATGTTATAACTTGCTGAAGAAATAAGGTAAAGGAAGTATTAACACTTTTTAAATGAATTAAACATATACAAACGAGTGTATATAGCTTAAGCATTAAAAGGTTATATAGATTCTTTTTATAATTGACATATTTGAGATATTTTTTTATAAGCAGTCATTAAAAATTTACTAGCAATTAAATAATCTAATTGCTTCATTGTATAAGGTAAATTGGGATCATAAGTAAAACTACCCTCTACATCATCTCTATTAGCTGAATCTATATCGTTTCTAGTTTTGTTATATGTTAAACGAAACATATTTTTTAAATCGTCTTCTGGAAATCGGCGTTGGGTAACAAAATTTATGGTAAAAAATGTTTCTAAATCCAATAAATCAGTGGACATACTACAGTTGATACATATGGTATCAAACCAAGTGACATTAAAATTTAATTGGGTTAAACCCAAAGTACACATGGTATAAAGATAGCAAATATTACTACTAGAGACTTTATCTGAAAAGGTACCATTTTTACATAATTCACAAGTAACATCGGTATTATTAGCACATTTTGATTTAACACCTTCTCCCAAATAACAGTTTCCACATTTAACACATACTCCATTTTTATCATAATAACCTTCTTTACATTTACATACTGTATCATGTGTTCTATTGCATGTTGTTACTTTTACTTTAGATGATTCGCAATTAGAACATGGAAAACACATTTCACTCTCTGGGTCATAATAATAGCCTTGACGACATTGACATTGTACATCACTTGTTGTAGAACAGGCAACTTTAGGCTCTTCGTTATGAGAACAAGTAGAACATCTTAAGCATTTTCTTAATGAATTTTGTAATCCAGTATAAGTTCCGGGTGAACAAGGTGAACACATAGGTGTACCTGCTGGATATACTTTTGATATGTAATAACCTGGAGGACAATCTGTTGCAGTGTGTACTGTAATCGGTAATAAAAAAAGAATAAATAACATCATTTTTAATAAAATCAAAAAATCGAAAACAAAAAATTAATTTTAAGTTATAAAAATTAACTCAATGAATAGTAATAATTTTAAGTTCGTAGACGATAGTATGGAAGTTGATCTTTCAAACCCCTACGCACCTAAATATCAGATTATTTATCATAAACCTCAGGTTCAAATAGAAGATATTGAAATGACAGAACCTTTACCGTTATTTAAACCAGCTCGACAACTTATCATCAGTACTCCTAAGAAAAGATCTTTAAGACCTTTTGAGTTTACAGGACGACAAGGTGTCATTAATAAAATATCTTTAAAAGAGCCTCATGTCTCTCCTGCTGCTAAAGTCGAAGACACTGAATCAATTTATTATCTAAGTTCTGATGAATCAGAAGTAGATTATGATTCAGATCTAAATGACAATAAATTTTTATCAACAAATTTCAGCCAGGTAGCAAAATAAAAAAACTGATATTTTTTAAAAAAAATTCGTTTAAGTTTTAATTAAAGCTCAAACAAATTAAAAATGAGGTATCAAGATGTTCAAACTTGGTTAAATGGATTTAAAAAAATACGTCGTGTTGAATTAAAAAAATCTTATCATTATCAATTAATAATTAATGATCGTCATAAATTAATATTGATTGAAGATAAAATTGCTACAGTTCATTATCCTTTATTAAATGATTACGTTTTAACAGATTCATCTTGTTTAACGTTGATAGAATTATTTTCTTCAAATAAGATGGAACAATCTGAAATTCCAAAATCAACGCTGACAAGAAAGGAAAAATATAAAACATATATGGATCAACATGCTCTAAATTTAGATCAGCTTTTTGATAAGATATCTTCTATTCCTTGTAAATTTATTACTTTGGAACCTTTAACAGGAGATTTTAAAAAATATTTAAAAAACAAAACACGATAGAATATATTTCAATTTTTTAACACCTGAAGCTTATATAGTTTAGAGTAGCAATCATAAGTTTTTAGGTTTTAAAAAGGTTAATTTTATATTATTATCAACAGTGGTTTGTATATTCACCCTTTAAATTCTAAGGCTTATATAAGTGAATGTAACAAAGGAGTATACTTAGGTGTTAAAGGTTAAATACCCTTTAACTTCATATCATTAATGCTTTAGGAATTAACCCTTTAATTCCTAAGACTATACAAGTGAGCATAGCAAATGAATATATGCCTTAGGAATTAACCCTTTAACACCTAGGTTATATAAACAAGCATATTAAGCTTAGGTGTTAACAAATAATACCATTTAATTCCTAAGTCTTATACAAGTGAACGTAGCAAATAGGTATAAGCCTTAGGATTTAAAAAGTAAACACCCTTTAATGTTTAAGCTTGCTACATTTGTTTGTATATAGCTTAAGTGTTAAAAGGTAAATAACAAGATGAACACTATTATTTTATAATATATTTTAAAAATAAAAATATGTGCTTAATTTGTTACGAACCGAGCATTTGCGAATTATGTGTAACATGTATAAAAACAACTGATATATCCTTTTTTGTTCAAAATAAAATCTCATTTGTTTATAAAAATATAGGTCAAATACTTTTAAATGTAAATCACGTATCTCAAATGGATGGGAAGGAAATATTTTCTGATTTAATAAATGAAATTAATAGTTTTAGATTTTTAATCAGATCTGAATCAGAAAGTATTTCTCCACCCTTTAAACAAACAAAAGATGATAAAATAACTGCTAAATTACATTTTGTATGTCAAGATGTAAAAGCTTTAAGAAGATTATTACTATTAATTTTAATAGAAAATCCTATGGTTTTATTAATAGATTTTATTAGAATGAACTTAAGATTGCTACAAACTCAATTTATACTGTTAAAACTTTTAACATATTTTACTATTACTGAATTATCACAATGTGAAAATGTGTTAATAGATGATTTAATTATTTTAAAAAGTAATTTAACAATTTCTGATTTGAATTTTAAATTGTTTGAAAATGTTGATTAACCCTTTAACATCTAAGCTATATGCAAGTAAGTATATGGCTTAGGAGTTAAAAGATAAATACCTTTTAATTCATGTCATTAATGATGCAGAGTTAAAGGGTTAATATTTAAACTGATATCCAAATAAGCATGACAAATAAGTATATAGTTTGTATTAGCTCTTTAATTTCTAGGACATCATTGATGTAAAGTTAAAGGGTGTTTACCCTCTACCACCTAAGTTATATGCTTACTTATATAAGTCTTGATTTAAAGTGTTAAAAACTAAAAGATTATTAATATTAACATATTGTTTTAGCTTATGTTCAGTTTTTAATAGATTAACCCTGTATTGATGATACTTTAGGAATTAAAGGATTAACCCCAACTATATATAAATAAGTGTGTATATAGTTAGGGGTCAAAGGGTAAATATCCTTTAACTCTATATTATCGATGATGCCTTAAGAGTCCAAAGGATTGACTCATATAGTTAATGACACAAAATGTCATTGACAATGCTTTAGGAGTTAAAAGGTTAATTCTACATTGTTATTGATGACAGTGTAGAGTTAAAGGATATTTAACCTTTTAACACTTAAGCTATATACTCACTCGATATGCTAATTTCTATATAGCCTAGGAGTTAAAAGGTTAATTGTATAATTTGATTATTAATTTTTTAATATTTATATATAAAGTATATTTATAAATACCTTTAAATTGTATATTTTCATTATCATTTATACTTTAAAAATATTGTCAATACATTAATATTAGAAAAAAACATGTGGAAAATTTAAAAGATAAAGATTTTTTAATCTTTGAGCTATATACTCATTTAATGTATTTGTTTGTACATAGCTTAACCCTTTAACTTCTAAGGCATCATTGACAGCATAAAGCATTGTTGATGACAGTATAGAGTTAAAGGATATTTAACCTTTTAACACTTAAGCTATATACACACTTATTTATATATAGTTAGGGGTTAAAGGGTTAAAAGTAGAATAATCTAAATTTACAGTAAAAAAACCGTTAGTTTTATATTTAAAATTTTTAATTTAAGTGCAAATCTATCGGTTTTTTTACTCTAAAATTATAGTTGTATTTATATTGACTCTTTAACTCCTAAGGCATTGTTATTGATGCCTTAGGAGTTAAAGGGTACTTACCCCTTTAAAAATTAAGTATAGGCTAAAACAATATATGTTGAAACTATTAACAATCTTTCAGTTTTTAAGCATTAACTCTTTAATCCTAAGGTGTTGTTGATGATAATGTGGAGTTAAAGGGTAAAATACCCTTTAACTCCTAAGCTATATACTCATTCGCTAGGCTCATTTATAGTTTAAGTGTTAAAGATTAGCTCCACACATCATCAACGATGTGTAGAGCTAAATGGTTAAAAAGTTAAATCCAAATGTGTTACCGATAATATGTTAGTATTGTTAGCACGTGTTTAAGTTAACCCCCAACTCCAAACATGTTACTGATGACATATTAGTACTAGAAACATGTAGGGGGTTAAAGGATTAAAAGCATTCAACAAGGGTTAAAATTAATTTTTTTTGTAAAAAATTTTATTTTAATGTAAGACATGGATTTACAAACATATTTAAAAATTATTGTCGATTTAAATATTGAATCACAAGAGGTTAATAAAAAAGAAGCATGTTCTCATTTCATTTATCATACCATTCGTCATCATAAAGTATGTTCAATTTGCCATTTAGTATTGAATTATCAACGCAAAGATTCGATTGTTAAATCAACAAAAATTATTAAATTACCAGAATGGATTCCTTTAAAAACAATAAAAGAAGCTGATAAATTATATGCATGTGTTAACAAAGAAATAAAACCATCTATGAGAACAGCTGTTTTATATGCATGTGTGACTTTATGTAAAAATAAACTTTCCTATAAAGAATCAGAAGATTTAATTAAATTTTTTAAATTGTCTATAAAACGAATAGAAACTGCTGTAGAATTTATTTTTTCCAGAATTCCTTCCTATAAATTAGATCTATCAATTCGTAAAGAACCTATTTTAAATATTTTAATTGAAACATTTAATTTATCGGCTGAAATTGGATTGTATCTTATGCATTATTGTAAATATCATAAAAAATCATTCAAAACAATTTGGGTTGAGATGAATCGAAAATTTAAATTTGAGGTATCTAAATATAATTTTTATAAAGTCTTTGTTGAAATAGTTTTGCATAATATGCCTTTTATCCTAGCAGAAATATTAGCTTTAAAACAAATATTTACTGATTGTATTAAAATAGATGGCTCTTTAGTTAAAATAAATGCTGGAAAATGTTCTTTTGTTAAAATTATACCCATGACTTTAAGTGAATGGAATAAATTTTTAAATGCTTCTTATGTATATGATGGTAAAATTATACATTTTAATTTTTCTTTAACAGAATCTAAAATAGAAGGTTGTTATTTTTCTCATAATAAATTTTTATTAAGATCGATATTATGTAAAAAGCTGTTTGGATTATAATCTTATATATTAACCTCTAACCCTTTAACACCTGAGCTATATGCTCATGCTGCTGTGTTCATTCATATATAGTTCAGGTGTTAAAGGATTAATACTTAGTTATATATAAGCAGACACAATGAGTAATTATATAGTTTAAGTATTAACCCCTTTAAATCCTAAGGCTTATACTTATTACATTATTCATATAAGTCTTAATTTAAAGAGTGTTTACCCTTTAACTTTACACATTATTAACACCTTAGGAGTTAGAATTATTTTTAATTCTAATCAATACTGTTTTATTCATAAAAATATTGATACTAAAAATCTTAAAAGTATCAATCCAATGAAATATAAAAGCTTTAAAACAATATTTTTAATTACAATGTATTAGGGAATTTATATTTTTGAGAGGATTTGTCAAATTTTACGATTTTTTGTTCTAATCCATCTTTTCACATCAAAAATATAAATTCTTAATATATGGTCCATTAAATCTACTATATACATAGTAAATATTTTTAAGTTTGCTGGTTAAAAAATTTTCCCATGTTCAATTAATCTTTTTACATGTAAAAGTTTAATTATCTATATTTTTAAATTTATATAGAACATTAGTCAAACAATTTAAATAATAACTACCCATTCTTGAATCTGGTAAACCACAATCTTGTAAGTATACACATCTGTTTAAAGAATCTTTATTTTTGTGTATAATTTTAAAAATAAAAGTTTCGTTTTGACATGTTAAATTTATGATAATTGCTTTATATTGAGAAAATTTTATGTTTTAATGGCTTTTCTAAAACTTAAATTATATTTTATGAATTACAGTCAGTGTAATGTTCTCAACATAGGCTTGATAATTTATTTCACATTCATTATAATATGATCTTACACAACCTGTTATAAAAAGAGAAATTCTGAGACCATTTAAGCAACCGCTATTAAAATTAAATATTTAGACTAAAATATTCTTTGATTTAATTCTTTAATTACCAATTTTAAATATTTATTTTTAAAAAAGCTACTTCTTATGCTTTTATAGAAATTATTTAAATCAAAATCTCGAGTATACAAGATAGTAGTAGCACATATTATACATACCTTTTTATATCATTTACAAAAGATAAATATGAGCAACATTTAATTCTGTAACATAAGCATTAATATGATTTAATATTAGTATTTGAAAACGAAACAAATTAACAAATCGACTAAAAAAAACTGTTTTTTATAGATTAAATCATTGTAAAATAGTTGCAATAGCAGAATTTTATTATGTTTGATAAGTTTATATTTACTTTTTAAATCATATAATTTTACTTGAAATAATAGTCATGTTAGTTCTTTAGCTTATAAAGTACTGCTACTGATGTTTCGCATCATTAATAATGCCTTAGTTGAAGGGTTAATATTTAAATTATATACAGCTAAGTATAGCAAATTTAGATATTATCATAACCCTTAAACTATATGTTTGCTATGCTCACTTTATATATGTTAGAGGTTAAAAATTATTTATTTTTTATAAAAGATTGTCAAAGGAAAAAATGAAGATTTTAGATTTGTTCAGTGGCACACATTCACTAGAACGAACTCGACATAAATATAATAAAAAATGGACAATTGTATCGGTGGATTTAAGTAATTCTGATTTAATGTAGATATACTGAAATGGGATTATGTTTCTGAATTTAAACCTCAACAGTTTGATATTATATGGGCATCTCCTCCATGTAGATATTTTAGTGTATTAAGACGATCTAATATAGGTAAAAAAGGTTTTTCTCTTGAAAGAATTTTAAAGGATCGAGAAGAAAAAGGTTTGCCTATTTTATATAAAACTTTAGAAATTATTGACTATTTAAAGCCTTCTTGGTATTTTATAGAAAATCCAGATTCTGGTGCTATGAAAAATTATATTTCAAATAGACGACATTATACAATTGATTATTGTCAATATTCTAACTGGGGATATCGAAAAAGAACTCGTATATGGACTAATTTATTAAATTTTACTCCTAAATTATGTGTTAAATCTACTTGTAAAAATGTAATTCTTAATCTTAAAACAAATAAAAAAATACATCGACTACGTACTGATGGTGGTGGCAATGGTTATAAAGGTACAACACGTTTAGAACGATATCGTGTTCCTGAATTACTTATTAAAGAATTAATAGAAGCTTGTGAATATGAATCTATCATCGAAGATGTAAATAAATTATTTCTTTAAAACCTTTTGTTTTATATAATATAAATTAATTTAACTCCAAACATCATAGGCAACGATTTGAAAATAAAAGGTATTTACGTTTAACCTCTAGGTTATATACCCACTTGCAACACTTGTTTGTAGCTTAACCTTTAAATTCTTAAGATGGCATCGACGACGCAAAGCATTGATAGCAACATAAAGTTAAAAGGTATTTACCTCTTTAACATCTAAGCTATATACAAACAAGTGAGTGTATAGCTTAGAGATGTTAAAGAGTTAAAGCAATACTTCACCCTAAACAAAAATAAATAAAAGTTTATGATAACTAAATTTTTTAGTTATCATAAACTTCTAAATCCTTTTATTCTTAAAGTATCGTTGATGTTACAAAGTGTCATCGATGACAATATAGAATTAAAGGATGTGTACCTTTTAAATCCTAAGGCTTATATTTATTTACTATGCTCACTTGTATAAATCTTAGAATTTTACCTTTTGGATATCAATGATGATGCCTTAAAAGTTAAAGGGTTAATTATATTAAAACTAGAAAATTTTTAATAAGTAGATGGTAATAAATACATATTGATCGTTTATTAAAATATATTTGACACAACAATGATTTCTTATTTTATAGTCAGATAATATTAGATTTACTGGTTTTAACATATTAAATAATGTTTTTTTTAAACTATTTAGTTTTAACTTTAGCATAATTAAAATGTTTTAATTTAGAAATTTCTGATGTTGAATAAGATTGACATGATCTTAGAAGTGAAGAAATTGAGTTTGTCACAAGTATCAATACATCTATTAATCGACTTAATAAATTAATTTTACATATATCCATAGACTAAATAAGGAATGCCTTTTGAACTTAAAAGCTGTGCGACAAATAATATCTGGTCATATATAACACATTGTATTTGGAGTCATGTATGTAAAACATAAATAAATATTCTGGTTCATAATTTTCACTGTAATAAATAATAGCTAAAGAGTTTTAGTTAAATGTTCCATATATCAACATCTTCAACAATTTAAAAACTGAGATATTTCTAATAAATTTTCCTAAAACAACGAGGAAAATGGGATTAGTGTTTCTTTTATAATTATTTTAATCAAAAGGAAATTTTTCCTTTTGATTTTAGAGGCCAAATAGTAAACACAATCTGTTCTAATGGTAATTTCAGCTAAAACTGTATTTTATTAGCTTCTTGGGCGATTCAATGGCCCAGAATATTTTTCTAATTCTTGAGATTTACATCAAGATAATTTAATTTTCACATTAAATTCAGACTGATTAAAACATAATTTTAAAATTCTTTGATAATTGCAAGAAGAAAAGCTAGAATGTAAAACAACTGTGTTTATAAGTAAAATATAAGAATAAAAATTTTTAATAGGACTTTATTTTAAATCTACTTCATCAAAAAATTTTATGTTACAATCAACTTTTTCTTTATAAATTCTATGTTTTTAGGTGGTTTTATAAAAACTCCATTGTAATCTTTTTTAATACGGTCCAGCAATTTATCAATGTAACATATATAATTTCGATATAAAATACGTTGTTGATCATTTGTATTGATTACTATATATCGATGATTATAAACTATAACTTCTAAATCAGTTGTTTGATCAGTTTCATCTTTAATAATAATACTATATTTACTACCTAAAATTGATGATTCAGATATTAAAATAGAATTCTGTTTTTCACATAAAGCATATTGTTTTAAGACTGTAAAAGAAATTTGAGGCCATATAAAATCTTCAGATTTGGTTTTATACACAATTTTATTTTGTTTAAATTGATATTTTTCACAATGGTAAAATTCCATAATAAATTATTTTAAATAACTTGTTATATAATTTAAAATCATTTGCTTTTTGCTTCATATATTTAATCTTTTAATACTTAAAATATATGAATGTAGCCAGTGAGTATAGCTTAGATATTAACTCTTTAACATCTAAGCTATACTCAATCATTTGTATATAGCTTAGATGTTAAAGGGTTAAACTTAAATTTAAGGTGGAATACTGCTTCAATACTTAACCCCCACTCCTAAGGCATTGTCAACGATGCTCATATATAGCTTAAGTATTAAAGGGTTAAACTATATACTTGTTTATTACACTTGCTTATATATAATTTAGTGTTAAAGAGTTAAGGCTTATACAAGTGAATATAGCAAATATTAGGATTTAAAAGATTAAAAATTAAATATACAGTAACTCAGTATAATTTAGGATCTTTAATAATCTCCTAGTTTTCAAAGAGTTAAATAATAAAAATTAAAATTATTGCGGTTAAAATTCTATTTTACGTTAAAACTGATGGAGGCTTTATTAAAAGATACTCGAGTGGGAAAGGGACAAATATTTACTCATGTTTCCATGGACGGTGGTAAATATCTGTTAGACGCGTATAGATATCCGGCGTTTTGGCAAGCGGTAGTTGATTCTATTAAACCGCTGCATTTGTTAGAAACTCGGTACAAAGAAAGTCCTCTAACTTTAGATTTCGACATTAAAGAACCACAAAAAACTTATGATAAAGAAATTTTAAAAAAATTACATGATCGAATAATAAAGTATTTAAAAGAGCATTTATCAGCAGAAAATCGCAATTTAATCGGTGTATTTTTACACAAACCTTTTCAATTATTAGAAGATGGTACCATTAAACAGAGTTTTCATGTTCACTATCCTAGAATTATGATGAATATTGTCGATATGCAGCGATTGACTCAAGAATTAAAATCTGAATGTGAATTTATATTAGGAAAAGATTATTTAGATCCTAATGGTTGTAAAGTATGTTGGTTTGTCTATGGTGCATGTAAACCAGGGGATGATCCATATTCAATTAAATATGTTTTTGATTCATCAAATAAAACAGGTAATTTTCACCATCTTTTAAAAGATACTTTATATCCTAGATGTTTCGGTGAAACAGAAGATTCTCAAACTTTAATTAGATTTTACCTTACTATTATGCCTCAAGACAAGGAACCTTATTTAATAAGTTTTAAAAACGTTAAACCTAAATTAATTGATAAAATATTATCTCGTAAAGCAGAAGCTATTTTAAATGAAGAAACACGTCCTTCTAAATTAAAATATTTAATCAATTTATTACCTGAAGAATGTGCTGATGATCGAGATGTATGGTTAGAAACAGGGTTTTGTGTGTGGCAAATAACTGATGGATCTATAGAAGGATATGATGTTTGGACTTCTTTTTCTAAGAAATCTGAGAAATATAACGAAGATGAATGTTTTGATTTATGGTATAGACAGATGAGACCCAATGATTTCACTATAGCATCTCTATATTGGCTAATTAAAAAATATAACTCAGAAGGCTTTGCTGATTATGTACGCTTGTATGAGTGTCCTCCTTCTAAATATTATACAGATGGTAGTCATGTAGGTGTAGCTAAAATTGTTCATCATCATTTTGGATCAGAGTTTAAATGTGTTTCTATTAAAAATCATGTTTGGTATCGATATGATGGTGTAACTTGGGCAGAATGTCACGTAGGGGTTGATTTAAGACGATTAATTTCAGATTCTAAAGCACCTATTTTACAAACTCTAGATCGACAGATTAAAATAGTAGATGATTGTTTAAAAGGAGAAGAAACAGATGAAAAATATTATCAATGGCAAGAAGAATTGGCACAATTAACTCTGGAAGAGTTAGAAAAACTAATGGATCGATTGTTTAAAATTAAAAAATCGCTGCGTATGACTCAATTTAAGAACAGTGTAATGAGAGAGTGCGAAGAATTATTTTACGACCCCCTATTTGCTCAAAAAATAGATTCTGATCCATATTTAATAGCATTTAAAAATGGTGTTTTTGATTTTAAGCAAAAAACATTTCGAGCAGGACGTCCTGAAGATTACTGTTGCAAAAAACTTAACGTTAATTACATAAATTATGGTTTCAGTGGTCCTTTATCGTGTGATCCAGCAGATTTTAATGGCCCTGAATTAAAAGAAACCTTAATTTTTTTTCAACAAGTCTTTCCAGACGTCGAACTTAGAACTTTTTTTATTAGACAATTAGCATCCGCTTTTATTGGTGGTAATCTAGAAAAAATATGTTTGTTTTGGACTGGTTCTGGTAACAATGGTAAAACCATTACTCAAACTTTGATAGAAAAAATGTTTGGTGTTTTTGCTGTTAAACTTAGTACATCTGTTTTAACAGGTAAAAAACTATCGACGGGTCAAGCCAATCCTGAGCTTGCTCGAACAGGTGGTGGTGTACGGTGGGTCGTCATGGAAGAACCGGATAACGATGAACGTATCAATGCTGGTATTTTAAAAAATTTAACAGGTAACGACACCTTTTGGGCTAGAGATTTATATTGCGCTGGTAAAGATACTAAAGAAATTATCCCCATGTTCAAATTACATGTTATCTGTAACAATTTACCTGAAATTAAATATGCTGATCAAGCTGTGTGGAACAGAGTACGTGTAATTCCTTTTGAATCGGTTTTTAAACCTGTAGAAGAATGCCCTGAAACATATGAAGAAAGATTGAAGGCTAAAACATTTCTTGTAGATGTTAAATTCAATGAAAAATTATGTAAGATGACAGAGCCTTTAGCTTATTATTTAATATATTATTGGTTAAACATGGATCGTTTAAATTATAATGCACCTAATAAAGTATTAAAGGCTACTAAAGAATATCGAAACGAAAACGATTTATATAAACAATTTGTTGATAATAATTTGATTACGGAGAGTGGTACCATTTTATCAGATCGATTACTTTACATTAAATATAAAGAATGGCTAAATGAAACACATCCCTACTATATAGTTCCTTCTCGAAACAAAGCAATTAAAAAATTTGTTGAGGTGCTGGGTCCTTTAACCGATGGTGCTTGGATCAATCTTAATTTTGTTTAACTTTTTAAAAACAAAGTATAAATTAAAATATGTATTAACTCTTTAACTCTTAAGACGTCATTGACACACAAAGCATCATCAATGATGCGTAGAGTTAAAGGGTAAATACTCTTTAACACATAAGCTATATAGAGTGCAGCGAGTGAGTATATAGCTTCAGTGTTAAAGCAATACTTCACTCCAAATAAGAAATAAATGAAGTTTATGTGACCAAATTTTTTGATTATCATCGACTTCATTCATTTTGAATTTAAGGTGACGTATCACTTTAACCCTTTATTTAAGCTATATATAAATGTATAGTTTAGGTATCAACCCTTTAACTCCATGCGTCATCAATACTTTGTGTTATTGATAACGCCTTGGGAGTTAAACTGTACTTAACTCTTAAAAATTAAAATTGCCAATGATCTTTACCTTTTAACACTGAAGCTATATACTCACTCGCTGCACTCTATATAGCTTATGTGTTAAAGAGTATTTACCCTTTAACTCTACGCATCATTGATGATGCTTTGTGTGTCAATAACGTCTTAAGAGTTAAAGAGTTAAGGGTTTAATTATAGTATAATACATAATTTTAAAACGTTATTAAAATGATTTATTATTTTTTACCTAAATATCCTTTTGTTGATAAAGTCAATGAAGCAGTAGATCCTTATCCAAATGTTGATTTTGAGACAGCATTAAGTGGAAAACCAGAACTAAAAAGTTTGATCGATCCACAAGACCCCTTTTGCCATCAAACTTTTCTGGAACGTTTGTTTTCAGATGCTACACCTTATACAGAATGTTTAGTCTTTCATGCTATGGGAACGGGTAAAACATGTTCAGTTATTAAAATAGCTGAAAATGCTAAGGCTGAAGGTCGATTAAAAGGAGCATTAATTTTAGCGCGAGGAACTACACTGCTTAAAAATTTTTTACATGAATTGTTGTTTAAATGTACTGACGGTCGGTATGTACCGGATAATTATTCTAAATTAACAGCGTTGGAAAAAACATACAGAGTCAAAAAATTAACCGAAACTTTTTATAAATTTAAAACGTTTGAAACTTTTGCTAAACAAGTAAATAAATGGAACGACTTTCAAATTCGTACTCGATATAACGATTATCTTATTATCATCGATGAAGTACATCATATCAAGACAGGAGATGATCGAGACGTTAATTACAGAGCATTATTGAGATTTATGAGAACAATTAAAAATTGTAAAAAAATATTACTAAGTGGTACTCCTATGGCTAATTCACCGACTGAAATCTTAGATGTGATGAATTTAATTTTACCTATAGATAAAGCTTTTAAACCAGAAGATAATATATTTGATTCAAAAGGTCGATTGCGCAATGAACCATTATTTATAGAACGAATCAGGGGTCGAGTTTCATATTTAAAAGCACCAGATCCAGGTCAAGGTTTAAAATTTATGGGTCAGCCAGAAGGTCGATTACAACATTTTTTAGTGGTTTCTTTACCTATGAGCAATTTTCAAAACATTGCTTATGAAAAAGCGTATGAAAAAGATGCTCGAGAACGTAACATATTTGTTAATTCTAGGCAAGCTTCGCTGGCTGTTTATCCCGATGGATCTTATGGAGCTGAAGGTTATAGGATGTATGTAGGTAAAAAAAACAATGCTTTCATTAAAGAAATGATCACTGATTTAGAAAAATTTAGTTGTAAATATCATTATGTTTTAAGAGTATTGGAAAAATCAGAAAAAGTTTTTATTTATGGTGAATACATTAATGGTAGTGGATTACATCTGTTAACATTGATTTTAGATAAATCTGGTTGGGTCAGAGCTTCTGGTTATGAAACAACTCCCAGACCTAAACGATATGCATTATTAACGGCTGAACAAAAAAATATACAACCTCTTATTCAACGATTTAATCGATTGGATAACGTAGACGGTGACGTTATCAAATTGATACTTGGTAGTAGAGTAGTATCAGAGGGTATCACTTTAAAAAATGTTAGGGATTTAATTGTACTAACACCTCATTGGAATTACACTGAAACATCTCAAGCTATCGCTCGTGGATGGCGATCTAATTCACATCAAGATATGATTGCTCGAGGTCAAGAACCTTCTTTACGAGTTCATCAATTAGTGGCTAAACCTAATAATGACGGAGGTGTGGATTTGATGATGTATAAAGTATCCGAAGAAAAAGACTATGAAATTAAGAAGATGGAACGTATTATTAAATCAGCAGCGTTAGATTGTCAATTTTTTAAATATCGAAATGAATACGATCGATCAAAAGATTACATTCGAGAATGTGATTATGACATTTGTCAATATCATTGTTTAGGTAAAATACCTCCTCCTCTTAAACCAGAAGATGCTTATGGTAAACCTCCTTGTAAAAAAACTACTGAACATGTTTTAAAGTTTTTTAAACTCAATTCTAAATCTACCATGGATGAATTATTTAAACAATTTCCCAACACTTCCCATGCTGATATATTAGGCGTTTTATGGTGGCTAACTGTAAACAATATACCTGTTAAAGATAAATACAATAATTATGTATATTTGAGTGAAAATGAAAATATAATTAATTTAATTCCTGAACCTGTATACAATGATTCTTCATTATTAAATTATTACTTTCAGAATTTAACGGTTGTTATTAATACACCATTAGAAGATATTGCTGAAAGAGAATCTTATAAAATTTTACCTCATAAAATAGAACGATTGTTTTCTCGATCTTCTAAAATTGTTGATATTCTAATTGAACTACCTTATCCTGTACAACGCATTGTGTTAATGGCATGTTTAAGAGCACAACAGAAAGGTTTAACTCAAAACACCCTGGTTCGTGATAAAATTATAAAATTTTATGAAGGGTTTTTTGCCAATACTCCTGATGGTGTAATTGTTTGGTTGCATGGCGAACCTGTTTTATTAGAGGATGATAAATGGATTGGTTTAAAACCTTTAAGTAAGCAATATTATTTACAGCGAAAAGATAAGTTTTTTAAATCACCGGTGGGTTATTATGGATTATTTCATCCTTTTACACATGATTTTTGTGTAAGAGACGTCACTAAAATAGCAGATTCTAAAGATTTAAGAAAAATCACTGTAGGTCGACGATGTAACGATTGGGATCAAAATATGTTATTTCATATTGTAACTCGTTTAATGAAAATTAGAACAGCTGTTAATTTTATGCAAGATATAGATAAGGATGATTTAAAACAAGCTGTTATAGCTAAATCTAATCATATAAAAGAAGATTTAAAATCGATTGATGCTATGAAAAGATTTTTATTTTGGAGTTCGGATCGTTTTAAACGTAAAGATTTGTGTAGAGCCATGGAAAAATGGTTTAGAGATAATGATTTGATGGAGGATAATTTTGATTGTGGTCATCAACGGAAAACACGAACTAAATTTGCTAGAAAATAATCTTTTATAACTGAACATATGTTAACCTTTTAAAAACAAAACCACTGACAGCCTCAAAACACAGTGTTTTAGCCTATACCTAGTTTTAAACGATAAGCACCCTTTAATTCTGCATTGTTGATAACATCTTAAGAGTTAAAACCACACTGTTTTAGTTTTTAATCCTTTAATACTTAAGTTATATACAAGTGAACTTAGGTGTTAAAGGGTAAATACCCTTTAATTCCATGCTGTCATCAACGATACTTTGTGTTATTAATGATGCCTTAGGGGTTAAAGGGTTAAATTCTAAGGCTTATACAAGTAAGCATAGCAAATGAATATAAGTCTTAATTTAACCCTTTAATTCCGCATTGTCATTGATGATGCTTTGTGTTGAGTATATAGCTTAGGTGTTAAAGGGTTAATTTAATCTTTATTATATTTGCTAATAATTCCTGATTGACTAAAATGTGAAGCTTTTGAATAACAATTTAATAAATCATTCATTTCACAATTACGTTTTAAATCTATTAAATGATGCAACGCACCTTTTCTTAATGTTAAAACGGGGTTAGCTGAAGTAGCAAACCAATCACCTGTATTAGGAGTTATTGCTAAGTCACCCCTGATAGGATCTCCATGGCCATAGTTGCGATTATAAAGTGTAATATCTAGTTTACGATCTACTATAATCGGAGGTTCTTTAAAATCAACCTCTTTTTTAGGAGATATTGATTTTATTGTTACCTTAGGGGAATCCATTGATTTTTTCATAGTAAGATAATAATATAATAAAATAATAGTCATTCCGATAACAATTAACGAGCTTATCATTTTATTATATCTACTTTAAAATTATGTTTTATAAAATCTGACTTATTTTAATTTAACCCTTTAACACCTAAGCTATACATACACAAATGAGCATATATATAGCTTAGGTGTTAATCCTTTAAAGCAATATTCAGTCCTAAACAAGAAATAAAGGAAGTCTACACAACTAAAAAAAATTTGGTTGTGTAGACTTCATATGTCTTAAATGTAGGGTGGGATATTGTTTTAACTTAAACATCACTAATGCTAACATAATATTGTGTGTAGAAGATATTTACCTTTTACCCCTTTTAAAAACTAGGTATAGGGTAAAAATAACATATTTTAAAATGTCAGCATTTTTTAATGTTTAAAGAGTTAACACCTAAACTATATATCTGTTCATATATAGCTTAGGTGTTAAAGGATATTTATTTTTCCAATATATAAATATATTTGCTCATTATGCTATTTGTATATAGTTTAAATGTTAGATTATAGGATTCAAACTATAAATATTCTGTTTCAATTTTAGACCCTTTAAAATAATACAACTTTATTTTTTTGGATTTTTGTAAAAATAGCCAAGTAATTTCAGAAAGACTTCTAAATCGCTGTTTTTCAGCAAAAACAGCTATATCATAATTAAAAGGTCCTATAGCTATATCATCTACAATTTTAATAGGACAGCTTAGAAACTTTTGAAGTAATTTTTTAGTTGATTTTTCATAAACTAACACGCAAAATTTTTTATCTGTTTTTTGATAAAGTTCTTTAATACATTTGATACGAGTTGGAATGCTTGATATAGATTCTATTTTCTGATAACCTTTATATTCATCGATATATAATTCATCTCCAATGACTCCCTGCATAAAATAGTTAAAAAGTTGATATGTTCTATAATTAAAATTATTAAAACAGTATTCAGTTAAAGCGTATAAAGGAAACAAATGACTTTTAAAAATAAAAGATTGTGCTTTATATCTATCATAAACAGCTATCTGATTTAACACTTTTAAATGATATATTTCATCATTAGTAAAATTTTCTGTTAGTTTTATATATTCTACATTTGTTAATATTAATTTTGGAACAATTTTAGTTAAAACAAATGGTTTATCAATATTAGATTGTAAAATATATTTTATATTTTTAATAGGTAAAATGTGATTTTTAAGTCGAACCACAAACCAAAATACCTTACAAACCAAAGAATTTAAAAATTTCAATTTAACAGTAGTTTCAGCATAATCTATTATTATTAAATGATAAAAATTGTTTTTAATTATATCTTGCAAATATCCTATTTCTACTGTTTTAACAAACGTTTCAGTGTTATATTGTTTTAAAATTTCTCTCCAATGATATTTTTTGTTAGGTAACGTAATCAATAAAATATTTGTATATCTCACTGATTTAATATAATTAGCTATTACAAAATAAGGATTACTTAACTTGATAATACCACCATAAGGTTCTTCTAACATTTCTTTAACAAATTCCATTATCTATTTAGCAAACCTGATTTTTAACTAAATTTTTAAATTCTAAGATTTGTATAATGTATTTATCCTTTAACTCTTAAGGTATTGTTGATGACGTTTTATGTCATTAACAACGGTATGGAGTTAAAGGATATTCACCTTTTAACACCTGTTTATATTCATTCACAGCATTCACTTTATATAACTTAGGTGTTAAAAGGTTAAACGCATAAACTGTATACAAATAAACATAGTAAATAAGTATATAGTTTAAACATTTAAAAAAGATTAATGTATCAAGTTAAAAATGTACTTATATAAAAGCATTAAGATTTTTACAATTCACAGGCTTTTAATCAAAGTAAAAAAATATAATTTTCTAATAGAGAAATATACTATTTGCTAGTAAATGTATTAATTTATTTTTTTAATTTTAGGTTATTGTTAATGCAAAGTATTGTCAATATGCAGAAAATACTCATCCTTTAACCCTTTAAATCCTAGGGCTTATATTCGTTCACTACACTTATATAAGTCCTAGGATTTAAAGGGTTAACACTTAAGCTATATACATACTTATTTGTATATGGCTTAAGTATTTACTCTTTAACACCTAAGCTATATACAAATAAATGTAGCGAGTGAGTATGTGTTAAAGGGTTAACTCCTCATTAATGATGCTAAGCATTGTCAATGACATTTTAAAAATTAAAAGGTTAAAAGGTTAACTCTAAACGCCTTGTTAAGGTACAAAAGATATTCACCCTTTAACACCTAAGTGATATACCTGTTTGCTTATGTACTTAGGTATTAAAATTATCAATAAAATAAAATGTCTTTTTATAATGAAAATGTTGGATTTTCTATAGAAGGAAAAAAGGAATATATTTATTTTGAAGTTGATATAAATTATAATAACTATAAACCTCCTTTAAAAAAAAATATTCATTTTAAAGGTTATCCTGATTATTTTACTTTGACGGGGTTTTTAAATGTAAAAGATATTAATAAAAGCACATTCGAATGTAAAGAATACCCTAATCAAAATGCTGATTTTTTACCTCAAATTTTTAAATATGTTGTTGAAATTCGAAATAAAAACTATGATTACGTTTCATTTGCTTTTGTAGTTACAATTAAAAATAATAGTGTACAATATAACCAAATTTATGTTGGATGTAAATCTTTAAATTTTTTTAAGATAAACATATCAAAGATTTCTCAAGTTTTAACAAAAAACTTTCAGGACATTAAATTAATTTCTTTTGGAGGTATAGTTTGTATTTCAGATAAAACTTTACATTCTTATGGCAGTTTTCAAGATTATTTATATGGAACCTGGAATGCAGATTTTGATGATCATAAATCATTAGAAATTGCTATTTTAGATAGTTTTGGTCCATATTTACTTAGTAATTGTATTGAGCATGATTAATTTTAATTTTTTATAATCCTTTAGCTTCTAAGGTATTGTCAATACAAAACATTGCTAATGATGCAGTATTTACCCTTTAACATTTAAGCTATATACAAACAAGTGCAGCAAGTGAGTATATAGCTTAGATATTAACCCTTTAATTCCTAATGTGTTGTTAATGATACAAAGCATCATTAACAATGACACAAGGTTAAAGAATTGGAAAAAATAGAATTTTAAAAACTGAAATGGGAACCAATGAAGAAATCAATCAATTTTTATTTTATTTAAAATATTATATGAAATCTTTAAACATTATTGATATAACAGTTTCTCTATGTCATCGTAAATTAAATATGCAATATCCGATTTATATTAATCAGTGTAATTTTAATCTAGATAATGTTTTAATAATAAATGATTGGTCTTTTCTTAATTTAAAACATGAAATTGATCAAATAATTGATATAAAGGGAATAATTATTTTATACGAACGTATTTTAAATGAAACATTAGATGTTATAAATAAAACACGTGTCGTTGTATGTGTTTATTTAGCATATAAAATAGTAGAACTTTTTAATTGTTTGAACATTGAACCAATATTAATTATGAGTCGTATATTACATAAATTTATAAATTCTAAAATTGTGGATCAAAATTTTTATACTAATTTACTTATTCCACATTACCAATCCTTTACATAAGCTATATATAAGCACGTACAGAGAGTGAGTATATAGTTTAGATGTTAAAGGGTTGATTTTAATGGGTTGAATTATTTAAAATGGAATTACCCAATGATGAAACAGAAAAATTTAAAAAGCTTACTTCACTTTTAGCATCTAAATTATGGATTCCTATTATATCGTATTTAATAGCTGACTTTATACCTATTCCTAATTTAAATGATGAATATAAAGAAAAATCAGCTAGATTAGGTATTTATATAGGTTGTTTATGTGGATTTTATGCCTTATCTTAACCCCTTAATACCAAATGTGTTACCAACAATACATCAGTATTGCTGTGCATGGAAGAGTTAAAGGGTATTTATCCTTTAACACCTAAACTAGATACACACACTCATTTATATATTTTAGGTATTAAAAGGCTAACTTTATAACTCCAAATATGTCATCGATGATGCCTTAGGAATTAACCCTTTAAATCCTAAGGCTTATATGAGTGAATGTTAGGATTTAAAGGGTTAATTCTACGTCATTGCAATAATGTTTTATATCATCAACAATGTCTTAAAAGTTAATTCCTAACTCCAAATATGTTACTGACAACATATTAGCATTATTGGTGCAGAGGAGTTAGCTCTTTAACACCTAAGCTATATATAGCTTAGGTGTTAAAGGGTTATACCTAAGGTATCATCAATGATATGTGAAGTTAACTCTTTAACATTTAAGCTATGTACAAACAAGCACAGTAAGTATGTAGCTTAGGTGTTAGGATCAAAGGGTTAATACCTAAGCTATATACAAGTGAGCATAGCAAATGAACATAGCTTAGGTGTTAAAGGGTAAATTCCACATATCATCAATGACACAAAGCATTATTGATGATGCCTTAGGAGTTAAAGGGTTAAAGACCTAAGAAATTTTTAGATAGTATTACATAATACAGCAATTCCTATAGGATGGTCAGCTTTAATAACTGACCATATTAAAATATTGTCGCTTCGTTGATTTTTATTTATTAATTTAATATCATCAGTTACTTCAATAAGTTGATTTGAAAATATGGTAAATCGATGAACTTTATAAGATTTATCACTATAAAAATCACATTTTTCACACTTTTTTTTTGAATATTGCAATTTTTCATGGATTTTATAAAAAGTTGTACAATTAAGTTTAATGAAGGAATTTCCTATAAACTTATATGGAATAGAATAAGGTTCTATTTTAGCTATTCCTTGATTCAAATAAATAGTACGATGTTTAAATTTAAATTCAGTTTTTAACATAGGAGATTCTAATAAAACTGTATAACTACAACTTTTTGTAATATATTCACCTATGGTTAATATTCCAAAAAATCCATCGAAATGTTGCGGAAAACAAAAATCTGACATAGGACCTGTTAAACTATAAACATATATTTTACCCTTTATTTGCATTGAATCTGGTTTTTTATATAAAAGCCAATCAATTTGAGAATTCCATCGACCACATCTATTTATTTCCCAATACATTTTATTAGATAATCTTAAACTCATCAATGTATGAAAAGGTAGAAATTTTAATATTTTATATTTAATTTCAAGAGGAATATCTTTTAAAAATTTATCCATATAAAATATTAAATTATAATTTATTTTTATATTTTCATTTTTAACTCTTTAATTCTATATCATTAACCACACCTGGGAAAAAATTAGCTCTTTTTAACTATTTAACACCCAAGTTATATATAAACAAGCACATCGAGTGAGTATATAGTGTAGGTATTAAAGTGATACTCTACCTCTAAATAAGAAATGAATGGACGTTTATAGGATCAAAACCCCTTAACTCCTAGAGCTTTATCAACAATGCTTTAAAAATTAAAAAATATTAAAATATCTTCAAAAAGTGTATCTGGATATGTTATAACATCTATACAAAATACAGATTGCAAAGGTTCAAAATATATTTCAGAATTAATAGTTTCATAAACACCATGATAATCTGTTTTATAAATAAATACACATGCATATTGCATTCTATTTTCATCACCAAATTTAAATACTTGCCCTGTATTCATACTAGTCTTTAATAATATAAGTGATGGATATATATTATCTTTTGTCTTTAATAATATTTTTTTTATTTTTAATTTACCAGCTCTGTAATTACAAGAACAAGATGTTTCTATAAAAAAATTTGTAGTTTGAGATTGTATCGTGAACATTTTCATTTTTATCGATGCGAAAAATAATTATTCTTTTAACCTTTTAACACCTAAACTATATATTCACTCACTATGCTCATTTATATGTTAAAAGGTAAATACTCTTTAACTCTATACATCATCAACAATGTTTTGTGTTGTTAATACTTAGGATTTAAAGAGTTAACCTTTTAACCTTTTGAATCCTAAAGCTTATATAAACAAGTATAAGCCTTAGGGTGAATACTTTTTAACCCTTTACCTAAGTATATACAAAAGCATATTGAATAAGTACATAACTTAGGTGTTAAAGGGTTAACATGCATTATTGCTGATGATGCATTAGCATCATTGATGCATAAAGGAATTAAAGGGTATTTACCCTTTAACACTTAAGCTATATATAAACAAATGTGTATATATAGCTTAAGTGTTAAAGGATTAAAAGATAAGTAACCCTTAATCCTTTAGCTCCTAAGGCGTCATCGATGATACAAAGCATCATTGATAATACTTTAGGAGTTAAAGGGTTAACATCTAAGCTATATATGTGCTCATTTGTATATAGCTTAAATGTTAAAGGGTAAGCACCTTTAACTTTATATTGTCAATGACACAAAGTATTGCTGACGATGCCTTAGGAGTTATAAAAGGTTATTTCCATATTGCCATCAATAATACCTTATAAATTGATAAATTAAACTTCATAAATAGGTGGTAAATCTGATAATACAATAATAGATGCTTCAGGTAATGCTGCATGATGTTTGATATAAAAATATTTAATAATTAATATAGATGTTAAAGCCGCACATATTATAATTAAAAAAGTAGCTAAAAGAGAAGCTATAGTTGTTATTAAACAAATGGAACATCCATTAACAGCATCTAAATAATATAAAATTTTACTTAAAATTATTCTTGGATCTGTAGATTGAAAAGTTTCTGTATATTGAGTATTATCTGAATATATTAACTTATCTATATCATATTGATATGGGTTAAATTGTATTAAATTATATTTTTTAGCAACGTAAAAATTACAGTCTGATCGAACATCTATTAATATTAAAGTTGAGAATGTTTTATTATCATTAATTAAATTTAAATCACTGGGAAAAGAGATTTTTTCTATATAAATCCCTGCTATAGTAAACAAAGTTAAAATTGTTTGATTATAATAAATAAAACCCAAAAACATTTTTTAAAAATTATAAAAATTTAAAAATGCTTTCTCAACTTACTTTTATTATTTTTATTGGTAATGTAAATGCTTTATATCCAGCATTTACATCAGTAACGTTAACATGTACATTAATTTCTATATTTTTTATATTTATAATATTACTATTAGGAGCATTTTATTTGTTTTTTAAAATTTATAGTATACTTTTTTAATCTCAACACAAACATCTAAGCTATATACAAAGGAGTGTGTATATAGCTTAGGTGTTAAAGGGTTAAGCTATATGCAAGTATATCGGGTGAGTATATAGCTTAAGTGTTAAAGGTTAACTCTAAATATATCGCTAATGATGCATTAATAGGTAATAATGCTTTGCGTTGTTAATACCTTAAGAATTAACCATTTAACTCATATCATCATTGACAATATGAAGTATTGTCAATAACAAGAGGTTAACTTTTTAAATCTTAAGGTTTATACTTGTTTACTATATTTGAGTGTATAAGCCTTAAGATTTAAAGAATTAAGCTATATACTCACTTGCTATGCTTGCATATAGCTTAGGTATTAACAGGTTAAATCCTTTATACATCTCTGATGCTAATGCATCACTAATGACACTTTCAGATTTTAAGAGTAAGCACCTTTTAACTCTACATCATGAATGATCATGTAGAGTTAAAGAGTTAAATATATATATAATTTATTACCAAAGTTGTCTATTTATATATAAAACATCTTTGGTACTAAAACCATTAAATCATAATTCTGCGATATTACTTGGCCAAACATAATTTAACCCTTTACTTTTACATAGTTCCATTGAAGATGTTGTTAATCCAAAAATATGACCATCTTCATAAGTACCAATAACAGTAGAGGGATTGGTTTTCTCAAACACAAGCTTAAACTCTGCATCATATAGTAAATCACAATGATTTGGTAAAGGAATTAAATTAACTTCAGGATTTATTTTTTCAAAAACTACAGGTCTTTTTGGTTTTTTTATTTTTACAGGCATTTTTTGGGGAGGTATAATATCAGCCGTCATTTCAGCATCTAAAAGACGTTCAACTAAATTAGCTTTGTTTCCTGATGTTTTTTGATTCATCTTTTTACAAATTTCTTTTAAATTAGCTATAGTCATTGTTTCTAAATCACTTTTAAGTAATTTAGGCCTTTCAACAACTTCTTCATCGGATGAAGAAGATAAATCAGTCAACAAATTACCTCTTAGAATTAAACTTTTATCAGTAAAATACTTACAAATATATTCTTTTATAGATTCAGTGGAATCTTTTAAATCTAAATGTACTGCTAGTTTATGAGATAAATCTTCTATTTGTTTGTTCATTACAATGATTTCTTTGATATATTTAGTTTAAAAATTAAATCAAATTTATACTTATTTTTAATATATTATTAAATTAATTATTTAATCCTTTAACTCAAATGCATTGATGATGTATTAGCATTATCAGCACACAGAAGATATTCATCATTTAATACTTAAGCTATATATTTGTTTATTATATTCATTTGTATATGTTTGAATTAAAGGATTAATTTGTTAATCTTTCTTTAAATTTTATATATTTATACAGTTCAGAAATCTTAGGTTTAAGAGGGTTTAATAAGTAAAATGAGTTTTTAATAAATGTTGATATAACTGTAAGTGTGTTTTAAATGTAGTTAAAACTTCACAAAAATTACATTTAAATCTATTTTCTAAAGTATGAACAATAGAATGTTTTCTTAAATAACATTCATAATTAAATAATCTACCACAAGGTTCACATTTATATATCTTTTTTATGTTATGTTCTGCAAAAGAATGAATTTTTAATGCTCTGTCACTATGAAAGGCTTGATTACATTCACTACAAATATATATAATATTATGTGTTAAACAACGTTGTTTAGCTTTAAATCTTTTAAAACGTTTAGATATTGATTTGGTACATTTTTTTTCATGTCGTTCAGCCCATTTTTTACGGCAAAATTTTTTACCACATTCACGACATTGTAAAGACTGGGTTTCATTAATTTTTATTTTATCAAAATCCATAATTTGTTTAATAATGTGATTTATATATATAAAATCAAAATGTAACTTCTGTAATTCTAACAACTCTTTTAACATCCAAGCTATAAATAAATATAATAAATAAGTATATAGCTTAAATTTTAACCCAACTCCAAATGTGTTGCTATCAGTATATGAGGAGTTAACCTTTTAAATCTTAAAGTATATACAAGTGAGTGTAGTGAACGAGTATATAACTTAGAAGTATTGGGAGTTGCAGAGTATTTATTCTTTAACATCTAAGCTGTATACTCAATTATACTTTTTTTGTATATGGCTTAATCATAACACCTAAGCTATATACGAACAAGCATAGCAAGTAAGTATATAGCTTAGGTGTTAAAAGGTAAACACCCTTTAACTCCACACATTATCAATGACACTTTATCATCAATGCTGCCTTAAGTTAAAGGGTTATATAAAGTATTAACAAAACCTTATAAAATAAAAGATTAAGGATAGTTTAAATCCATATTAGGATGTTTAAAAAATTTACATAATATTTTACATAAAGGTGAAAATGTATTATTTTGATCACAAACTATTTGAAAGGGGGATTTTTCAAAATAATAAAATGTACAATTTTTAAATTTCTCATCATTGAACAAATAACTTTCAATCAAATGATCTGTAAGTAACAAAACAATATTTTTATACGATATTTCTGATAAATTTAAAAATTCAACAAATAAATATACGTTTAATTTTAATGTTTTTTCTAAATATTGTTTAAAATCAGGTTTTTTAGTTAAAACACAAGTTTCAGATGAAAATTTTATATTTAAATGAGCCAGGTTAATAGATGAAACAGAAGTTATTTTTTGATAAATTAAAGGTGTTATTGGTCTACAGAGAGGTGGTAAAGGAATATTTAAATAATAATAACGTATCCATTTAGTATAATGTGTTGATAGCTTTTGAAATCGAAGATTAAATAATTCTTGACACACCCAATAAAGTGGATCTAAATGCAGTAAATCTATTGAATATCTTGTTGTGTTTGATATTCTAGAGCTTTTATAAGTTAACGCGCTTAAAGCTGTTCCTATTAAATATAAATGAGAGGGGTTATAAGTATATTTTAACACTTTAAATCTATTTAATTCCAAAGGTAAAAATGTAGGAAATCCCAGTTTTTCAGCTTTGAAAAATTGCAAAACACGATCAACTGCTTTACATTCTGTTCTAAAAATAAACCAATAATTTAAAGCTTTCTGTAAAGTATAAATTAATTCAAAACATTGATCAGAATATATTTCACATAGATCAAATATAATTAAATCAGGCTTAAGTTTCAAAATTTTAGTTTTAACACAATTTTTATATGTTATAAAAGTAGAAAACTTATTGGCATCTTCACCCACAAATACAATGTTTTTAAATTCAAATTCTTTTATTTTAATTTCTATATTCTTTAACGGATCTGATTCAATAAAAAGCATTTTACATCTTTATTTTATAGATTTGTAAAATTATCATTTTGCAGTTTTGGTTTTGACTTGATGTTAACTTTTTAACCATCTATTTAAGCTATATATGAACATAGTAAATAAGTATATAGCTTAAATAATAACCCTTTAAATCCTAAGGCTTGCACGAGCATAGCAAACACGTATAAGCTTGATGAAAAGGGTTAAACACCTATGCTATATACTTGCTCGCTATATTTGTTTGTATATAGCTTAAATAAAGGATAAATATTCTTTAACCTTTTTTAAAAATTGGGTATAAATTAAAACAATGTATTTTAAGGCTATTGCGATCTTTCAGTTTTTAAGAGTTAACTAAATGTTATTAAAATACTTGGTGTTATCGATGACATTTTAGGAGTTTGTTTATTTTTAAAACATCTCTTATATATTCCACTTATGCTCATTTGTATATAGGTTAGATGTTAAAAGGTTAATTAAACTAAATTTCGGAATTGAAAAATATATTTTAATGAAATTATATAAATTTAAAATGGATGAATATTTTAATAATTATTCTAATGAAAGTTATGAAGAATATGAATACAATGAAGAATATGTACCATGTATAAAAGAAGATATTTATTCTTTTGTATCAGTTTTTATACCCATCATTTATTCATTGATTTTCATAATAGGTTGTTTTGGAAACATAACAACAGCTATAATTTATTATCAGAAATCAATGTTAAAAACTATAACAAATATTTGTATATTTAATTTAGCTATATCTGATTTATTATTGATTTGTACTCTACCTTTATGGGCTTTTGAAGTGAATCATGGCTGGAAATTTGGACCGTCAATATGTAAAATAGCATCTTTTATCTATACTTTTAATTTTACATTAGGAGCGTTTTTGTTGGTTTATATTGCTATAGATCACTATTATGCTATTGTTCAAGAAGTACGCTTTAAAGTGTATCCTTTATGGTTTATTTTAATTTGGAGTTGTGCAATATTGTTTTCACTTCCAGATCTCATCTTTTCAACTGTTATACATGTGCATTATCACCCTCGCATACAATTAATATGTACATTTGTTTATACTATTGAATTAACTCAGGTTTTAAGAGCTGGATTAGAATCCATTGAAATTGTTACACAATTTATAATACCATGTATTTTTATCTTTGGTTGTTATGGAATTATCGCATATAAACTAAAACAAACAAACAAGTTTCAAAATTGTTATATTTTAATAGCTTTAGTAATGCTATTTTTTATTACTCAATTACCATACACAATAGCTAAATTATATAGCATTGTTGATGTTTTTTATAATATTATAACAAGTTGTTCGTCTCGTAAACAATTAGATTATGCATTGCAAACAACACATTGTTTATCTTTGTTACATGCATGTATTAATCCTATATTTTATATGTATTCAGGATCTATTTTTAAAAAATATAATTATTTTGATCAATTATTAAATAAAAATAATGATTTTGAGGAAAATGTAGATTTATAATTAATAAAGAATTTTTCCAATGCTTAAGTGATATTACTTACTATATAAGCTTTAAATATTTACCTTTTAACATCTAAGTTATAAATAAAATATAACTTATGTTAAAAGGTAAATATCTTTTAATCTTTTAAATCTTAAGGCATTATCAACGATGCAAAGCATCATCGATGACACATAGAATTAAAAGGTAAATACCCTTTAACACCTAAGCTATATACTCATTTGTATATAGCTTAGGTGTTAAGAGGTTAAACTTAAATTTGGAGTAAAATATTGCTTTAACTCTTCCATGCATTAAGGATGTATTAATATTGTCAATGACATGTTTGGAGTTAACCTATTAATACAAACAAATACAGCAAGTTTAGATGTTAAAGGGTTAACTCTACATTGTTATAATGATATAAAGTATCAGCAATAATGCCTTAGAAGTTAAAAGGTTAATCCCTAAAAACTATATATGAAAAGTACAACAAGTGAGTATATAGCTTAGGTGTTAAACAATTAAATTTTATTTTTAGCTTTTAATCCCGATCTTATTAATATAGTTTGAGATGATGGTTTAGATATATGTTTTAAATCTTTTAAAACATTACTTACTGCTATTTCTACCGTACGATTAAAAATATATTGAAGATCTTGACCTAATTGAGGTAATTGACTTATTTCACAATATAAATCACGTAATCTTGCATGAGCAATACAAATATTTAAACCCCTTTTTTTCAATATCTCAGATGTTTGAAAAAATAATTTTACAATTATTTGTTGTGAAGGTTCTATAATGGGTAATTGATAATAATTCATTTTTAAAACCCAAAAATATAAATGGGTTTTTTCCCTGATTCTAAATGTAAAACATGTAACTATTTTGAACCATGTGGATCATGTTTGTTAAAGATAAACATAGAAGAAAGGAGTTATTTAAATCAAATACTTATATGTAAAATATTAAAATTTAAAACATCTGTAAAAAATTTTAAAAATAATCCTTTTATTCATTTAAATGGAATTATATCTAAAAATTTATGGCAATTACAATTGGAAATAAAAACTTTAAAAAAAATCTTAAAACCTTTTTATTTAGAGGAAAATATTAAATTATTAAATAATTTTCCTTTAGGTTTATATCAAGATCGCAATCCTTTATTATGTTTATTAAGATGTATTAGAAGTGTAATTAATTTGAGAAGATTGATTATTTGTTTATTAACTCACAAACCTGAATTTTTGAAACCTCAGTTTAATTTATTAATACAAGCTGTATTTGAAGATAGTTTTTATATTACGACTATTGTACCTAATTATAAAGTTTTTTTCAATGATATTTATATTTTAGACAGGTTGCAATTAGAAAATTTAAATTTTTCTGATAAAGTATCATTCTTTACATCTTAATTCTTTAATCCTTTAATACTAAAGCTATATACATGATCACTTGTATATAGCTTAAGTATTAAAAGATTATTCTTTAGCACCTAAGCTATATGTGAGTGTATATAGCTTAGGTATTAAAGGGTGAATACCCAAGCTATACATTTAGCAACACTTTATAGCTTTAGGTATTAAAGGATTAACAAGTTAAAAATTTACATTTAAATAAAAATTATTATATCTCAGGGAATTAATTTTATTTCCTGAAATTTAATAATTTTTATTTAGAATATAAAGTAACATTTTAATTTTTAATCTTAACCCCAAGAAATCGTTGCTGATACAAAGCATCATTGACAATAGCATGGAGTTAAAAGGGTATTCACTCTTTATCTAAGCTATATACACACTCACTCATATATATATAGCTTAAACGTTAAAGGGTTAATGATAATTAATTGTTTTATATAAATTATCAAGTTTTCATTTGTTATGTTGTATAGCATATTTAATATCTTCCATTGTTACAATTTTACGTTTATCAGTCATTGTTTTAGAAGCGGCTGTTTGTCCTACTACAGTAACAAAATTACAGACAGCAAATGCAATCATTTCTTTAGCTTCAACTGTATACCTATAATTGCTGGTAACAAAATGTTTAAAAGTACGGAAACAAGCTTCTCTAGAAATTCCAAAAAAATCAGAATTACTCATATTTTTAGGTAAAATAGTATTTTTCTTTCCATCTATCTTGATCTTTTTCTTTTTATCATTAATGACATATTCCATACCAAAGATAGCTAATACTTTTGAATCGATAGTAGTTTTATCAGAAAATTTCATTACACATTGAATCAATGTAGTAATATCTTGCATATATTTATTTAAACATGGATAAATAATAGATACACAATCAGAACCGATTTTAGCTTTACCATAGTCTTTAAATGTTAAATTGACGCCATGTGCCAATTGTTTTACCAGAGATGCGTTGGGGATAATGTTCTCGCTCATTTTATTTACCTTTAAAAAAATATGTTTTCAACCTCTTATCAACCACCTCAGTTCATCAATTTGAATCAACCTCCTGCTCCTGAAACAAAAAAAGAAATGTCAAAACCTAAACCTATTTCAGAATCTTACGCTTTTGGATATTTACCACCTGTAGATAATTTTGAAGATGATGATGTAGTAGTTGAAGAAACCATTGAAGAAAGTGAGGAAATAGATTATGGAGATGAAGAACCTATTTTGACTGAGGAGGGAAATATTGTATTTGATGATGTGGAAGAGGAAGAGGACGAGGAAGATGAAAAACAAATTCCTACAACAGAAGATAAAACACGTGTTTACTTGTTTCTAGAAGATTATTCTAATAGAGAAATTTCTTTGTTACCTTTTACAGCAATGCTTACACCCGTTGAACAATGGAATATTATAAAAAAAGCATTGTTTACTGGATTTTCTAAAGTAGATGGTTTAGAAAAAGTAGCTGATAAATATATAAAATTAGTAGCTGATGCTATATTAATTAATAGAGATCAAATAGAAGACTATCCAACAGCTTATTATTTTTTATCTTATGCTAAAAGTCGTGGTTTGGTTTAATTTTATTTATATATAATTCAGTACTAATCTTTTAACCCTTTAAAAACTAAATATAAGCTAAAACAATGTATTTTAAAGCTGTCAGTGACCTTTCAGTTTTTAAAAGAGTTATCCTTTTAAAATCTAAGGTGTATACAAATGAGCACCACAGATATTAGGATTTAAAGAGTAAGTATCCTTTAACACCTAAGCTATATACAAACAAGTATATACATGGTTTAGGTGTTAGAGGGTAAATATTCTCTACATGCTGATGATGCTAATGCATTATCAGCAATAATTCAGAGTTAACCTTTTAACTCCATATTGATGATGCTTTGTTATCAACAACTTTTTAGGAGTTAAGGGGCTAATTCTTTAATTCTTAATGTTTGCAACACTTGTTTGTATATAGCTTAGGTGTTAAAGAGTTAAAAGGTAAGTACCTTTTAACTTCTAAGGCATTGTTAATAACATAAAATATCATTAACAATGCCTTAGAAGTTAATGGTTTAAAAGATCAAAAAGTAAAAGATATATACGATTGATTACTGATCGATTTAGAGATTTTTATTTAAAGAAATGGCTTGTAAAAGAATTGATAAAAGATGGAAGTTAGATATTAATTTGCTATCTGATAAATCTTTTATAGAATTTATACACCATGATTTAAATGAATTTTTAATAATTCACAACAATGTTTCACCAAATTTAAAATGGGAGACTTTAAAAGCATATTTGAGGGGATCTATTATAAAGTTTTCTATTAGTAAAAAATCAACAATTAAACAACTACCCATTATAAAAGCGCCACAATTAAAATTAAAAACTGGTAAAATTAGTATAGATAGAGATGAAATAAATGACGAATTTAAACGCTATTATTCTGATTTTCAACAACAATCGTCAATTGAATTAAATTATTTCTGGACAGATTTATTAGTTTTATCTAGTGCTAAACGTAAATTTTTGAATGCACCTTTAAATGTATCAGAAATAATAAAAGCTGTTAAAGAGCTTCGGAGGAAGAAATCTCCAGGCCCTGATGGATTTCCGGTTGAATTTTATGCATCATTTATAGAAATTTTAGCACCTCTTTTAACGACTGTTTATAATTATTCCTTCAAAGAAAAAAAATTACCCGAAACACTAAATCAAGCTCAAATTATACCTATTTTAAAACCTGGAAAAAATCCTTTAGAACTATCTTCTTATAGACCAGTTTCTCTTTTAAACTGTGATTATAAGATACTGGCTAAAATCTTAGCATCTCGATTAGAAAAATTTTTACATGTTTTTATTTCCCCCGATCAAACCGGCTATGTTAAAAATAGAAGAGCTGTTTACAACATACATCGCTTATTAGAAATTGTTTATTCATCTGAAGCTTTTGAATCAGAATGTTTGATATTGACGGACGCTGAAAAAGCTTTTGATTTTTTAAAACGATCATATTTATTTGAAACTCTAAAAAGATTTGGTTTAGGAGAAAATTTTATTGCATGGGTAAAATTAATATATGATAAACCTTCAGCATGTGTTTGGACCGGAGATAGACAATCTATATTTTTTTTACTGAAAAATGGTATTAGACAAGGTTGTCCTCTTAGTCCATTATTATTTATAATAGCTATGGAGCCCTTAGCCTGTTCTATTAGAAAAAATCCAGCCATTAAAGGTATTATTCGAAAAGGAAAAGAAACTAAAATATTACTCTATGCCGATGATGTTTTAATATTTGTTTCTCAAATTGAAACTGTGCCGTTAGTACTAAAAATACTTGAACGATTTAAAATTGTTTCGGGTTATAGTTTGAGTTTAAATAAAAGTAAAATTGTACCTTTAGGTCAAGCTAAAATAAAAAAGTCAATTTCACTAACTATATCTATTGATGATTTTATCTATTTAGGTGTTACAATCACTAAATTAAAAAAAAATCTTTTTAAACATAATTTAAAAACTTTAAAACAAAAAGGTGATATAAAGTTTGCTCATGTTGTTTATGTTATGCAAAGTATATTACCGTTTATTTAATATCTTTAACTCTTAAAGTATCATAACAATGTGAAGTTTACCTTTTAACCCTTTAATACCTATATTATATACAAACAAGTACGATAAGTAAATATATAGTGTAAATGTTAACTTTTTAACTCCTAAGGCATCATCGATGACGCCTTGTGTTATTGATGACAACATGGAGTTAAAGGGTATTTATCCTTTAACACTTAAGCTATATGAACGGGTATGTATATAGCTTAAGTGTTAAGATAAAGTTATACATAAGCAAGCGTAGCAAGTGAATATATAGCTTAAATATGTATTAAAAGGTCAAAGTTTTCATAAACTCAAAGGTCAAAGGTCAAAGTTTTCATAAACTCAAAGGTCAAAGGTCAAAGTTTTCCATTAACTTTTCACCATTTAAATATATAAAATAAACAAGTGTGTATAATTTAGGTTTATCTTTTCAACATATACTCATTTATGACATTTGTACAGTCTAATCCTTTATTTAAATTATATACAAGAGCATAGCAAATAAGTATATAGCTTAGGTAAAGTATTAATGAGATACTCTACCCCTGAACAAGAAATAAAAATGGAAGTTTATGGTAACCAAATTTGATTGCTATAAATTTTTATTAAACTTAAATTTAGAGTGAAATATCACTTTAAAAGATTGACCTGATTAAAAAGGAAAAAATTAATAGACGAATATTAGATAAAAATCCTTTATAAGTTTCTTCAAATTCTATTTCATCAAATAAAAAAAATATATTATGTTTTTTAAATAAAGCTCCCAATTTACCAGTTTCTATTAATTTTTTTAATCTCAAAGGACCCTCTTTTAGTTCTAAATCTGTTAAAGGAATTGTTTCGGGGTCATTATTTAATAATATTTGATTAAAATCATGACTTGAAGCAATTCTACATTCATAATCATTTAAACATGTAAAAAGAAATTCTTTATTGTGATCATAAGATTCCAAATCAGCTATTAAATCTTGATGAAATTCAGTTGTTTTGGTTTTATCTAACCCATTAAATATACGCGATAATTTATGACATTCTAAAGAATAACCTGTTTTTTTAAAAAGAAACATTTATTACTATACACAATAAATATTTATTATTTTCAAATGTTCTACTTTTCAACCCCTTAACTCCTAAGGGGTTATCGTCAATACAAAGCATTATAAATGATGTATGTGTTAAAGGGTTAACATTTTAACTCTAAGGCTTTTATACAAATAAGCTTGGTAAACAAGTATAAGCCTTAAGATTTAAAGAGTTAAAATATTTATCCTTTACCTAAAGCTTATACTCACTTGCTACACTTGTTTATATATAGCTTAGATGTTAAAAGGGTTGAAGAGTTAATACCTACATCAAAGATGATTTAACAAGTGAATGTAAACGTTCTAATACCTCATCAGATGAGTTACCACATAAAGATAAAGATCGAGAATAAGTACATCTAAATATAATAGGTTTAAATTTTTTTTGATTCAAACCACATTCTTTTATATTTTTCTTCATTAAAGCATAAACTGATCTATAACTATTTAAAAATAAATATTCAGAAGATGTAGCGGGTCTTATTTCTAATAAATATGTTTCTAATAATTTAGCAACTCTGGAACAAATGGGAAATGTTTTTGATCTTTTTTGGTCAATATATCCACGACTTTTTATAACGATTTTAAAATTATGTATTAAAGCTATATTTTGTAGCTTTATTTTAAGTAAGCCATATAACGTAATATTAGTTGTTAAAAGCATTAAAAATATTAATTCTTCATAAGGTTTATCTTTAACATGTAGATACAAAGTTTCTATGTCTTTAGTAGTAATTAAAGTAAAATCAGTTTTTATGATATAAGGATCAAACCAACAATCTGGTATAGTTAGATTTAATACCTTATTTAAAAATATTTGCAGTTTATTCAATTTAACACGATCATTACTACAAAATGTAATTATATCTTGTTTTGTAAAAGTTATAAGAAATTGACCCCTATGAAAATCATAAGTTTCTAAAAATCTATATACAAATCCAAAAGCTATTTTTAACGAATATATAGTTTCAATCAACGCAACTTGTTTAAATCGATCAATCATATTGATATAAACAGTTTTATCAAAATTAGCTTTTTTCTTAACTCTAGAAGGTATTATAATATCATAAATATCTTGATTAAATCTATCTATTTTATTAATAAAAAATATAGAAACAGGTAAAAATCTTATTATTTCCCTAATAACTACCCAGATTGATTCATCTATGTTACTTTGATTTAACACTGAACAAATATGTTTAGAAAAAATACAGGCTTCATTTTCTACTTCACATCTGATAACAAGTTTATTAATATCATAATCTCCATAGGTTAAAAATAAAGCATCTGCTATAACATTTAATGCTGTTGTTTTACTTTCTATTCCTAGATAAGGTAAAACTGTATCAAGAGATATTTTTTCAGCAAAATCTTGGTAAGATTTATACATTTTTCAACAATATTTATTTCAAAGAGTTACATTCAACTCTGAAGATTTACATCATTAACCCTTTAACCCCATATTGTTGATGATGTAAAGTCGTATTGACAATATGGAGTTAAAAGATAAGTATCTTTTAAAGCCTTAGGAATTAAAGGGTTAACACCTAAGTTATATATAGATGTAGTGAATGAGTATATAACTTAGGTGTTAAAGGGTTAACTCCTAAGGTATCATTAATAATGTGAAGTTAATCTTAACACCTAAGCTATATATATTTAGTTGCTACACTCTTCATATATAGTATAGGTGTTAAAAGAATAAAGGATACTTATCCTTTAAATCCTAAAGCTTATACTCATTTGCTATATTTACTTATATAAACCTTGGAATTTAAAGGGTTGAAATAAATTTAAAATCATCAACAACAGATGTTAAAGCAATTTTAAATTGAGGAAACAAAAAAGCAACGGTTATATCAGCTGATATATATTTAAGTGCTTTACCATCAGTTGTTTGTAAATCAACGCAGTTTCTATAAGTAACTAAATTTTTAATTCTCTGAGAAGTTGGTTCCCATCCCGGGTGTTCAAAGTAAGGTTGAAAATATCGATATCCACCAGCAAAGATTCGAAGAACATCTTGAATATCACCAACAAATTCAATAGCTGGAAATGTAACAACATCATTTAAATCTAGTTTTAATTCGGGTTCTAAATTGCCTGCTGACATACTATTTTCGGTATAATTGCCTAACACATCTCCTTCTTTATTAACCCAGCGATTAATAGGTGCATTTAATGTAAAATGTTTAACAGTATATTTATATGTGCTGAAAATAGGTTTAAATTTAACATTAAAAGGTTTTAATGTATTTTCGATACCAGCATCATCCCCCCATCCTATTGAAAGCCCTAGAGATTCTACTTTAAAATTTCGAGTGCCTAAAAAAGCATCAAAAGCGTAACAGGGTTTAATAGAAGATGAAATACCAAAATCTGCTAACATAAAAATATATCCTTGATTAGGAATGTAAAATATGCGCTTTTCTGTTTCATATCTGAAACAACCTATTACATGAACACGTTTAATTAATATGTTTTCAGCTTTAATATCTTTATGTATTAAACCGTATTTTTTATGTAAAACATTTAAACCCATTAATAACTGAGCTACAGCAGAATCTATTATTTCAGATGTAAATTGATTGATTATTGTTAAATTACCTTCGGCTTCTTCCGTTAATAGATTATAACAAATGCTTCGAACCTTACATGGTTTACAAAAATAAGAACCTAACATATATACAAAGTTAGGTGACTCCCCAGATTCTAAAATATCATTAGTCATAAATCCAATCACCGCTTCTGGAGGATATTGGTTTTTTTCCCATTCTTTACCAACCGTTAATCCTAATTTTCGAAGCATATAAGGAGCTATATATACTTCTTTAAGTATAAAATCAACCTCTTTAAATCTAACTTTATATACATCTCCAAAAGATCCATGATCTATTTTAATAATGTTTTTAAAGAATTTGTTATCAATACAAATTTTCCATTTATCAGTTATTATTTTTTCTATTTCAAACTTTAACAGTTTATGTCGAGCTAATCGATCACATAATCCATTATGAGGTTTATAAAACACCTTAAAAAGTTCTTTACTCATTTTAAAATCTGTTATATATTATTTTTAACCCTTTGAAAACTAACTATATTATATTTAATCCTTTAACTCTATATTGTCATCGACGATACTTTAGGAGTTAAAGATTAACATTTAAACATATACAAACAAGCATAGCCAATGAATATATGTTTAAATGTTAATCTTTAACTCCTAAAGTATCGTCGATGACAATATAGAGTTAAAGGTGCTCACCTTTTAAATCCTAAGGCTTATACTTATTCATTACGCTTGATTGTATATAAGCCTTAGGATTTAAAAGATTAACTCAAGGTATCATCGATGATCAATACATTATTAATGATGCTTTAACTTTTAAACATTTAAGCTATGTACAAATGAGTGAGTATATAGTTTAGGTGTTAACCCCTTAACTCCTAATTGACATATGAACAAGTATAAGTTTTAGGTGTTAATCTCAGCACCTAAAGCTTTATAGGTAAGTATAGTAAATTAGTATAAGCTTTAGGTATTAAAAGATAAATACCCTTTAAACCTTCTGCATGTTTTTAATGCAAATGCATAGCCAACAATACATTTGGGTTTAAAAGGTTAAAAGCTTAAATATTTACGAACCGAATAATAAAATAGAATATGACTTCTGTAGCGGGTTCAAGTGTTACTAGCGCTTTTATAGATTTAGCAACATACGATACTATTGAAAAACATCTTTATGGTGGGGATTCAGCTGTAGCTTATTTTGTACGAGAAACTAAAAAATGTACCTGGTTCAGTAAATTACCAGTACTTTTAACACGTTGTTCTGGAACACCTAATTTTGATCAAGAATTTTCTGTCAATGTTTCTCGTGGTGGAGATTATGTACTTAATGCTTGGATGACGGTGCGTATTCCTGCTGTTAAATTGAAAACCAATAATCGTATGAACGCCAATGGTACTATCAGATGGTGTAAAAATTTATTTCATAATTTAGTTAAACAAACTTCTGTTCAATTTAATGATTTAGTTGCTCAAAAATTTGAGAGCTACTTTCTTGATTTTTGGTCCTCTTTTGGTATGTGTGGATCTAAACGTATAGGTTATGATAACATGATAGGTAATACTATTGATATGACACAACCCGTTGATTCCAATGGTCAATTACCTGAAAAAGTGTTAATACTTCCTTTACCTTATTTCTTTTCTCGAGATAGCGGTATGGCTTTACCCAGCGCTGCTTTGCCTTATAATGAAATAAGATTAACTTTTCATCTGAGAGATTGGACTGAATTATTGATCTTTCAAAATAAAAACGACTCTACCATCATGCCTTTGACAGCAGGCGATTTAGACTGGGGTAAACCTGATTTAAAGGATGTGCAAGTATGGATTACTAATGTAGTAGTAACCAATGAGGAACGTCGTTTAATGGGTACAGTACCTAGAGACATCTTGGTAGAACAGGTACAAACAGCACCTAAACATGTATTTCAACCTCTAACTATTCCAAGTCCTAATTTTGACATCAGATTTTCTCATGCCATTAAAATCCTTTTTTTCGGTGTGCGTAATGTTACCTATCAAGCTATACAATCCAATTACACCAGTTCTTCTCCTGTAATCTTTGACGGTGGAATTGCTAGCGATTTACCGGGTATTGCTGCTGATCCTATTTCAAATGTTACTTTGGTTTATGAAAATAGTGCTCGTCTTAATGAAATGGGTAGTGAATATTATTCTTTGGTTCAACCTTATTATTTTGGAGGCTCTATTCCTGTAGACACCGGTTATCACATGTATTGCTATTCACTCAATATGATGGATGTAGATCCAATGGGATCTACCAATTATGGTCGTTTGTCCAATGTCAGTATTAAATTGAAGACGTCTCCAATAGCAGTGATAACAGCAGGTGGTAATGGTGGAAATACTTCTGGTTATAAAGATGCTCAAAAATTTGAATTCTTGACAATGGCAGTGAATCACAACGTAATTCGTATTAAGAACGGTTCAATGGGATTTCCTGTACTTTAGTTACTTAACGCATCGTTTAGGTATAAATATAACAATTTATTTTGTTTTAAAATTATGATAAAGCATTTGTAAACAATGTCTTACAGTCAAATTTTAAAAATAATGACAAAAATCAGTAGATTACTTGAATTTCAAAACCTCAATATTTGTACAACTTCTAGTTTGCTGAAAAGTGAAGAATATCACCTTGAGATTGAATCTTATTGTTGAGAAGAAAATAAATCTGGATAAATTAATTAAAAATACATCCAATAAAAGACTAACACCCCCTTTAGTGGTTTTGTATCATAAAATATCTTTTGAAGAGTATTTAAAACAGCTGAAAAACTTAATAACCAAGCAAGGATTATAGATGAATTAAATTTAAAATTTTCAGGTAAATACAATGATCTATATAAATCTTTTGATTAAGTTCTAAGTTAAAGCAATATTTTATTTTGAATGAAGTCTATGATGATCTAAAAATTTGATCATCATAGACTTCCATTCATTTTAAATTTAGAGTGGCTTATCTTTTTAACCCTTTAACATCTAAGCTATATACAAACAAGCGTATATAGCTTAGATGTTAAAGGGTTAAAAAAATTTAATTCTATAAAATGTCTGACTTCAAAATTTTTTCAGCTTGCTTTAACGATGAATGCAAGGAGATGATGGTTTTGACTAGAGATTTCAATCCTTCATGGATTGAAAATTGTTGCTATGATAAACCCACAATTTATATAGACAATGTTTTAATAGGCGATTTAAATGACTTAATAAAAATTAAAATAGGTTTAAAACGACGTTTATTTGAATATAATGCTTCTTATAAACCTTTTCATTATCCATGGGCTGTGGAACTAAGATCTTTACATGAGAATATGCATTGGACGGAAAAGGAAATTAGTTTGGCCGACGATGTGACGGATTGGAAAATTGGTAAACTATTAGATGTGGAAAAAAAATTTATTACACAAATTTTACGATTATTTACACAATTAGACGTATCAGTAGGTCAATTATATCACAACACGTTTATACCAATCTTTAAAAACAATGAAATACGTAATATGTTATGCAGTTTTGCTTGTAGAGAAGGTACACATCAGCAAGCTTATGCCTTATTAAATGATACTTTAGGTTTACCAGAATCTGATTATTCAGCATTTTTAAAGTATAAACAGATGACCGACAAAACTGATTTTATGAGTGATATGAGAACCGATACTATAGGCAATGTTGCTTTTAGTCTAGTTAAAGCTGTTTATAATGAAGGCGTTTCTTTATTTGCTGCTTTTGTTATGTTGTTGAATTTTCAACGATTTGGTGTGATGAAGGGTATGGGTAAGGTGGTAGAATGGAGTATTCGTGATGAAAATGTACATGTAGAAGGTTTATGCAAATTATTTAAAACAATAGTTTCAGAATATCCTTTTATTTTGACTAAAGATTTTTATAAAGCTGTAGAAACTTTACAACAAGAAGTTTTAAAATTAGAAACAGCGTTTGTTGATTTAGTATTTATCGAAGATAAACTTAAAAACTTAAAACGTGTTGATGTGATTAATTATGTAAAATATATTTTACAGCGCCGAACTGTTCAATTGGGGTTATCAAATAAAACTGATTTACAAAATCCTATTCTCTGGGTATCATGGTTAATATCAGGTAGAGATGTTACTAATTTCTTTGAAAATAGAGTAACCGAATATGATGTGGGGGGTTTAGAAGGTGATTGGTAATAAATTAATTATTAACCTTTTAACACCTAAGCTATATACAAACAAGCATAGTGAGTAAATATATAGCTTGGATATTAAAAAGTTAATGACACAAAGCATCATTGATGACACCGTGGAATTAAAGGATATTTACCCTTTTAACACCTAAGCTATATATTTACTCACTATGCTTGTTTATATATAATTTGGGTGTTAAAGGGTTAAAAAGTTTATTTTATTTTAGTACATGTTTATTTTAAAAAGTTATCGATTTTAAGTAATTTCTTAATAATTCAGTTAATAATAATGTATTCGAACTAAAATAACCCAATTGAGCATATTTAGATGCGTATTCAAAAATTAATAAAGAAACAATAGTTTGTACTACAACAAACAAAGCATAAGTTTTTTTATTTGATCTCAAAATCAACGTTTGAGATACAATAATACCGACTACTTGCCATATAAAAAAAACAATAACGTTTTTAATCATTTTATATTACACTACCTTAACCCTTTAATACCTAAACTATATATATGAGTAGGTGTAGAAAGTGAGTATATAGCTTAAATATTAAAGGATTAACTCCACATTGTTGCTGATGATGCTAATGCATCATCAGTAACATATTTAGAGTCAAAGAATTAAAGGGTTAACACCTGTATTCGTTTGTGTATAGCTTAGGTGTTAACACCTAAGCTATACAGCATAGCAAATAAGTATAAGCTTTAGGATTTAAAGGGTACTTACCCTTTAACTCATCACTGACAGTGCTGATGCCCTAGGAATTAATACCTAAGTTATATACAAGTAAATATATAGCTTAGGTATTAACCCTTTAACACCTAAGCTATATACAAAAGAGCACAGATGTTAAAGGATAAATATTATACATCATTGACAATGTTTTAGGAATTACTCCTTAATCTAAGGCATCATCTATGACTCAAAGCATTGTAAAATGTGGTGTTAAAGGGTTAAATATGTATACCTCTTTTATATATTGTATTATTTACAATGTTAAAAGGTTTTGAAATTTATATATAATAGGAGCTATAAAACTTAAATTTAATTCTTCTTTATTTTTTAATTTAACTAAAATATCATATATCAAACGAAGTAATTCTTTTTCTGCTGATTCACCTTCTAACATAGGCTCCAATATAATAATTAAATCATCTATTAAATCATTGGGTTTTAAACACCCCTCCTTTAAATCAGTTTTAATTTTTTGAGTCAGCGATTTAATTTTATTGTTTTCAAATAACTCATAAACACTTTGTACATTTTTAACCGAATCATTTTCTTTAACGATATTATCAACTTCAGTCAATAAGTCAATTACATAATTATGTCTTTCAATGGTAGATGGTATTCCATCTGGGAATAATTTTGAAACTAATTCTTCAACGGTTTTAATTAAAATAGATTTATCGGGATGAAAAGTGAATATATTAGGAAAATATAAAATTATTCCGGTTTGAGATTTAAAATAAGGTTTTTTAAAAACATTGGGTGGAAAAGGTTGGTTTTCTATAATAAATTTTTTCAATTCAATAATTTCTTTTATAATTTCAGATTCATCTAGTTTATTTACTTCAGATTTTAATGCATTTACTAACGGATATTTTCGACGAACTGCAGGATGATTGAACGTTTCGATTAAATTTTTCCATTGATCCATTTTTATTTAGCTTGTTTAAAAAATAAGATGATTTATCTTTAACCCTTTAATACTTAAGCTATATACAAGTGAGTATAACAAATGCATATATAGCTTAGGCATTAACCCTTTAAATCCTAATGTTTGCTGTGTTCACTCATATATAGCTTAACCCTTTAATGCCTAAGCTATATACAAATGATCATATATAGTTTAGACATTAAAGGATGTTTACCCTTAAGTCTGTGCCATCGGCGATGATGCCTTAGGAGTTAAAGAATTAATACCTAGGCTGCTATATACTAACAAGCGTAGCAAATAAGTATATAGCAGCCTAGGTATTAATTCTTTAACTCCTAAGGCATCATCGCCGATGGCACAGACTTAAGGGTAAACATCCTTTAATGTCTAAACCTAAAAAGTCAAATAAAATATTAAAATCATTAATATTATCCCCATTAATAAAAGTGGTTTAAATTCCTGCTGTTTCATAAGACTTATTTTTGATTTGATAATAATAGATTTATTTTTATCATGTTTATCAGTTGGTTTAATAGGATTTATAAGTGGTTTAACCAGTGGTTTAACTGGTGATTTAGTTTGAGTAAAATCACAATTAATTTTACCCGATACATCTTTAATAGACACATCTCTAGCTTGCATTACTTGAACAATAGATTGACAGTAAGAAGTGGGACAAATTGGATTTTCTAAATCACTTGATTTTAATTGTGTAGGATCAGCGGCGCAAGGCACATACCAACAAGCATCAGAAAAATTTTTAGAAGATTTTATTTTTTGATAAAGGGGATCATTCACTCTATTAATACATTTACAATCTTTAGAATTTTTATATTTTTTACAATAGTTATTAATGGCTACTGTTTTAACAACAGGAGAGGCTTGATTTAACCAAACAGAACACCATTTATTATCATTTAAATCTGATGCACGTGCTAGATTATTTTTACTCGGTTGCATACAATAATTTTCAGCTACAACATCTGACTTACCAAATTTATCAAAGTAATTCATAACTTGATTTGAGGTATCTAATTTATTTAAATCGTATTTACACTTAATACCATTAGTAGATATTTTAGTTACTGATATTAAAGGATCTTCTCCTTTAGATGATTTCCCTATATTACAATCTTTTTTAGAAATAGGTAAACATAATGGTTGAGAGGTACATAACCCTCCGCAACAAGAAGCATAACTTACTAAAGATTCATTATCAGCACATGTTTGCCGAGAAGTAAATGCTGAACAAGATCCACAAGCACATGGACCAACTATTTTTATACCTGATTTATCTTTTTGTAGAGTAAATCCTATGACAGACATTTTTAAATACTTTTTCTAAAAATGTCATTAATGATGTATCTTAACCTTTTAATACTTATGTTTTATAATATAGACAACAATGTGATGTTTATACTATAATCTTAACCCTTTAACATTTAAGCTATTATATACTCACTATACTTGTTTGTATATAGCAGTTTAGATGTTAAGATTAACTCCATGCTGTTGTTAATGATGCAAAGTGTCATTGATAATGCCTTAGAAATTAAAGGGTTAAATGTTAAGACTTATACAAGTGAGTATAAACTAAGATTTAACCTTGTAATTTCATATATCATCAACAATACAAAGCGTCATTGATGATGCCTTAGGAGTTAATCTTTTAATACCTAAGCTATATATAAATGAGCGTAGCAAGTAAGTATATAGCTAAGTATTAAAGGGTATTCACCCATTAACTCTACACCATCGTCAATGATGCCTTAGGAGTTAAGGGGTTAAAGGGTAAAAATTTAAAATTGTATAAATATAAAAAATTTTGAAAATTAGTTAGTTTAATAAAAAACCACGTTGAACGATGAATATAGATTACGATAAATTTAATAAAAAATACATGTATTTTGAATCTGCTAAAACCAATAAATATAACGGTCATCGTATCAACTTACGTTATAAAGAAGATGATGTAATAAATAAATGTCGTTTCAGAACTCCTATTTTATTTTCTTGGGGTCTTCAATCGTATGATAAAACAGAAGATGAAGCTATGGTTAACTATTCATTTCCTCTTGTATTATATAATGTAGAAAATGGACCTACTAAACGAGAAACCAGATTTATGGAAATTTTAATCGAAGTTTTATCTGAATGTAAAAAACATTTAAGACAAAAATCTGTTAAAGATACCATTAATAAACGTCAATTAGAAGCTTTAACAGAAGATATGAGTATTATGTATGAAAATCCTCCTAGAGCTCCTACTTTATATCCTAAAATTATATACAGCGGTAAAACTAAACAATTTGTTACTTTCTTTTTTAAAAGATGTAGCAAACAAGATTGTCGTATAGATCCTATTTATAGTCGGTGTAGAGTAATTGCAGACATCATTGTTGAAAGTATTTACATTGGTACAGCTGTTAGTTTGCAATTAAAAATTATGAATGTATTGTTAGTAGAAGATTTAAGTCAAATTCGTAATTCTGTTTTTACTGATATACCTCAAGAAGATGCAGAAGAAATACAGAAACATTCAGATAAAGAGCTAATAGATGATCTAGATGAACGGTTAACTCTGGCTACTTTATAAGTTTTTAAATTTACTTATGTATTAATATTAGATATATATATATATATATATATATATATATATATATATATATATATATATATAAAATTTTAAAAAATAAGAATATGTTGTCAATAACATATTTGCAGTAAAGATACACGTGGTATTTACCTTTTAACTCAAGGCGTTGTCAATGACACAAAGTATCATCAACAATGATATGAGTTAAAGGATTTAACCCCTAAGCTATATACTCACTTGCTATGTTTGTGTATATATAGCATAGAGTTAAAGGGTATTACCCTTTAACTCTATGTATCGTCAACAACGCTTTAGGAGTTAAAGGGGTAATATCTAAGCTATATACAAATATAGCAAATAAGTATATAGCTTAGATAAAGAGTTAAGCCATATATAAGAGAGCATAACAAATGAGTATATGACTCGGGTATTAAAGATTTTTAATTTAATAACCCCAATGCGTTAAAAACTATTTTTTGTACTTTAACTAGGTCGGTTGTAGTAGTTCGAGCAGATTGAATTTCAGTTAACAATTTATCAACTGAATTTACATCTAACTGTCTTACAGGCCAATTTAATATACTTTGTTTCATTTCAAAAGATTTTTCCTCTTCTCCATCATCTTCTTTTTCTACATTAAATACAGCTAAATCAGCATTTAATTCTTCATCATCCTCGGTTGTTTTATTATCCTCAAAAGAATCAACAGATGTTTCAGCTGCTTCAATCATAGTTTGTAACATTTTATCCAATATATCCTCTTTAGAGTTAAATTTGGTAGTTTGTAAATTAAACTGTTTTTTAGCATAATCAATGAAACGTTGATGAGCAACAGTTTGAATAATTTCTTTGATGGTTATTGATCTATGTAATTTAGGATCTTCTGTTTCTAAAAGATAAGCTACAGCATCTTTAAACATGCGTTCAAAATAAGGATTTTCATATACTTTCACTTTAACCTCATCATCGGTTAATTTACCAGGCTTTCTACGATCTTTTTTTAATTGATCTAGTAGAACAATTTTACTAGTTTTTTCTTTTTCTTTTAAACGCTCTAAATTGGAAGTATATTTTTCTTTTATTTTTTCAGCTTCAACTTCTTTTCTCTGTACTTGTTTACGTAACGCTTCTTCACGTCTAACTCTAGAATCTTCAGCATCTTTAATTAGCTCTGCTTGTTTCAATAATGTATCTTCTGTTTCTTTTAAACGATCAACATCTTGTTTAAGTTCTTCTTCATTTTGTTTTTTTAAACTTTCAATAACAGCATCTTTTTCTTGTAAAACTTTAACAAAATTATTATTCTGTTCTTTACGTTCTTCTTCTAGCCTAGAAGTTAAACTTTTACGTAACTCTTGTTTCTCTTGCTCTAATGACGATTCTCTATCTTTTAAAAATTTTTCTCGTTCAACCAAAGATTCCTTCTCAGTCTCTAAAGATTTCATTAAAGTTTCTAAATGATCTAATTTAGCCTTATATTCCTCTTCTAATGTAGCCTGTATAGACTTTTCTAATTCAGTTTTAGTTGGTTTAGGTTTAGATTTAGATTTATCAATAGATAAAGCATCTTTTTCTTCTAATTCCATACATAATTCGTATTTAGTTTTAGGTTTACCGTTAGATTTAAGTGGATTTACAGCTACTGATTCAGCTATTTTAACTAAATCAGATTTTAAAGTTGTTTTACAAATGATACTAGCTTTTTTAGATGCCTTTAAAAATATTTTTAAAGCTGTTTCTGTTAATAATTCAGCATCTGATCGACCTAATTTTAATGCTTCTTGACGCAGTTCTTCTAAACTCATTTTAAATCTTTTTTAAAAGATTTAAATTATTTTCAAAATTTTATCTTTTCAATCTTTTAACCCTTTAACACTTAAGCTATATACAACTGAGTATGTAAGTAAGTATATAGATTAGGTGTTAAAGGGCTAACACATTCAAGCTATATACAAACAAGTATATAGCTTGAATGTGTTAGCCCTTTAACTTTTAAAGCATTGTTGATGACACTGCATTAACAACATAGAATTAAAGGGTTAAACCCTAATGTTTGCAATGCTTACATATAGCTTAGATGTTATCCCTTTAACATTTAAGCTATATGCAAGTGTGAATATATAGCTTAGGTGTTAAAGGGTTAATATCTAAGCTTGCATATAGCTTAGATATTAGAAAGTTAGTTTTTCAACAATGCCGTTGAAAAACTTATTCTTCACTTTGAGATAAACAAGATGGACCACAGTAATAAACTACTCGTTTATTTTCACTTGTTTTAAGAGCTGTTTTTATATCAACAACACCTTTACAACCATAGCAATTTTTCTTAATGGTCAAATCAATCAGATATTTACGTAATTTATCGGTTAAACCAGGAGCCAAATAATTGTCCGGTAATTTTTTTAAAGACGGAGGCGCTTCCCCCTTCAAATAGAATCCTGTGTAATTTAAATCTATTGTTTGATCTTCTTTTACAGGTTTAAGTTTGTTTTGAGGATCTTTAATGCTTTTAATAAATCTAACATGAGATACATCTACTTCTTTATGAGAAGCAGGTTCGCTTAAAAATATTTGTCGATCCATAAAAATTCCAATTTCAGTTTGAGTATTAAATACAATGTAATCATCTGAAGGTAATTGTAATGGAAAAACATTAAACGCTGGTATTCTATAATCTATAGTAGCTTTATTGGTTCGCTGTGTTGGATTAATTAACAGTTTATACTCAGCTTTTACAGATTCTAATCTGGCCATTATTACTATATCTAAACGCTCTTTAAGTTTATGTTCTGGATCTACATAAACTTCAGCAAATGCTTGTTCTTTGGTTATATTGAAAACTGTAGAATATTCATATTGTTCTCTGGAAAATCTAAGTTGATGAATAGGTTGTTTGTCTTTAAAAAACACAGGCAGCAAATATGTAACGGTTGCAATTCCCCTAGTCTCAAAGTCTTCGGGTTTATCTTTAAATTTATTAGCCATATAATTAACTAAATCTTGAATGTATTGTTCTGAAGCTCTCGAATAAAAATTTAATAGAGCCTTTAAAGCGTTTTTGTTGATTATAGCTTTTTCTTTAGATTTCTTAGAAAAAAAGGATGTTTCATATTTTTGTAAAGCATTAAAAATATCAGAATTTTCTACTAATATACTTTTATCTTTTAAATAATAAGCAACAGAATCTGGAACAAATTTACGACCTTCCGTCCAAGATTCTCTATACCAACGTGCTGAAGCAAAATACCAATCTTTACCTTTATCATCTTTTATTATACGATCGATGGTATATTTTGCTGGTACACCAGCAGATAATAAAATAGCTTTTACAGATTTATCAGTAAAAGTTATTAACCAAGGAGCTGCTCTATACAACACTACAGATTGTTCAGCCGTCATAAATTTTTGAGGTCTACCTTTAAAGGCGGGTAGTACATTAATTTTGGCTGCTAATTCATCTTGTAGTATTTTTTCTTTTTCGCTAATGGACCCAGTCTCAGCCATTTTCCTTAAAAATTCTATTTGCTTTATGGGTTTAATTTTAAATTTAACAGGCACTGCTTTACGTAGATTCAAAAAGTTTTTTGATTCTTCAACGAGATTGATATATTTAGGTTCAAATATGCTTTTAAAATAAGTCCATGGTTTAACAGTTAATTTACGACTGCTATATTCTTTAAAAAAAGTAATGGTGGACTCAGCTGGTACAAATCTATTTAAATAGGAAAACAATTTGATCAAATCTTGATCATCTGTTAACAATAGTGCTTGCAGTAAACCTTCTTTAGTTTCTGTATAATCAAATGTTGTAAAAGGCTCCAATAAATCTTTAGTTTTACCTAAAGCAATTGAAACCTTTTGATAGAGGTTTTCGTTTATTTTTTTAAATGGTTTAAATTTTTGTGTCTTGACAGAATTTTTTTTCTTTTTTTTACCCAAAACATCCATTATCGTTTCTGTTTTTTGAAATAAAAAAATAAAAACTTCAATTTACTCTTTTATAAGCAATTTCTAATTTTTCCAACTCGTTAATCATTTAATGCCTAAGCTATAAATATAGTAAGAGTATATAGCTTAGATGTTAAAAGGTAAAAGGATAAATATCTTTTAATTCATCATCAATGACTCAAAACGTTATTGATAATAGCATGGATTAAAAATATTTACCTGTTAACATTTGGATTATATATTACTTGATGCACTATTCATATATAGCTTAAGTGTTAAAGGGAGTTAAAGCAGTTTTACTTTTTTATACTGCTTCATGATTAAAATTAAATGTTGTTAAATGTTCTTTTACCCTTTCACATAATTTTTCTGGTGACAAAGTACCATCTAAAAATATAGCTGGTTTAGATCCAAAATAAGAATCTAAAGCCATTAAATATTCTGCTGTAATTTTAGCTTCAAATGGTCTACCCCGACATCCTATACGTTCTAAACATGTTTGTATTGGTGTGTTTAAAAATAAATACAAGCTAGGTTCCCATTTAATTGTGTTATATAATTTACGAATAATGTCTAATTCATCATATGATAATAACCCAATTTTTCTAGCTACTTCACTAAAAAATAAACAACATTCAGGAGTACGTTCTACAATTAAACAACAATCATTGGGTAAAATTTTTTTACTTTTTTTATATTGTTCATATTGAGTTAACATAATATTAATTTGACTAATAAAATACCATTTATCAGGATTATTTAAGCTATTGTTAAAAATAGGCTGCCATAAATTGATATCTTCTCTTATAACAGCATAACCTTCTTTAGCTAATTCTTCAACTAAAGTGGTTTTACCTGAGCCAATGTTACCACCGATACAAACAATTTTAGACATACCAAACTATTTTATTTATTGTTTCTTTAATATTAAAATTAATTTTCTCAATTGCCTTTGTTTTTTAATCTGTTAACTCTTAAGGCAGCATCAACGACACTTTGCATTATTGATGATGTATAGAGTTAAAAAATGAATACCCCTTAACTGAACGCATTACCAGTGACATGTTAGATCAACAGTGTACAGAAGAGTTAAAAGGTATTTATCTATTAACACCTAAGCTATATATACAAATAAGCGCAGTAAGTATATGTTAACTTAGGTGTTAAAGGATTAACTCCTCTACATACAGATGATGCTAACACATTATCAATGATGCCTTAGGAGTTAACTCCTAAGGCATCATTGATAACAATGTGCAGTTAAAGGGTGAATACCCTTTAACACCTAAGCTATATACGAATAAATGTAGCAAATATTAGGATTTAAAGTGTAAGTACTCCTAACTCATGTCATCGATGACATAAAGCATCATTGACATGTCTTAAGAGTTAAATTTATTTTATTCAAACTGTACATGTATACCAATAGCCATTAATTCTTGAAACAATAATTTAGATGTATAAGGACAATTTTTCAGCTCTATTTCTATATCATCACATTTTCTACAATATTCAAAATCATCACTGATAGTTTTACATGTTTTACATATAGGTATAGTATATTTATCACTCATATCAAACAATGATTCTTTTAAAGCAGCTGAAGCACCGTGGCTAAGTTTACACCATTGTTCCATTTCACCCACTTTAATACCTCCATATCGACTGCGACCAGCTACTGGTTGATGAGTTAAATTATCAATGGGACCGGAGATACGAGAATGTATTTTGTTAGTTACTAAATGTCGTAGTCGTTGATAGTCACAAGGTCCTATAAATATTTTAGAAGCAAATTTTTTACCTGTTAACCCACAATACATAGTTGTCTCCCAAGTTTCCAACTTTAATTCTAAAGCTAATTCCCTTAATTCATCGGTTAAGTTATAACGTTTAAAAGGAGTAGCATCATAAATTTTTCCTGTTTTACAAGCCGCTAAACCATAACACATTTGTAATATATAATTAAGCGTCATTCGACTTGGAAAAGCATGTGGGTTAATAATAAGATCCGGCACTATACCATCTTTAGTAAAAGGCATATCTTCTTGACGATAAATCATACCACATGTGCCTTTTTGAGCAGTAAAAGAAGCAAACTTATCACCTATTTCAGGTATTTTAGAAGATCTTAATTTAATTTTAACTACGCGACCTGTTTCTACCATGTAATAGTCTAATAATTCGTCTAAATAACCTTCTTCATCAGCTTTAACTGTTAAAGATACATCTTTATAGACAATTACACCATCAATTAATTTTTTAGATACTTTACCTACCAACACCGTACCAGCTGGAATCCATAAAGAATTACATATAGAACCTTGATATTTTTTATTTTTCTTACCTAATTTAATATCTAAAACACCAGTCTTGCCTAATAATCCATAATCTAAATCTCTGTTACGAATCAGAAAATCTGGGTGAGCAATTAATTCACTGTCATGTTTAGATTTATATTTTTCAGTCTCTACAAAAGTTTTATAGCAAGTAATAACAAATAATCCTCTATCAACAGAGCTTTTATTTAATATTACACTATCTTCTTGATTATAACCATCCATTGTAGATACAGCTACTATGGGTATTGCTCCATGACACATGATGTCAAATTTATATCGATCATAACAAATAGTACGAGCTAATGCTTTTTGAGGGTAATCTAAAACATAAAATGTAGGATCATAACGATCTTTACCTCCCGTTAAGGTAGTAATACCTACAGCTTGTTTACCCATATTAGATTGATAGGCTATTCTAGGAGAAGGTGCATGATTGTAAAATGGAATGACAGAAGCCATTACATCAGTCATTATAGAATAAGCAGGTAATTCTTTGTATGCTATGTGATGAATTTCCTGAGCACAAACACGTACAATTTTATCATTTATTAAAACAGGTCTGAGAAATCTACCTTGATCTGAAAAAACATGGCATTCTTTGATTTCAGGAGTAAATCTAAAACAGAATACAGAAACACCATCTGGTAAAACCGATTTTAAAAGTTTAACTGTTTCATTGGGATCATTAACATAACCTACAATTTCTCCATTTAAAACAACTCTGAAATAACCTGATTCTTTTAAATACGGCATCATCAAAGGTTTTATTTGATTTTTAGGAATTCCTTGACTAAAAGCTGTAGATAAAGCGGTATTTAATACAACACCTACTCTTTCACCTTCAGGTGTTTCATACGGACAAATAAAACCGTAATGAGAAGCGTGTAAACGACGTATTTTAAAATTTTTACCCTTAAACCCTACAGCATGCATTAATCTTCTTAAATGACTTAACCGAGAGCCGTAATTATGATTGCATAATACTTGAGAAACTCCAACTCTCATATAAGAAGGAGGTCCTGTTTTTTTAACGCTCCAATTACCTGTTGCAAAACATAAATTTAAACCATTAGTAATAACATTAACATTTTTCACAACATTAATTGGATCTGGATTTTTTAAAGTTTCTAAACTATTTCTAATCAACCGAACATACTGTTTAAATAATCCTTTGAAAAGAAATTCAATCAAAACCCCAGAGGTATCTACGCGTTTATAAGCTAAATCATCCTTATCAGTAAGTGCGGCTTCTCCAGATGCAATAGTAGCTAATCTATCAACCATATAACCTAAATGACGAGCTACGTTAAATGGAGAATGGTCTTCTAAATGATTAAAAATCTCTTTTTTCAAAATTGCTTCAACATATGATTCTTTATCGTCACATTTAACATTAAGCGGTACATAATCTGTTACTGTTTTATTTTTGGTATAATGTCTGTGTAAAATTGTACTTAAAGATTCATAATAGCCGGGTTTACATGTTAAACAACCTTCTTTATCTCTTTGACCTAATCCACATAATAAAAATGCCTGTTCGAAGCTTATTCCTAATGTTTTAAACACTGTACCTGCTGGTACAAATTGCTTAATATAAGGTAAAGAAAATTCTAAAATAATCTTTCCATCTGTTTTAGCTTGAATCAAAGTAGAATTTCCATTTTCTGATGCGCTTCGAAATTCACATAAATAAATTCCATCTTCATATTTTATCATTGGCACATTATATCTGGGTCGAATATGAGGAATTAGTACTCGTTCTTTACCTTTGACAATAAAATATCCACCGGGATCATTAGGACACAACTCAAATGTTTCCCCCTCCTCACATGTTAAACATAATTTACTTTTTAACATTAAAGGTAAAGAAAATATTTCTAAAACAACAGATTTACCATTAAAATCTATTTCATAATCTATAGAAATAGAATATGTTAAATCTTTTTGCTTTGCTTCTAGAGGAGTTAGTTTAGGTTTATTGTATATGATTTTTTTAAATTTGACTGTAAAATTAGCAGCTTTAATAATTTTATCTTGAGCCACGATAGTTGGGATGTCAAAAAATAAAAATTTATCATATGATTCAATATGATGAGCTGTTAAACGTTTCAACATTTATATGTTTTAATACTTATATAATAAGATTAAAATTTAATTTTATTCTTTGATGTTAACCCTTTAACACCTAAGCTATATATTTGTTTGATATGCTTACTTGATATAGCTTAGGTGTTAAAGGATAAGTACCTTTTAACTCTATGTTGTCATTGATGACGCTTTGTGTCATCAATGATGCCTTAGGAGTTAAAGGGTTAAAAATAAAAACATAAAGTAAATTAAAATGTATTGTGATCAATTTTAAGAATAGAATCTTGATAATCCAATACAATTTTTAAATCAGTCAAACCATTTTTGTTTATTTCAGGTTTATATTTAATATCGAATTTTAACGTCCCACCTTGTAAAGGGTAAGTATATTTTATAGAATCTAATTCAATATGAGGCGTTAAAACAAAAACATTAGTTTTTTTATTATATTGAGGTTTAAAACACATTTCCATATAATCATCGGTTGATTTATTAATCACAAAGGATCGTTTATCATCCAATGTAGCAGATTTTCTTTTATAAAATAAACCTGAAACAGATTTATCATGAGGACGGAACATTTTAATCAACTTTTTATTTGATGTAGAAAAGAGATTTCAACTACTAGTATAAACGGTGGTCATTATCAAACTAACGCTGGAAATTCCTAAAATAGCTCCTGTCAATAAACCCTTCCACCGATCGGAATTTTGCGACAACAAAACAATGGCCGCAATAACGGCCGCCACGGTCACCGCCGCGTAACTGAACTGCTTAACATGCATTTTTGTTTAACAATGGAAAAAAATAATTCTTAGAAACAATAGTATTGCTTTGTAACATTTTAACCCTTTAAAAGCTAAAAGATAATTAATGATCTTAATACATTATATCAGTATATATTTAAATTAACTCCTAAGGCATCATTATTAACAATGCAGAATTAACCCTTTATCTAAGCTATATATTCATTCAATATACTTGTTTATATATAGCTTAGATACTTACCTTTTTAACTCCTTAAAGGATAAATATCCTTTAACTCCACATCATCAACGACAATGTAGAGTGTTATTAATGATACCCCAGGAATTAAAGGATTAATTCTTAATGCTTATACTATTTGATACGTTTACTCATATAAACCTTAGAATTTAAAGGGTAAACCCTTTAACTACACATTATCAATGATGGGGCATCATTAACAATGCCTTAGGAGTTAAAGGATTAATTCCTTCATGTGCTGATAACGGATAACATTGCATCATTAGTAACATATTTAGAGTTAAAGGATTAACACTTAAGACTTGTCTATAAATCTTAGGTGTTAAAAGTTAATTTATATATCATTTTCTGTTGGTAGATCTTCATAAAAAGGATCCCACTCTGAAATTTCGGAAATTTCTTGATAATCTGCTGGTAGAGGTTTACCTCTCCAAGGTGATTCACAATATCGAATTATTGAACAACCTGTTTTTATAACATCTCCTCTAACAACAGCTGATCTATCTAAAGGATTGAATTGTATTTTTAAATTTGATAAAATAATATAGATACAATCGTCTATTTCTTTTAAATCTTTTGCAGCATGATTTAATATTCTAGGACAATGTTTTATTAAAACTGTTAATAATCTTCTCACTCCTTCTATGGTATCACAAACATCTGACCAATTTATTTTAATAGATTTAATTTGTAAACATTGAGAAACACTTAATGTTGAATAATCTAATCGACTAGTTAAATATCGTAAATATCCAACAACAGAAACATAACAATCTAATTCGATGTAAAGCTTTTTTACTGCATCATTGTAATTTTTTAACAAAGGAACATAAGATTTAACAAAATTTAATTTTGTTTTAAGTTGGTGTATTGAATCGATAATTAAACGTCTCAATAAATTTCTTCCTTGGGTTGTTTTTAAACTATTTTTAACACAGTTTACACAAATATAAAATGTATTATATTTCAAACATAACCTACACATTTCTCGTGACAATTTATAAATCTATATTTTTATTAAAGAATCAAATTTTTTGTATTTTTAACCTTTTAATCCTAAGGTTTATACGAGTGAATGTAGCAAATGTTAGGATTTAATCCTTTAAATTTTAAGGCTTATATAAGTGAGTGTAGTAAATGAGTATAAATTTTAGGGTTTAAAGAATTAGGCATATACAAATGAAGACTGTCAGCTTAAATGTTAATTCTTTAATGCTTCTACATGCTAATAATGTGTTATTATTAGCAACATGTTTGGGGTTAAAGGGTTAAGCTATATAACAATTAGGTATATAGCTAAAAGCAAGTTAAACTTTAAATTTATTTTTAAAAAAATATTTTAACGATTCAGGATCGGTGGTAATTGCTATTGATCTAGAAAAATTAAAAATCTCTTTTTCACCTATATTTACTGGAAAATAATCTGTAAAAAAGGAAAAATTTAAATCTTTACGAAATGCAAATAAAGCCTTGATAGGATCTCCTGAAATAGAATGATTTAATAATGGTTGTATATATTTGTCTACTTCTATTTTATAAGCTTTTAAAGCAACATCCAGTTGGTTGGATAAAATAAATTTTAATTCTTTTACAATAGGATAAGCTTGATTGTAAAAATCATCAAGACCAAGTAATTCATTAACATATTCCGATTTTAATTTATGGCACTTATAATATACAAAAGGTTTTAATTTACAATAAAAAGGTGTATCATCACATCTAGTATGATCTAAATATACAAATCCTTCAGGATAAATTTTATCTTTATATCGTAAATTTACATTTAATCCTTTTAAAGCATTTTTTACTTCTTCAACAGATCTTACACGATACCAATCAGGTTGAATTATACTTTGATCTGTTTTATAATGAGGTATAAATACAGTTTCGCTACAATAACCTAAATAAAAGAGACAGTTAATGTTATAGGATACTGTTAATTCGGTTTTAAAACCTCTATTTTCACAAACAGCTTCAAAAATTAAAGAGATTGCTCCAATTTTAGATGACACACATTTTAAATAAATATTTAAAACCATTGTTAAAAATGTTTCTTTATTTTGTTTCCAGCTTTGATCTATATCTTTCTTAGAATATCCTGAAAAAGAATTTAAAAAATATTTCTTCATGTCATCATTCAAAAATAATGTACTGCGTGAGGCAGGTACAAATAAAAGTTTATCTGTTTCTACATACCAAGCAGTTTTTATAATTTTAAACATTAAATCGCATTCTATTGTCCCCTTTTGATAAACTCCTACAGTTAATAAACACCCATCAATTTTTTCACTTAAATATGATTCTTCTAAAATACCACCTTCTTTAAATTTTTGAGCAATTTTTAAATAATTGTCGTCGGGATCTTCATCTTCAAAAGCTAAACCAGGTAATTCAAATCCTTTGATCAAATTAGTTTTAAGAATATATATATTATTATTAAATAGTGCATAAGCTCTTCCTCTAGCTTCTTTAGCCCATTTTGATTTAAAACTTTTAACTGCTTTTTCAATGTAATCTATTATCACTATTGTTAATTCAGGAGAATTAACAATTTCTTTTAATTTATAACCTTTTTTACTAAAAAAAGATTTTAAACACCCTTCTTTATATTTAATTAAAATTAACATCGATAAATTCATGAAGATTAATTTATGTTGAAATTTTAAAAAATAAAAATCAATTTATTTTAACCTTTTAACTCTTAATCTTTTAACTTTACATTATCATCAATAATACAAAATATTATTGACAATGTCTTAGCAATTATAGAGTGTTTACCCTTTAACACCTAAGCTATATATGAGTAAGCATCGCAAATGGGTATATAGCTTAGGTGTTAAAGGGTTAAAGAAACAAAATCGATATTTTATTTCACCAATCTTAAAATTTTTAAACCATGTTTAAAAAACTGAAATTTTTAAAAAATATAACTACTTTTTGTGAGTATAAATACTATATTTTAATTGTTTTAACAACTCAATCATTGACTCAAGAAGAATTTAATTATTTAGATAATTTAACAATCTACAATGATGTTTATCTGTTTCATTTTAAAAGTTTTAAATGTATATATCTTAACAACTTTTAACTTTTTACTTTTAAAACATTATTAATAATATAAATATTATTAATAATATCTTAAAAATTAAAGGATACCTATCCTTTAACTCCACATCATCAATGACAAAGCGTCATTGATAATGATATAGTGTTAAAGAATAAATACTATTTAATGCCAAGATTTATAATGGTTTGCTATATTTGCTTATATAAGCTATGGGGTTAAAAGAGTAATATTAAACCCGTTAAATCTTAAGGCTTATACTGTCACTATGCTCACTTGTATGTCTTAAGATTTAAAGGGTAAGTATCTTTTAATTCTATATCATCAATAACACAGCACATTATTGATGATATAGAATTAAAAAATTAAGCTATATATTTACTGGCTACACTTGTTTGTATATAATTTAGGTATTAAAGGGTTAAAATAATTATATATAAATAAATATGTAATTTTGATAAATAAATAAAACAGTAAAATAATTTATTAAAAACTATGATTAAAATAAAGATTTTACTTTTGTTATACTGGTTTCCAGTTTATCAATGTTTAACATATGAAAGGGCAGTTGTTTTTCCCAATGGTACAAAAATAATTTTAACCTGTCCTGCTTGTAAATCAGGGGAAAAATTAGACTCTTATTGTAATATAACACATACAACAGCTTGTTTAACATGTCCTAAGAATCAATATACACCATATGATAATTATGGTCCTAACTGTATGAGTTGTACAAAATGTAAACATCCAAAAGTAGAATTATCTCCATGTACTCCTGCAACAAACAGACAATGCGGTTGTAAAAATGGTTATTATGAAAACAATAACAATTGTATAAAATGTTCTATTTGTTATTTAGGAGAAGGTGTTGAAGAGCCTTGTTCTTCTAATTCAAATACTAAATGCAAAGTTTGTTTACATGAAACCTTTTCAAACGTTATTTCATCTGAGGAACCATGTAAACCTTATCAAAATTGTACTATAGGAACTAAATCACTTAATTTTGAACTATCTTGGTATGATAAATTTTGTTTAAATTGTACTATATTTAATGCAACGGTTAATTTAAATAATTTTACTCAAGATTTTATATTGTATAATTACTATACAACAGATCAACTTAAAAAATTAGCACGTATAACCTTTAAAAAAACTAGAGATGATGTGGAGTACATGCCAAGATGGAATTTAGAATCAATGTTTACATATAATGATCAATTACCTAATTATATGCAGGAAGCTGATTTATCAGGTACAGCTGATATTTTAATAGGTTACTACAATACTATAAAAGAAGTATGTTTAAGTGATTTTTATTATATAGAAGCTTAATTTTTAACATTTTAAAATCCTAAAGTCTATACAAGTAAGCATAATAAACAAAAAAAATAAACTTTTAAGGTTTTAATTCTTTTAACATTTTACTATAAACAAGCATAACAAGTAAGTATATAGCTTAGATATTAAAAAGTAAATACCTTTTTAACTCCAGGCGTTATCAACAATACTTTTTAAGAATTAAAGAGTTAGATATTGAAGGGTAAAAATTTAATACTTTATTAAAAATGGTGTGTGGAATATGTTTAGGTTTACCTTTGTTAACTGGTAGTTTAATTTTTAGAAATTATAAATACTTAATGTTAATATTGATATTTATAACTTTAATTTTAATTTATGTATCTGTCAATTGTAAAGAGTGTTCTGTTAATATTTAATTTTTTATTTCCTTAACTCTTAAGGCATCATCAATGACATAAAGCATCAACAATGTGGATTTAAAGGGTTAACCCTATGTGTCATTGATGATGCAAAGCATCAACAACATGGATTTAAAGGGTTAATCCTATATTATCATTGATGATGCAAAGTATCATCAATGATGCCTTAGGAGTTAAATAGTTAATACTAAGCTATATACTTATTTTTTACATTCATTTATATAAGATTTAGGATTTAAAAAGTTAACTTCTTATAAAAAGCATCTTCAACTTATATTGCAACGAATTAATTAAACGCTTTACAAATATTTTTCTCTTGGTGAAAAAAACATGAGCGTTTGTCTAGGATCAAAAAAAGATGGTTACGTCAAACTTTCAGAAATGAATAAAATAAAATTGACGCAGTTGACAGCTCCTCAACTTTCTTGCATTCCTGAAACAGAAGAAGAATCTGATAATGAAGGTGATTATACTGCTACTACATCAGAAGCTTCATGTGAATGTGATTCTCCATGGACTAGTTTAACTAAAAATTTAAACATGAATTATGTAGAAATGTTATTAGTTGCATCAATCGTTATTGTTGCTGCTATGGTAGCTTATAAATTACTAAAATAATTACGAATTTAAATGTTAATCTTTTAACTTTTAAAGTATCGTTGGTAACGCAAAATATTATTAATAGTAGAATAAATTAACCCTTTAACTCTTAAGATGTTGTTAACTTTTTAATTCCTAAGGCATTATCGATAATGCTTTGTGTATCGATGATGCATGGAGCTAAAGAGTAAATACCCTTTAATACGTAAGCCGTATACAAACAAGTGTAGCGAGTGAGTATATAGTTTAAGTATTAAAGGGGTTAAAGAGTACTACCTTTTAAATCCTAAGGCTTATACGAGTAAACATAGCAAACAAGTAATGAGCTTTAGGATTTAAAAGGTAGTACTCCAAGCTATATACAAGTAAGTGTAGAAAATGAGTATAAGCCTTAGAATTTAATCCTTAAAACAATATTCCACCTTAAATTTAAGATAAATAAAAGTTTAACCAAAAATTTGGTTATTATAGACCGCCATTTATTTTAAATTTAGGATGAAATATTGCTTTAAGGGTAAATATCCTTTGTATACCAATGATACATTTAGGTTAAAGGTTATATAATTTTAAACATATTATTTGAATAAAAAAATCCTGACATGAATGAAGACTGCCAAAAATTTTTTACAAATCCCTATGTCAATCCAAAAACTAATAGAAAAATATTAAAAAACAAAGGGACATATAAAAAACTAGTGAAAGAATGTGGTGGAGATCCGTGGCAAATTGAAGAAGTAAAAACACCTTACCGATATGCTGGAATAGCAGCGTTTGATAGAATTTACAATTCAACAGATCAACAATTAAAATTTAAAGACACAATTACAATTTCTACAATTTTTAATCCACGTGTTTATACTTTGAAAAATCGTAAATGTAATAGATTTCAGATCAGAAATTTAGTAAAAACTTTAGATTTAGATAAAATTTCGCATTGTATGTCGGGAAATAATAGAACTTTTATTGAAAAATTAGACGATGTTTGGCCTATTGGATCTGGTTCGTTCGGTAATGTATATTTAGTTAAACTAAAAGATGCTTTTTTTGTAGTAAAAGAAGCATTAATGGCTAGATGTGATAAAGATGCACCAGAATCATGTAGTAAATTTGATGAATGGATTGCTGAAGAAATTCCGTATGAATTGGGTGTTCAAACTATGGCTAATCAAGCTTTAGATGCTCGATATACTCAAAATTTTATTTATACCATAGGTGCTGGTACTTGCAAAGAATGCGCTATAGAAATATTTGGTTGCATTAAAACTGGTAAATGTTATACCGTTTTAATGGAACCAGCAGCGTTTTCCCTTGCTGAAATATTAGATGATTTAACCCCAGAAGAAGCTTTTAATGCTATGCAGCAATTATTAATGGGGTTAACTGTTTTACATGGTGAATATGGTATACTACATAGAGATATCAAATCTCATAACGTATTAGTATTACCTGGTCCAGACAAAGGTTATTTTCAATATAGAATGAAAGATAGAACGTTTTATATTCCTTGCATGGGTCGAATATATGCATTAGCCGATTTTGGTGTTTCCCAAATTTTAAATTCTCGCTATAAGAAAATAAATGCTATGATGGGTACTCGTAATTTTGAAGTAGTAAGAAATTCAAATACTGTTGAATGGGGGGAAACTGCAGGTTTAGAATATGACATGATACCTTTTTCAACAAAATTAAAACCTAAATTTTATAAAAATAAAGTATATTTAAATCCTAATAAACAATTTAAAAAATGGTGGAAAACCCCTAAAGAAGCTTATGGCTTATATACTATTAATCATTTTACGCTAACTGAAGATTCTAAACCATCTGTACCTGTAGATTTAAGTGATATGCGTCGATTTCCTCCTCAAGAATTTGTTGGTGATTTACAAGATGTGATGCGAATATTTATTGGAGGACCTCAATATTTTCAAAAACATCATCACTATAAGCAACCTTTAAAACATCCTTTATTTCATAAAATAAAATATATGACTTTATATGATCCAATATTTGGATTAAATTTGTTATATTTAAATCCTATTAAATATGTGTATCCTGATGTATTAGTTGCTTTTTTATTTCCTGAGTTAAGTAAAACTCATTCTGACACAGTAGATCATTTTTCTTGGGATAATCGTGTTATAACATCTGATTTAAATTGATATTAATCCTTTAACCTTTTAACACCTAAACTATTATTTGATATACTCATTTGTATATAGTTTAGGTGTTAAAAAGTGAATACTCTTTAACTCTACACCATTGTTAATGATGTTTTATGTCATCGACAATGTTTTAGGAGTTAAGAGATTAATTCCTAAAGCTTCATTGATGAAGCATCAACAGCACCTCAAGAGTTAACCCTTTAACCCCTCACGCACCAATGATGTTAATGTGTCATTGGTATATAGAAGAATTAACTTTGCCTAAGCTATATACAAGTGAGCATAGTAAACAAGTATATAGCTTAAATGTTAGGATTAATAACTAAGCTATATACGAGTGAGCATAGCAAACAAGTATATAGCTTATATATTAAAATTAATATAAAGATTTAGTTAAACTCATCCACATTCTTGCATATCTAATAACATCTCCTAATAAAACTGGATAATCTAAATGATCTAGTTTGGAATTAATTTTAGATAATTTTTTTTTATCTATAGCAACTCCTTCAGAAGAAATATAATAACCTAAAACAACTGCAGTAGGATTTTTATATCGTGGTTCTTTAATTTTAAACACATCTTTACTTAAATTTCCATTTTTAACACCTGATATAATACCTGCATCCTCTGCATTATTAGCAACAATGTTAACAAACATATAAAATCGCTGTGTTAAATCATAATCATCTGTTTTAAAACTATTTTCTATAGCACCACCTAATCGTTGATAAGCATTAAATTCTGCTCTATATTCTTCCATTTTTACAATGTTAAAAATAATTTTTTTACTCTACCTAAGCTATATACAAGCATATATAGATTTAGTATTAACCTTTTAATACTTAAACTATATACAAATGAGTATATAATTTAGGTGTTAAAGGGTGAATATCCTTCACACACCAATAATACTAATGTGTTTAGAGTTAAAGGGTTAAAAGATTACTGTTTAATTTAAAAATGGCTAATGAAGAAGGTTATTTAAATCAACTTAAGTATATTTTAGCAAATGGAAGACTTAAAATTGATAGAACTGGAACAGGTACTCTTTCAGTATTTGGTTTACAGAATAGATATGATTTAAGTACATTCCCTTTATTCACTACAAAAAGAATGTTTTGGCGTGGAATAGTAGAAGAACTTTTATGGTTCCTTAAAGGATCTACAAATTCTTTAAATTTATCAAAAAAATCTGTACATATTTGGGATGCTTATGGATCAAAATCTAATTTAAATCGATTAGGATTTAATCATCGTGAAGAAGGTGATTTAGGTCCTATTTATGGGTTTCAATGGAGACATTTTGGAGCTAATTATATAAATTGTCATACTAATTATGAAGGTCAGGGTATAGATCAATTACAAATAATTATAACAAAATTAAAAACAAATCCAAATGATAGACGTATTTTAATGACTGCTTGGAATCCATCTGATATAGATCAGGCTGTTTTACCTCCATGTCATGTATTGTGTCAATTTTATGCTATAGACAATATTTTATCTTGTCAATGTTATCAAAGATCAGCAGATATGGGATTAGGTGTACCTTTTAATGTAGCTTCTTATGCATTATTAACATATTTAATTGCTCAAGCTGTTGATATGAAACCAGGTGAATTTATTCATACGCTAGGAGATGCTCATATTTATTTAGATCATATAAAAGCTATAAAAGAACAATTAACTCGATCAATAAAACCTTCACCTGTTGTAATATTAAAAAAAAAGTCTGATAATTTATGTGATTTTAAATTTGAAGATTTTGAATTGTTAGATTATAATCCTCATCCAGCTATCTCGTTAGATTTATCTATTTAACTTTTTTAAAAACTAGGTATTAGGCTAAACTAATGCATTTAGAAACCACTGGTAATTTTTTTAGTTTTAAAGGGTTAACACCTAAGTTATTTATATATACTCATTTATATATAGCTTAATTCTTTAAAGCAATACTTATTCCAGGATAAGAAATAAATAGTTTATGGTAACCAAATTTAAATTTGGTTGCTGTAAACTATTTGTTTTAAATTTAGGGTGGAGTATTGCTTTAAAGCCAACTGGATTGCCCACGCCTCAACAGAGTATGGATGATCAAAAAGTCTTAAGGGTATTTATCCTTTAAAACCTAAGCTATATATACTCATTTGTATATGGCTTAGGTCTTAAAGATTAAAGGGTTAATACTGAAGCTATATACAAATGAAAGTGTATATATGGCTTCGGTGTTAACCCTTTAACAACTAAGCTATATACTCATTCACAACACTTATTTGTATATAGCTTAAATAATGCCTTAAGAGTTAAAGAGTTAACTCTATGCTGTTGATAATGTGGAGTTAAAGCAATACTTCACCCCTGAACAAGAAGTAAATGTAACCAAATTTTAAGTCCTTATAGACTTTCCTATTCATTTTAAATTTAAAGTAAAGTATCGCACTTTAAAGGATCAAAAAAATATTTTAATAAAATGATGCGATGTTGGTGGTGTACTTTAGAAATAAATTTAAAACCAAAAGAATGCCCTATTAGAAAAGAAGGCAGTGAATTAATAACAATTGGAAAATTTTGTAGTTTATCATGTGTTAAATCTTTTGCTATAAAAGAATCCTATTATGATCCTATTTATAAAGATTCTACTCGATTGATACAACTATATAATAAAAATGTTAAACCCGCATTAGGTTTCCAAATTCTTAGACAATATGGAGGTTATATGAATCCTGAAGAATTTAAATCGTATTTAACCTTTTAACACTGTACTAGTGTTAATTCTTTAACCCCTAAGCTATATACAAATAAGTGTTGTGAATGAGTATATAGCTTAATTGTTAAAGGGTTAAACTAATATAAAGCTATATTTAACCCTTTTAAAATAGAAAAGTTATTGACAGCCTTAAAGTATATTGTTTAGTTTATACCCAGCTTTTAAAGGATTAAAACGATATTCCACCCCTGAACAGGAGGTGAGTGGTAATCAAATTTTTTTGGTCCCCTATAGATTTCTAGTCATTTTAAATTTAAAGTAAAGTATCGCTTTAATTCTTTAACACCTAAGCTATATATGAACAAGCATGTGTATATATAGTTTAGTTGTTAAAAGGTGGATACTCTTTAACTTTATATCATCATCAATGATATGAAGCATCATTGACGACACCTTAGAAGTTAAAAAATTAAAAGATTAAGTAAATTTTTAATATATTTACATTTTTAAATTTATCAATTTAAAAATGTTAAAAATAATTAAAACACCTATAATCGATAAAGAAGATTTTATCAAAGCAGATTTTGAACCCGTAGATGATTTATTTTTAGATATGATTGTAGATAAAAAACCATTTGTATTTGATCGTTCTAGATCCATAACACGAGAAAAAGAAGAATCAGAAATCACTGTTGAAGAATTGAGAGACCGTATAGAAGAAACAGCTTTAAATTATAGTGTTACCAATTGGAAAAAATATCTTATTATATTTATGTGTATAACAGAATTAACTCTTAGTAGATTTAATGTTAAAGCTGCTGGATTTGCACAATATCAAATTAAAAATATTTCTAGTTACGATGAATTGTTACGAGAAATAGCTGAAAAATATGCTTTACCTGAAACTAAATTACCGGTAGAAATTAGATTATTACTAACTATAGCTATGAATGTTGTATTATTTACCTTAGGATCATTTGTTCCTGAAAAAGAAATAATTTTAGATTTATTGCAAAATTTATAACCTTTTACCCCTTATTCCTAAGATATATTAGCATGTAGAGTTTACCCCTTAAAGTGATACTTTACTCTAAATTAAAAATGAATAGAAGTCTATAGCAATCAAAAAACTTAAATATAGACTTGATTTTTTTATTTACTTATATCAAGGTTGATAAGAGGGTACTGCAGCTGTTACTAGTTGTTTAGTTTTAAATTGTGCAGGTGTTTTCTTTGATCATATAATGAAAATAAATAAACCTTTTTACATAATTTTAATGATATAATGTATTAAGATCATTTATTTTAAAGGGTTAAAATGTTACAAAGCAATACTGTATTCAAAGTTTGATATAGGGTTTTTGTTTGTAATGACATAAAACAAGTATGATTCTTAAAGCATTATCAATGACATAAAGTGTTATGTTTTAAAAATTAAAATAATACTCTACCCCTGAATAAAAATAAATGGTAGCCAAGTTTTTGATTGCTATAAATTTCTATTCATTTTAAATTTAGAGTAAAGTATTGCTTTACTTAAGCTATATAATTACTATACTTATTTATATAGCTTAAATATTAAAAGGTTATATACAACAGTTAAAGTATAAAAAAATTTGTATTTAAACTATTTAAAATGATAGATAAAAAAATTATTTCTAATGAAAAATAGATATTAAAAACATTTAAAGATACAAATATCACTTTTCTAATTGATAATAGTAAAACATCATAATGACAAATTTCTAAAGAGCATTTTATATCATATTTTAATGTTTCAAAGATTTCTATTTCCAAATTTAAACCTCTTTTATTTATTCCATATCCAAAGATAATAACATAAATAGATAAAATAGCATATAAGATAAATAAATACCAAATAAGTTTTAAAGCATTGTTTATATATCTTTTATTTACAATACAAATTGCATATAAAATATAATTAATCGATATTATTAAACATATGTTAAAAATTGTTATTAAAAAAAATATAAGAGATGATCTATGATTATAAAGTTTATATACAGTTGTTAAAATAATTATATTTACAACTTCAAATGTTAAGTTTAAAATTACTAAAAAAAATTGTATAGAAAGCATTTTATAAAAACAAACAATTTATCTTTTATTTCAAATTATTTTAATTTACATATTTTCCATGCTTATTAGTATATTTAAATTTAAAGCAATATTCTATCCCTGAACAAGAATTGAATATAATTAAATTTTTTGATTCCTATAGACTTCTATTCATTTTAAATTTAGAGTAAAGTACCACTCGATTTTAACACCTAAGCTATATACAAATGAGCATAACAAACAAATATAAGGCTTAGTTTTTAAAGGGTTAACACTTAAGCTATATATGAACAGCTATGTTGTATGTATAGCTTAGGTGTAACCCTTTAAAAACTAAAAGATAGCCAGCGGCCTCGAAATATATTGTTTTAGCTTATACCTAGTTTAAAGTGTTAACTCTTTAAAAACTAGGTGTAAGTCTCAAAATACATTGTTTAACTTACACCTAGTTTTTAAAGAGTTAATTCCAAACGCACCAATATAATGCGTTGGCACTGCACAGAAGTGTTAAAGAGTTAATATCCTCATGTACCAACAATGCTAATACATTGTCAGTGACGTATACGGAGTTAATTTTAACACCTAAGCTATATATGAACAAGTGTATATATAGCTTAGGTGTTAAATCGTTAATTTTAACATCTAAACTATACAAATGAGTATATAGCTTAGATGTTAATATTTTAAAAACTGAAGGATTAATGTTTCTAAACATATTGTTTTAGCTTATGTTCAGTTTTTAAAAGATTAAGGGATTAAATTAAAGTATATAATCAAATTAAAGTCAATAACCATGTTATTACACTGTACTTGCTATCTGTCCAAGTATATAATGGATTATATTCTAATTCTTCTTTAGCTTTAGAAGTTTCAAATACACAATAAGTGTTATATTTTTTTAATTCATTAGAACCAAAGTATTGTTTTTTACCCATTTTTGTCATTAAATCATTAATTCTAGCTGTAGCTTTTAAAAATCTTTTAGACATTATTTTGAGACTGATGTTAAATTCTGAAAGAAATAATAAATCAAAATCATCGGGGCAAACACATGGTGAATAATCATAAGCAAAATAAATTTGACCTCCTGCTCTATCAGCTTTATTAGTATTATATAATATTTTATAGGCTGAAATATGCATCCAAGCTAGATTACCTACATATGTTCTAGATTGTTGAATAATTTTATTATAACACAAGCCTAAAACAGTCCCACTTTCAAAAGCTTTAGTAAATATTTTTTCAAATCGAGAATCTTCTTCTCCGTATACACCAAAAGATTGAATTGAACACGTTCTTAAAATTTTACCTAAAACTGTTTTAGATCGATCTGCTTTAATAACATTAACTTCAGCCATATGTTTAGTTTTAGCATAAGTGTCATCAAATATTCTATAATAATCAGAATATTCATCACCTCTATAGAAATAATCACCGTATTTATTAAAACAAAATGATCCAGCATAAATTAAACATTTAACATTGCATAATAAACAAGCGTTAATTACATTTAAAGTACCTGAATAATTGACAGCTTCTATTTTTAAAACAGATTTATCGGTTTTAGCTTGAGCACAATGAAACACAACATCAATATCTCGCATAGCATCTATCAAAGCTGATCTATCTTCAATAGACCCTTTTATGAAGTTAATTCGAGAATCATTCCACCATATATTTCTTTCCTTTATATCAAATAATCTAATTTCTCCCACTCTAGTACAACAAGTAATTAAATGTTTGGTAACAGATTTACCTAAAAATCCATGACCTCCAATTACCATAAATTTAATCATAGCGTTAATATTTTAAGTTTAAAACAATGATAAGAGTTCGTTTTTCAAATATAATACGAAATACTTTTTTTGATTTTATATTAATTAAATTTAGTTTTACATCATTGATGATGTTTTATCATTCACCTTTTAATCCATAAAGCTTATATAAGTAAGCTTTATGGATTAAAAGGTTTAATATAGCTTAGATATTAAAGAAATAAAATATAAAAAAATTGAAAGTTTAAAAATAAAATTAAAATTAAAATTATGACTACTGATGTTGATATATTATTCAAAAATCGTGTCATATTTATCAATAATTTAAGCCTTGACACAGTTGATGGTTTATTAGATCGTTTACTACATGCATGTGTTTTAACACAGTCAGAACTTGAATATTGTACTGAATTAACGACAAAATCAGACAAAATTAGATTTCTTGTTGATTCTTGTTGTAAAAAAGGGAATGTGGCATCAAATATATTTTTATATGGTTTATACGAACTTGATAACAATGTATTTTCTATGATAAGTTTTAAAAATACTTGTTCAACCAAACAAATATTTTAAAACCGTTTTTATTTATAATATCAACAACACCTTAGGAATTAATCCTAACACCTGAGCTATATATACTCATTTATATATAGCCTAGGTGTTGAAGAGTTAACTCTTCAACACTTAAAACATATACATGCTTATTTGTATATAACTTAGGTGTTAACCCTTTAACACCTAAGCTGTATATATGCTTGTTTGTATACAGCTTAGGTCTTAAAGGGTTCAAAAATTAAAATAACGCTTTAAATTAATTATAGAATTTAAAGAGTAAAATCTCCTATTTAGGATCTATTTTCCTCCAAAAAATCAACTAATAGGTCACCTTCAATTTTTAGATTATTTTGACATTAGTTATATCTTTTAGTTTAACATATGAATAAGATATTAAAAAAGCTGTATCATCAATGGTCATATTTACTTTATAATATCAAATGTAAAAAAACTATTTTAGAGAAATTTCTCTTTTTAAACATAAAAGATTTTGTATAATTTTATTAAACCCCAAACTGCTTGATCAAATTGATTCATAGCAATATGTGGGTTGTTAACAAATTTTATTTCAAACTATATTTTATTTTAACCTATCATAACCGTAAATGATAATGTTTTAGGTTTATTTAATATAAAAATATAAAACACCATATAAATACCTGGTTTTGTGTTAAACAAATTATTTGTCAATCCTTACAGGAATTTTATATTAGGAAGCACATATCACATGTGTTCCTTAAATTTATTAATATCGAATTTCTTAAAATCTTCGAGCAACTTTTCATATTTATCTTCCAATTTTTTATTTAAATCGTTAATAACTTTTATGTCTCATCATTGTCTGTTGTATCGTTAACCTTAGCCGATAGATCTACTTCTTTCAACGCTTCCTCTAAAGTTTCTTTAGTCAATCCTTCTTTAACTTTAGCCGATAGATCTACTTCTTTCAACGCTTCTTCTAAAGTTTCTTTAGTCAATCCTTCTTTAACTTTAGCCGATAGATCTACTTCTTTCAACGCTTCCTCTAAAGTTTCTTTAGTCAATCCTTCTTTAACTTTAGCCGATAGATCTACTTCTTTCAACGCTTCTTCTAAAGTTTCTTTAGTCAATCCTTCTTTAACCTTAGCCGATAGATCTACTTCTTTCAACGCTTCTTCTAAAGTTTCTTTAGTCAATCCTTCTTTAACCTTAGCCGATAGATCTACTTCTTTCAACGCTTCCTCTAAAGTTTCTTTAGGTCAATCCTTCTTTAACCTTAGCCGATAGATCTACTTCTTTCAACGCTTCCTCTAAAGTTTCTTTAGATCAATCCTTCTTTAACCTTAGCCGATAGATCTACTTCTTTCAACGCTTCCTCTAAAGTTTCTTTAGATCAA